ATTGCATTTTTAGCAATGGACTCAAGTTCAAAGTCAAGAAAGTTTTCAGTTACATAGCCATCAGCATATTTCTGAAGAACTTTCTTGATATAATCGTTCAGACGGTTTTTATAAATTTCAAGTATGAAATCTTTCTCTGTGCCCTTCCATGTAGATTTTACAAGAGCTTCCTCAAATGATAAGTAACATGAGTCTGTATCGATATAGATAACAACTGGCTTAAGAACTGGACCTTTAACCTCAATACCCATTTTCTCGTGAAGCTCTTTATCCTTGTGCCAAAATTCAGTGAAATATAAGTTCACCATCTTTTCAGTATACAGGATAGCATTCTGACCTTGCAGTGTTATGCTTTCAGCGATGTTAATGTTGAAGAAATAAAAATACTCGTTACCGAATGCACCATAGATCGAGTTAAGTATTCGCTTAACAGATTGCTCTTGGTTGTAGTACTGGTTAACTAGATCTTCGGTATCTTTGTACTTTTGTTTTAATTCTTCAGCAGTTAGGTTGTCTAAGTTCATATTAGTCATTTGAACAAACTGATACTGTTAACAGTGTGTTGCTATCTTTTGATTTGAAAACCAGCTTATTTGGACAAACAGATACTGTATATGATTCCTTGTCAAGTAGATTGAAATACTTTTTATAAAGCATAACTTCAGAACCACTTTCAACTGAAGACTTATCAGTCTCTGTAATCTTTGCGTCATAAGAGTCACCTTTAACTCTAACAGAATCTTCAATGTACTGGATCTTAAATGTATCTGAGTCTTTATCCAGATTGAAAAGTGAACTTAGTTTACTTTGCATAAATGGCTCAAGATCAAAATCAAACATCACATCTTTTTTATTAAAGATTTGCTTTACCTGATCTGCAGTCAAATCAATAAAGCCGAGTGAAGGATCGCTGCATGCTAATGAGAGTGTAAGACTGGGGCTAGAGATTTTAACTCGAGTTGCAATAAGCTCACCTTCCATTTCTGCACATTCAACAACACCAGTTAATTCATTAGAATCGGTATCGCTAAAATTTCTAAGTGCTTCATTGATTTTAGACCCATTGAAAAACGAAATCTTCAGATTCATTTCAGGTTGCTTTTCAAATGTAAAGATTTCGTCAACAGGAACTTCTTGTACCTTAACTGCATCTCTTTCTGGTAAGTAAACACTTGAAACTAGGTTTTCACCTTTTATTTTAAGGTAAACGAATTTATCGATTGAAGTAAGCTTTGAAATGAAAGATGTTAATGCTTCAACATCGACTCTTGTTAGTTTTATTTCCATATAAAATTGCTTTTTAGTTATACTAGACAGTACTTAATAGTTTCAACACTAAAAAGCCTCAGTCAGAAGACTGAGGCTTTTTATAACCAGTAATTAAAAAGCTTATGCTTTTTCTGTGTTCTTAATTTCTTGAACTTCAGTACGTACCTCTTGGGCCAATTGCTTCAAAGTTTGCATTGCACCACGAAGACGTGTACCTGCAGACTTATTACCTTTTGCATAGAAAGATTCTGCGTCCTTTTCTACTGACTCAAGCAAAGATTTAATGTTGTTAAACTTTTCCATTTTTCTTAGATTTTAGATTTATATTGTTTGTTATAATTATGTTTCAATTATTTTATCTCACAGGCACCTCCTGCACAGGCTACTTCACCTTTAAGATCTGTATTGTCATCTATTTCAATTACTTTAGATAGATCAACTTTAGTAAGAGATTTCATCATTTCATGATATTTCTCTTCAGTACAGTCTTCAAATGGAGCTTGAATGTAAGTACCACCGTCATAAGGTAGAACAGAAAGGCCGTTATAGCAATTTCTATTTTCCCACATCCAGTCTCCTACTCCTTCCCATTCTTCTGGCTTAATACTTACAGTAGCTGAGATATTATGGGTGTTCATACCGCTTCTATGTCCTGCTTTGATCCAGTTATTATAGAACCATTTAACTCTTTCCAAAAGATCGTAAGCTGATTCATGTCTAAGAATAGAACCTGCTGGTGATTTTTGAGGAATAGAGATAACAGCTGTATCATGAGGTCTGAAGTACTCATCTTCTACTAATTCAGGATGGTAGATAGCAAGATACTGGTAGATAGCCTCATTCTTTCCTACTCTGATTCGGCGAATATAGTAATCATTATGCCATGCATGTATACCAGATGAGCAGCCTAAAGCTAAAGAACTAGTACCTGCTGGTTTAATGGTAGTAACACGTGCAGCTTTATTGATACCAAGCAGATCTGCCACTTTAGCATTTTCTTCCTTAGCACATTCTGCAGCCTCTTTAAGAGAGAACTTTTGTGCTTGACCGCTACCAATACCTGTTAAGCCGATTCCAACAAGTGCATCTTTCTCAGTAGTACGTTGCCATACTGGACGTAAATAATGGAAGTCTGTATAACCGGCTTGTAATGTACCAATAAATGTAGCTGCTGTTACTCTAGCATTAAGATCTTCCTGTGACTTAACATCTGATACATTAACTTCAGTTAAGTTACAGAACTGATAAGGACGTAATGCAATTTCGCAACAAGGATTAGTACCCCAATCTTTGTCATTAGTAAAGTAGATACCTGGTTCACCAGAGCCAGATGCTTCAATTTTCTTCCATAGATCTAAGAAGAACTCTTTGGTTACTTTGTTTCTAACAAGTACTGCAGAGTTATTAGCACGACCTCTTTGTGGATTTAATTCCCACCAGCTACCTGCTTTACAAGATATCATATCTTCGTCGTCAGCGCTAAATAAACTAATAAGAGCTGCTCTACGAATACCACCTGCAAGTACTGCATCGGCAATATGGCAGATAATATCATGTACTTCAATTGTTGAAAGCTTTTCATTGTTTTCTTTTTGTGATAAGATACCCTCAATTTTAATCAAGCATTCTTTAAGTGGCTGAGGACCTGGGGCTTTACCACCAGATGTAATAAGTTTAGCACCCTTTGGTCGAATGTCTCTAAAGTCAAAGTCGATTGTTGAGCCACCTGCAAAATAAGATTTCATTAGGACTTTGATTGAATCAGCCCAACCTTCAATACTGTCTGCAACCAAAAACCTTCTTTTACGATTTGGATTTGGCTTATTGATTTCAGGTAGTTCTTCAACGTGGTGTTTCTGTACACTAAAACCAACTCCTGTTCCACCTAACAATAAGAACATTACTTCACCAAATGAGCGCCAATCGTCAATAGGTAAATAGGCACAATTGTAAATACGGTTTGGTGAAATTTCAATAGGTTTACCACCGAATTGTAAAGAACGCATTGACGGTAAAACTTTTTTATCGTATACCGCTTTGTACTTATCTCTGATCAGATCTTCTATTGCTGGATATTTTTTAATATGCATTTCCATATTTCGGGTAACCAACTCTTCCCATGTTTCTCGCCTTTCAAATTCAGGTAAGTATCTTGAGTACTTCATGTAAACCGTGATGTCACTCAGGATCTGATTAGATAATTCCATAAAAATTCTGTCTTTTTTTAATTTATTTTGTAGAGTATATAATTTTTTTCCAGCAATATTAAGCCTTTTCTTTCAGTTTTTTCGAAATTTCTTCGAGTTCCATTTTGTACTCGAACATTTTCTTTTTGTATTCCTTTCTCTTTGAATATAAATCTGTAAGAACTCGCTTAAGGATTGAAGGCTCTTTTACATAAACAGCTCCGGTAGAAGTAACTGTATATTCATTTTTATCGAATGAATCAACCTTTGAAGATGGTGCGATTTCAATAAAAGAGTCTGGCGAGATATTGAACTGTCTCATAATGGAGGGGTATAGAGATGCAAAGTCAAAGCAGGCTACGGCTTTATGCTTACCAACAACAGGCTGCTTAACAAAGGCACCAGTGTACTGTTCATTCTTTTCTTTCTCTTTCTGATATGGTTTAACGGCCATAACTTTGCCTTCAGCAAGTAGGTTTCTGGCTATAAGCGATTCAGTGATTGCCACTGGTGAACCAGCTTTATAAAAACTAATCTTACAGATATTAGAAAGTGTAAGAACCACTTGAAGTGTTTTAAGCTTTTGGTCTATCAGATAAACAAGAATACTATCGACTGCATTATAGTAAAGATATTTTTGATAATCATCTTCGTATAATTGTTGAAGACCACCGTCATATTTTATTTTACCGACACCGATAGTTTGCATTGCAGCAGTATTCAGCTGGTTGTTTTCTTTCACTGATACGCTTCTATCCCAATTAGAATAAAGGTCCATGTAATCGACTATACCTATATGGTATGGCAGACCATCTCTTGTTAGGGCACATGTTGGCGATGCTTCAGCTGGATCTATCTGTAGGCGTTTACATCTATTAACTATGTACTTCCAGTCAAAGTTAATACAGTTCCATCCGCTAAGCATTGGAAACTTAGGCATAAACTTATGGATGAATGTATAGACCAGATCATACTCTGTATTAAACCTAATATACTTGATATCCCAGTTGATACCAAATTTCTCAAAGTATTTGTTGGTATCTTCTTTAACTTTATCTTGTGATTTTTGTGTAAAGTCTTTTAGACCTAGTACAATAACCTGATGATTAGGGGTAACTATAGATATGGTTAAGATTTTTGAATCTGCCCTTTCAGGTTCAGGAAAGTTATCAGTTACCTCAACTTCAATATCGAAGAAAAATGTCTTTGGGAAATTATAACCAAAGATCTTATCACTATCTTCTTTTGGAAGACGTTCAATAAATTCAATTAAACCATGTTTTGAAATTTTCTTTTCAAAAGAAGCCCTAACCGTTTTACCATCCCAGTTTATATTATGGACACTTCTGCGTCGATCATTGTCTTCGCATGTATACCAGTTTGGGAAATCAGTTGTATCATATGTCTTTAATTCAACTTCACCCTTGTCGTTGAAAAAGCTAAATGTAACCTGATTTTCAAGTTGTTCAATATCTAATAGCATAATAATTATTTAGTACCTGTTGAGCCAAAACCACCTTCACCTCTTTCTGAAACCAAATCTCCGAATAGTTCATCTTCACTTTCTGCAATCTGTACAGGCACATAATTCATTTTAATACAAAGCAGTTGGATGATTTTATCACCAGGTGTAATTACCTGTGCAGTATTACCTACATTGTGTAGATCTATATGGATTTCACCCTGATATGATTCATCAATCACACAGGCTCCTACTAATAGGTTTTTCTTTGCTGCAACACCCGACTTATTAAATGCAATAAGCGCATGACCTTTAGGTACTTTAGCTTTAATACCAGAAGGTATTAGAACCGATTGACCTGGGTTCAATACCTGTGCTAGGAAATCTTCTGGAATATACAGGTCAAAGCCTGCATCGTTGGAATGAGCTCTTGTTGGAGTTTTAACCTCTCTTGTTTTGTATATCTTCATAACTGTAATTTATGAATTTATACTGAATACAGAGCCTATGTTTTATTATTTGTCAGATTGTTTAAGAAACTCGTTAAACTTATCTGGTGTAAAAGAAATTGGTGTTACACCTTTTTTCTTACCCTTCTTCATGAGTTCTTTATCCTTTTTTGAGTAAGGTGCAGGAATATCACCAGAGCCTGTAGCACCGTATGGGCCAACCTCAGGTATAACTATAGGACCCATGCCGCCGACATTCATGCCAGGATTAGGATGAACTCTGGCGTAATCCTCGTTTAATTCACTTACATCCATTATGTATAATTTACCGTTAAATTCTACATCTACGGATGGGTTTATGCTTTTTGCTAAAAGGCTATATAGTGCATTTCTTTGTATTGACTTTTTAGGATTTTCTTTACCTAAAGCATCAGTAAATGAAGGTGACCATGCTATTCTGTTTACTTTATTGTCTTTAATAAACTCTTTGCATATAACACCTACTGTTGCCAGTATTCTAAATGGTATGTTTTCATTTGTAACTATAAACTCGTTATCAGTTTCATCGTTAGGCTCAACATAATACTCTACTTCATACTCACCTTCACCTCTATCCTCAAAATCTACAGTATATTCATTTTTACCTGTATCAAAACCATAGCTTCTTTTGCTTATTTTAAAATGTTCAAATGGTTTTGATGAACTGATACTTATTTCATTTATAAAACTCTCGAATGTTGGCACAAAGCTTTCTTTAGTATCAGGTAGACCCTTATGTTTAGTTGAAGCAAAATCTTTAAGTTGCTTTTTGGTCATGCCCTGAGCTAACTGAGCGACTTTATCGCTTACCTCATCTGGGTCTTTTTTACCAGTCTTAACCGCATAAGCTTGACCCATTAGACGCTGTTGCGCTTTACTTTGTGCCGGCATTATTAGTCTTCGTTTACTTTACTTTGCTTAACAGTGTATGTCTTACCGTTAAATTCAAAGGTCTTTTCACCTTTCTCTCTTGCTTCTTTAAGGGCCATTAGGAATGCATTACCTTCACTTATCATACCACCATCTTTTACTTTCTCCCATATTTTAAGACCATAGCTTGAAAGTCTTACACCTTCTTTAGTGATGGAGAAATATTGTTTGTTTCTAGAAGACCATCTGTCATGTGCTCCAGTACCAGATATGATAGAATTAAATTCTTCCTCAGTTATAACACCATCTTGAATAGCATCAAGTATTTTGTTTCTGATAGCTGCCTTCTCGTTGGTAGATCTTGCAGGATATTTTTCAGTGTAGCCTCTTTTGTAAATTACTTTACCTTCATTTACTTCGAAGTTTTCATTTACGAATTGATTAAATGTTTGAAAGTTTTTCATTTTATGTTTTATTTATTTCTTCTTTACAGAACCGGACGTTATTCCGATTTTAGCATTAAATGGGTTTGGAACTGATCCTTTAGCCTCAAACTTAAATTCAGCAACTGAAAAAGATTTACTAACAAAGGACATACTGTTTCCTTTCACATCAAATATAAGGTATATCTGAGCTAAGTCTTGTGACTTATTTATTAGAGAAGTTAGGGGCTCTTGATATAGATTATTTAGATAATCAACAACCGTAGTAACTAAAGGATAGAAAACAGCACCGAATACCGTCTCATCTTTTAGACTATCCCATTCATCATACATGTCTTTTGCGGTCATATCCTTTGGTTTCGTGCCGCATAATTTCCAAAGTTCTTCATAGAATGTTATGAAGTTTTTCTTATCCTTATGTAATTTGTACAACCATTCTATGATAACTTCTTTAGTAAGTGTGGTTGATTCAAGACCTGAAGTTTTTATAAGGTAGTTATATGGTGTACCGGCGCCGCTCAGGTATGATGAAAGCATTTCATTATAAAAATCAAAAATACTCAGGTCTACTATCTTCTTAAGTATGTTATCGTATAGATCTTGTTCATCTTGTGACATTGTTAATTCACCAGAATCTTTTAAAGTTGTTACAGCTTTCACTAGACCAGTTGCTGCAGGTGTTCCACCTTTACTACCGGCTTTAGAAGATATATGCATGCTATCAAAAATAAAATCTACAAGCTCTGCGTTAGAAGCAGTAGGGAACGAAACACCCGATTTATATGTTTTAATTATATTGAATAGATGCAGACCTCCTAAAACTTCACCGAAATCATTTGCGATATTTGATATCGAAATTAGATCTATGCCTTCTGCTAAACCTTTATCGAATTTATATTCATATGACGTACCTGTACCATTTTTTAAGAAATCTAACATGTCGGTATATGAATTAGCATGACCACCGCCGCTGGTAACGGCCTCTATTAAACCTTTTAGAAAATCTTTATAGTTATCTGGATATTCAGTCATGTCTATTCCTGACTTAATTGCAGATTCATAAACTTTACTAGATTTATAAGAACCTGTTGAAAGACCCAGTGCATCAGGTGTTAATTTCTTTTTACCTACAACTGCGACGTCGCCTGATTTACTTTCCTTTGTTGCATCGACAATTTCTATAGTACCACCTCTTGTATATGAAAATTTATTTAGCAAGGTAACTTGCTTTTTGAATTTTATAATATAGGTATAGTAATCGCCTGAATTGCCTTGCTTCGGTGGTAAAATTGAGTCAAACACATAAGTACCTTCTGGTGCACCTATACTATTTAAGTATGATGTTATGTTCTGTTCAGCTACTGTAGTTCCTCCGAATGAAGCTCTAAGTACTTCACCTTCACCTTTACTTGGTTTACCTCTACCTTTAGTTCCTGCTACAACTCTATCAGCTCTTACTCCTGAAGATTCCGCCCAGCTATCATATGCTAAATCCCAAGGTGTACCTTCTTTTTTAGCTTCATTTATCCTGGCTGATTCAAAAATAAAATCATTAAATGTAAGAAGTGAAAAATTTTCTTTAACTTCTTGCATGATAGTCTTAAGTTGGTCATACAATTTATGCATACCCTTAGGTGTCATTCTCTTGAATGTTGCCTCATCATCTATCTTTAAAGCTTCTCTTACTTTGGTAGCACTGATATCTTCATCTGATCTCTTAATTTCAAATGCATCAAGCTCAGGAAGAGCATTCAGCTCTTCTTTATACTTGTCAATCTGGTACTTATAGGCTTTAAGTCTATCTGTACCTGCTCCCCATAGAACCGGTTCATATGCAGGTCTAACAGCATTATAAATTGTATCGATACCTGCAGTATTGATAACTGCGGCACCTTCAATCATATTACTCTGTATAGCACCAATCATTGCCAGTTGTGTATCTTCATCAAAAGGATTCTTAGCAGGATCTGATTTACCACCTCTTACAATTAAGATGAATGTAGGTAAACCATTTTCTTTATAAAGTTGTTCAACAACTTTCATGTGACCTTCAGTAAAAGGCTGGAATCGACCTGCAAAGATATTAACCTTCTTAGAACCATGTTCAGTAGTGTTTAATTTCAAAGCCTCATTGATGATGCTTTCAAACACTGAAGTTACATTTTCTATTTGAGATCTCTTTAAGTAGTTATTAAAGTCTAGTATTTGATTTTCTTCTGGTACCATTTCAACCTTCTTTTGTATCTTCTCAATGATACCATTAAGGGTATCAACTATTTGTTGTGTAAGTATTGGTGTAGTGTTCTTTCTATATCTTCTAAATGAACTGATAATAATTTTGAATAGATCGCTAAGCTTACTATTCTTTAATATCTCTCTGGTTCTTTCATTTGGTATAGTGGCTAGATTGATTTCAAACTCAGGCTTCTTTGCAAAGTCTGGTGTTTCAAAATCAACTCCAATATATTTATGACCATTCTTTTGGATATAGTCATTGAATAAAACAGACATAAGTTCAATGTATCTCTCATCAGGTGACTCACTATTAAGTTGTATACCTGTCATATCTACGAGCTCCATAAATTCAATTATGTCAAGCATTGCGATTTGATACATGTCATTAGCTTTTCTATCTACAGGCTTAGTGATATTTTTAGAATGCTGCTGCATTACTGGATCAATCAATCTAGCTGAATAGACTTCACTTTCACCAGGTGTAATAAATTTGAATATGATACCCTCGATTGGTTTATCAATATCATTCATTAGAGAACTGGTTCTTATGTCTGGGTTAAGAACACTTATAATATAACGTGTAAAAGACTGGCTCTTAAATGTAGCCATAAGATCTGATTCTGGAGTACTTAAGTAGTCCATTATTCTATCTTTCTGTACTGATGTTAAATTGCCATTATAGATAATTGGGGGTCTTTCAACATCTAATGTTTTAGACCAATCTGAAAGAACTCTAGGGTCTGAAATTGTTTTTAAGATTCTACCTTCACCATTACTGATTTGAATATCTGTAAGTACTAGATTATTCTTTGGTAGTCTATCATAAACAATGTTAACTGGTGCTAAAGATGGGAAATACTGAAAGCCAAAAACCCAATTGTCTGGCATTTTGATTACTGTCTCCAATCCAAGCTCATGAAAATGCTCTATAGCTTTTTCGTAAAAGACCATCATAGTTCTATCTATAAAATTTATAGGTGAACCGTCTTTCTTCATAAACACAATTGTACCATCGGTGTTCTTCATTACCATAAGTCTAGAACCATCTAGCTGTTCAGTAACTATAACATACTTGGTAAAAAGGTTTTCAATAAAGCTTCGACCTCTGTCTTTGTATATTTGCTTGAGATTGGTAAGTGCCATTATCTGCCGTATTTAATAATTCCCATTAGTTGATTGATAGCTGCAAAAGTACCAGTAAGCTTGTACATGTTACCTTTGTATTTGAATACAAGGCCTTCAGTTGGTATGATAGATTCAATACCACCAATTCTTGCAAGTCTAGCTAATTCAGCTTCAACCTTTTCTATTTGTTTTGTATCACCATTTAACTTGATGGCTTCAGCCTCTTTTCTAATGGTATCATGTAGTCTTCTCTTTTCTGCATCAGGAGAAAGAGCTAGGAAGTTAGAAGCGTTCTTCAACACAACAGAACCTAATTCTAGGAATAGATCCTCAAATGGTCTAATGTTTTCTTTAAACTTCTTTTTAAGATCTCCCTTTTCGTATTCCTTGATCTTTTCTACCTCTTTGGCATCAACCATTTTGGCTAAAGCTCTCATATCAAGGGCTTTCTTATCATCATAAGCCCATCTTTGTACAAGACCATCTTTAACCCATTGTTCAAGATTTGGGAAGTTAGAATCAATTTCCTTTCTCCACCATGCTTCATGATATTTAGAAACAGGATCATTTAATTGTAGATTAAATTCATCCTGTAACTTGAAAACCTTGTTCATGAAGTAATCGATGTTAACATCGAAGTCCATGTCTTTAGCAACCTTTAAGGCTTGTGGAGGAATGATCTCAAAAACTTGACCGATATGGTTGTTTGCATCTTTGATAATCTTGGCAAGATCTTTAGCAGGTTTAGAATCTTCACCAGTTATATTTCCTTGGCCGTCAGTTTGCTTAATACCATGGAATTGAATAACATCTCTATCATAGTTGATAACGTTTGAATTTTTGGAATATATCAATTCCATATTCATAAAGTTTTTACCGTTATCAAAGTATGCTTCTTGATCTTCTTTAGAAAGTGCTTCAAGTGCTTTTGCTAAATCATTAGCAGCAAGCGTAAATGTTGCTCTAACTTGTTCAGATGGGTGATCAGCAAACATCATTTCAATACCTGAAAGATCTATAGGATTCTGAAGCTGGCCTTTATTGCGGGCAAACATTGCTTTACCATCTTTAACGGTTGCAAATATATTTTGACCATCGGTCTTCTCAGTAGGATCTTCCTCAAAGTTTAATTCACCTGAAAGACCTGCTTCGATCATTTTTCTAAAATCATCAAAGGTCAAACCTGCGTCATCGAAGGGGTGCATCATATGTCCTGCAGCACCGCCTTCGAGGATCGGTTCATATTGTTCATTTATAAATGAGTCAAATGAGAGAAGCTTCATGATTAAGCTTTATTTAACATTCCGATAAGTGGACCGTAGTCATTACCCTTCTTCTGTGCCAAAAGACCATCTGCTACTTCTTTAGCTTTAGCCTCATCAAAATCATCAGGGTGCTGTTGCTTAAGAATAGTATTCACATATTCTCTAAACTCATCATCATTTTTAATATCAGATTCGTTTACTTGACCACCTGATACTGATTTAGAAAGTTCATTCATTGCATCTACGCTGAAAAGCTTTTCCAAGAAAGCAGGTTTTTGATCTTCAGAAATTTCTGATGGGTTAACCACGTCAAATTCTCTTAGAAGATTTTCAAAAGCCATACCCATTGATTTCTGAGTCTGTACTTTCTTTTCTGTCATTTTAGCATCAGACTGTGATTTAACGTGCTGAGTAAAACTTTCAAATGATAATAGATTTTTCATTTTTATTTGTTTTTATTTTGGATTTTCGTCTTTATTATCTAAGCGACTCTGCATATAACTGTGTACAGTTTCTATGTAATCAGCAGCTGTAGTAATTTTACTTTGTACCCAGGCTTCTAGATCTTTAACGTTACCGATAAGATTGATTAGTTCACTGGCATGGTCGATAGCACTTTTCAATTGACCTATAGCCATTTCTTGTTCTTCTGACATATCGCCGTTAGCCATCTCCTTAGGCACTATACTAAGATCACTGGTTTCTTCACTTACGAAGTCTTTATAATTCTTTACAGGCATAACCCAGGTTTTTTGTTATATATCAGAATTTAACTTGTTTAACTGCGTATGCAAATTTCTGCTCTTTATAAATTTTCTGACGCTCTTTACCGTGTTTATAGAGATAACCGTCCCAGCCGTCATAACTAAAGTTATCTACAAAGTCGATAATTGTAAGAAGATCTTTGTCTTTATGTAGCCTTAATCCTCTACCGATACTTTGTCTTACTATGACTTCAGACTTGAATGATTCTGTAAAGAAAATATTGTGTATGTTTTTAATACTAATACCTGTACTGAATGTACCAAAGCTGGCTATCAAGATAACATTTTCACCTTTCTCCATTTTGTCTTTATAGACGTCTCTGATTTCAGCATCTGTTCCTCCATCTACATAGTAAATAGGTCTTGCAAATTTTTCACGTAGTAATTTATAGAGCTTTTGACCATGTTCAATTCTATGAAATAGAACAAGACTACTTTTCGTTGATCTACCTATGATGTTGGCTATGAAATTAAGACGTTCATCGTTTTTAACGATAAAGTCTTGTTCCATTTGGTATAGCTCCTTTCTATTTGGTGTTCTGCTTAGACTAGAAAAAGCCATCTTTACTTCTTCTGAAGCATAGTCCATTTCAATAACTTGTACTCGACATTTGGTAACAAAGCCTTCTGATGCTAAATAATTGGCACTAACCTCAGTGATCAGCGGACCAGTATAACTCATTAGGGTCAATCTGTCAAGTGTCTCTGGTTTTGGTATAGTACCTGAAAGACCAAATCTGTAAACTGAATTAGTACATTTCTCTAGGATCTGTTTAATAGACTGGGCTTTTACCTTGTGTGTCTCATCGACAATAACCGCATCAAAGCCCTCAAAGTATTCCTTTGGCTTTTTCGATAATGATTGATATGTACCTATTACAAGGTTATACTCTGGCTTCGGTGCTTGACCTGAATAAATCTCTTGATATTTAATCTTAACTGGATTTTCAACGAATCTAGTGTAACTCTTAAAGTCACTTACACCCTGTGTAACAAGACTAACACTGGGTACAATAAACAATATCTTTTGAGCTTTTTCTTTTTGTAAAAGATATGAAACAATGATATATGAGATTAGTGTTTTACCTGCAGATGTTGCAAGCTCTGCTACACATAGTCTATTTTTAAGGATTTGATATGCTGCTTCAATTTGATACTGACGTATCTCCATGTTAAAGCCATTGAAATACTCTTTAACCCAGGCCTCAAACTCTTCCATTTTTATAGAGTTATCAAATAATCTTCTGATACCTTCTATTTCAATTTCATAATTAAACTTCTTGCATATATCTAAAATCTCTCTCCATAAACCTGCAGGTATGAATCTATCTTTAAGGAAATAGGAAACATTTCCATCCCAGTGCCCTTGCTTAACCAGAGGGTGGAAGCGCCAGCCATTCACCTTTCTGGTTAAACATATTCGTAGTTGCTCGATTTCTATATCAGATGCTTCAACTACGATTAGATACTTGTTATCTTCACTTAGTTCAAGTTTCACTTTAGGCTAGTTCATTAATGTTAAGTCTATTCTTAATAGCCCATCCAACATTGTCTAATGTTTTGATACATTCCTTAAAATACTCGATCTGAGCAGTTAAGAAACCTATCTGTCTGTCTAATACCGACAGATCAGCTTCAACCATATTGACCTTTTGTTTGTCATTAAGTTTATAGTCATAGTTAAAGTACTCCAGAAATTTATTCTTGTACTGGATGTTATATGACGACTCTCTTTTCTTTAGAGTGATATTGATCTTAGCTATCTGATCTATTATCATGTGGCGATAACTAAGCATAGTAACTTGCACTTCTGCAAGGTTTTCAAACTCTCTGATCTTGGATATCAATTCTACTATTCTATCTCCCCATTCACTTCTCTGTTTTTCGAGAAATTTATCCAGGTCATTAAGTTTATCGAGTTCTGTTTGATTTTCCATCTTAGAATAATTTACCTTCGCTATCTATATCCTTTTTGTATACGATAACATTTCTTTTCTTAGTTTTTACTTGGAAATCAGAAATTGTTTTACCTGTATACTCATAGTTAGCTGAAGGTAAATCCTCTAACAATAACTTAAACTTCTTAAGGTGGTTATCATGGTCTTGATTAAATTTATCAAGCTCTTCCATTATCCATTTATTATTTTTATACATAGAAACTATCTAAACTGTTAGAAGAAAAGTAGCTGCCAATATATTTATATGCATCTAATTTGTTTTTGTAACAAATTAAAATCAGGTCATTAAGATCTTTTATTTCATATTCATTTAGATTAAAGGTTGAAATAAACTTAGACCATAGGAATACTTCTTTACCAGTCTTCAGCAAATCTCTCATGGCATTCTTACCTGCTTTATCGTTATCGAACATGTATCTGATAGTTGGTATATCTTGAAACTGTTCGACATTTCGGCCAACTGTACATAGGGCTAGGCTGTTACCCATAAACTTGGCATCAATTGGTCCCTCAAATATAGTAACAGGTCTTGTAAAGTCTATGTCAAGTATACCAAAAAGTGTAGACACATCATTCAGCTTTTCAACTTCACTGCCTTCAGGTAATTCTAGACCACAGAAGCCATAAAGCTTTTCTATATTATATGTTTGATATTTAGATCCACTGCGACCTAGATTTCTCATCTGAAAGCCAACAACCCGCTTTCTATCATTGGTTAAATTAAGTATGTACAACTTATTATTACCATATGTAAAGCCATCAGCTGATCTGACCAATAACCTGTTCTTCAGGTATTCATAACCTGGGCTATTTTCATTTATCTTTTTAGTACCTGTTCTTTCCATAAACAGATCAAGTGGTACTGCAAGCTTATATAGGTTTTCAAAGATTTCATATCTGACACTCTGTCTTACCGTCTTTCTGCTATGTGATTTGATATAATCGATTACACCAATTCTTTCAGTGCTGTTAAGGCCATTGGGTATGTAATCGTTAATTAGTTCACTGACAGACTTATGTATATTACAACCATAGTTATAACAGTGATAGTAAAGAGTGTCCCAAAATAAATTACCGCGCTTCTTAAGCATGTCAGTACTACTATCACCGCAATAGGGGCATGCAAAGTTTAAACGATTGTGCATCTTCTTGATTCTGGCCTTAGCACCCTTGCCATGCGCAGAAACAAGTATATCCTCAACCAGGCCTTCTACTTTATTTCTAAATGCTTCGTCTATTTCAAATTTATTATCCAATGATACCATTTAGTTAAATGTAAAAAAGGGAGCACTGAGGCTCCCTTTTGATTATAGATAGTTATTAAATACCTAGACCATCGAGGAATGAATCCAGGTCTTCATCATTACTTGACTGCTTAGCAGGCTCAGGGCTTGATTTAGCAGATTCCTTTTTAGGAGCAGGTGCATTAAAGAAGTCATCGTCTTCAGTATTACTTGCCTCGAATGTAGATTCTGCTTTTGGCTTAGAATTAACTACTGCATCGATTGAAGAACCGCGTGAAGTGTAGTATGAAAGAAACTTCTCAACTCTTGAACGATCTTCATCAGTCCATGATTGGTATTCAAATGTGCTCAAATCTGGAGCAGCATTTAATTCTTTGAGAATAGCCTCTTTAGATTCTGGGCTGTTATCAGCAGGCTCACCATTAATGATAACTGCAGTTTTCTTACTTTGGAACTTAGACGTGTCATAGTTGTTATAATCACCTTGCTTGGTTACAATCAATTCGAAATTCTTACCTGTAAGTGGGTTAAAGATCTGAGTTGGCTCATCAAAGCTTGGTGACATTTCATCATCAATCTTTTGCTTTAATTTAGTACCATACTTCAAGATAAAGTAACGTCCTTCATTTTCAGGCTTCTGTGGATCTTTAATGACTTTAATCAAAGAATAGAATTGCTCTTTTCTTTTAAGCTTTTCCGCCATTCTACGATCTGCAGCTGACTCGCTATTTTTCAAGCGATAGAAAGCCTGTTGAATTGGACACTTTTCACCAACAGTAGAAGGACTATCAAAGTTAGAACCTTTACCATCTGGACCTTCAAGCCAATAGGTGAATTTACGAACAATAGGTTGTTTTGGATTTTTGATGTTCGGCATGAATCTGATCAATGCCTTATAAGTACCATCTGCGCCGTCTTTTGCTTTAGGAGAATAGAATACACTGTCTTTCTTTTCTCTCTTGTAGAGATCGATATCGCTGACGCTTGTTGAAAAGATATCGAAATCTTCTTGTGGTTTTTTTGCCATAATAATTAAATTTTAATTTGCCTTTTAATTTGCCTAAAATAACTTGAAACTGGCCAGTAAACTTGTTAAATCAGTATGGTTTATATATCGTTCAAATAGAAAATAGTTTATGAGAAATACCGCTAGCAAGCAATATCATAGAAAAACCAGTAGGTCTTGAAACAATACCCCTATAGATGTGTACAATATTTAAGTAGCTTAAATCCAGAGGTGGATCCAAACTCTAGGTAGCCAGGCTGACATACTTTCCCATCAGAGCATTGGCTACAAAATAAGAGTCTATTAGATCGTCAGTCGGCTTTGGTAACTTCTTCAGGCCCTTTATAGATTGAGATAGGGTCCAGAAGTCAGACTGTTCTAGCTTAGTATCAGAGTGCCTATTTTCGGCAAAGACCTCATACATCTCCTTTTTATTGTATCGACCAGAGCCTGCATGCTTCTTAATAGTACCAGGTGCCATAACATCAAGTGTCATATCTATTGAATGGCTAGCACAATAGTCAATAAGCCTTTCTTTTAAAAAGCCGGTGGCTATAGCTATATCTATAATGTTATTGGTATTTGAGCCATAGGAAAAACCTTCAAATCCAAAATGGATTGGCCCTTTATAGTTTAGTCTCTGTACTGTGTCAAAGATTATTTCCTTGATTTGATTAGCCCTGTTGATATAACGAATGATCTTACGATATTCTGTATCACTGTAGCTGTCTATACTTTCTTGTGATGAGACATCAGCATCGAATTGGATATACGATACATCTGAACAGGCTTTTATTCTCTCGACATAAGCTGATTCTGCTTTAGTCTTTGGGCCTATTGAATTACTAATCCAGTGACATTGTTCCTCATGGATAATGCAAATACCTGGTGAGTTAATAGAAAAGTCGATACCGACAAACATAAAAATTAGATTAAAGGGTTATTAAACACGTGAACCAAGTGCAGAACCTAAAGCTGCACCGACAAGACGACTGGTAAGCATATCATATAAAATACCTGGGCCTACACCAAGAACTCTGGCAATAATTTTACCTACAGAGCTGCCAAGTGCAAATCCTGCTAAACCACCGAGAATAGATCCGAGAAAACCTTCATTCATAATATCTTGCTGTAGGTCTTCCATAGTTTTACCTTTACTTAGATATTCAGATACGAATCTATCAATAGCTTCATCGATTTGGGCCTCCTGTTCAACTGTAAGTTCAGTAATCAAACTTTCATTTAAAGCTTTCCATTCTTGGCTATCAATTGTGCCTTCAGTAATAAATTCGTTGAATGTTTTCATCTGTCTGTTTCTTTATCTATATATTAGTCCAGCTCGATTCTGATCTCTAACTCATTATAGGCTATATTAAGATCAAACGTTTTGAACTCAGCTACATTACTTGCAAAGCTCATCTGTAGGTCACTTATACTTCTTAATAAAGTATCTTTCATTGTCGCAGAAACAAGTGCATTACCTTCACTATCAAGCATACGTAAATTTAAGGGTTCAGCATATGTATTTTCATTACTAAAATCATAGTAATATTGTAGAGTTTCAAGTAGAATCCAATAGTTAATGTAACCATCTACAAGTTGGAATGTTACAGTAAGTTCCTTTTGGAATAATTCCTGTACAGGCTTGCTAGCTCTAAAGAGTATATTTCTACCTGGATATTGAGCCTGCTGTACAGGATCGAAACCAACTCCCGGGAAATTTATAGATTGAATTGTGTAATTGATAAAATCAATTGGTTCTTCAATCAGGTTACCTGGTATTCTATTCAAATAGGGTTTATACTTTTCTGAAATAGATCTAGGTATAAAGTTTCTTGGAAAGCCAAATTGGAATAAATTATCTCTAGCGTTTAGTAGCATTGTCTTTTATCTTTAGTTACCTTTAGTAGTATCAGATTTACTATTACTTGGATTTCCGGTACCTTGGTTTATTATAACCTGTGAGCTTGATATACCCTGTTGCTTTTGTAAAATATATTCAAGTTCAGCTTCATTTGGTTTAGAAGCAGTTGAATTATTTGAATTACCAGGATAGTTAGGATTTGGACTTACAGGATTTCCGTTTATGTAAATTGTATCAGTCTCCTTTAGTGCAGTAGTTGAACCGCCAGATATAATGCTTTGTATTATACTATTACTAGAATTTGTGATACCTGCAATAGCCTGCTGATATGCTGTCTGCTGTTGAGCTATAGCGTCTTGTGCCTGTGATAAATTACCTTGTACTGCAGCTAAGTCTCCACCTAATTCAGAAACGTTAGCTTCAAGGCTGGCAATGTATTGTTTCTGATAATCTATTTCAGCTTTAAGTGAATTGATCTCAGCATCTCTTGAATTTATAATAGCAGCTGAAGCTTCACTCAGAGAATCAAATGATTGTTGTAAATCATCAATAGTATCTGAGGCTACTTTGTCAACCTTTTCTTCTACACTATACCAAGTACCATTATACATCAAAGTCTCTTCACTTGTACCACCACCTGTTTCTAAAACAGTGGATATATAATAATTTTTATCTGTCATACCTAGTATCTTACTAGATTCTTCAGATGGTATTTTAAAAACAACTTCACCGTCAGCAGGATCTAAATCTTTGATATTAGTATAGCTTCTAAGTTTAATTTTTAAACCTGTCTGCTTATCAAAGAAGTTTATGTATACTGTACCAACCTGTGTAAGATCTACTAATTGAGGTTCACCTACACCTGATGCGTTTGAAACAGCATTATTATAAATTATAAATTGATAGAAGTTATCAAACGGTGATATACCAATGGGAGCTTCACCCTGTTGATACACTTTATCTGTTTCTGAAATCTGCTCAATCCTTAAAGGTATATCTGCAAAGCTAGTTGAATCGTCTGCTGCCGTAGGTATTACATCACCTTGTTGTTTAATTGCAGGTATTATCTTAACAGATGATACACTAGCACTAATTCTATTTCTGTCTACAAAACTGGTTACAAACTCTGTCTGTACTACAGTTGTACTAGAACCCTGATCAAGATTCATGTTATTGTAAGTTTTCAAATTTACAATAGGCTTATTGTCAGGTAAAACGTTATAGACTTTAGCAACATTAGGCTCCAGTCCCAGGTTTATCTTACGTATTCTTCTTCCGTATTTCTTAACATCAAAGCTAGTAAACTGAGCCTGTCTAATTATTTGAGAATTATCATACGTGTTATAAATCCTAAGAGTATATTCAATTCTATAAGAAGTTGCTATAGATGAATTAAGTACAATTGGTCTAAACTTATATGGTATACCAAAGTCTTCAGTCTGTATAAAGTTTTGCTCACTGGTTTTTAAGAAGTCTGAACCGACTTGCTCAATAACTCTTACATCATGGAATATAGCAATCTTGGTATTAGGTTGCTGGTCAAGTGTTACAATAAAATCCTCATATATGTCGCCATTATAAGACCCATACAATTCAAAGTAATCACCAGCAGTTGACTCTTGTATTACAGCACTTAAACCAGAATACTCATCTGTTCTACTTATACTAGTTTTAACATCATTACCTGTATTGAAAAACTTATAACCATTAACTGTATCAGTCGAAGATATTATCTTGAATGAAAAGTCAATCATGGTAGTAGGATGAACTCCTTTACCATAAGTCATCAAATAAGATAATGTAGTAGGAACAGTTGGGTTAGATATAGTGACATCATTAAGATAGCTAATAGCAGGAATCTTAAGCTCAATATATCTGGTATAAAGCTTCTCACCCATTACAAATTCGTCCGGGTTAAGAACTTCGTAGCTATCACTATTCAGATAGGCAATCGAGGTTAAGTTTTGCTTTTTACCAGCCTTATCTGTAAACTGTACTTCAAATATAAAACCGTCACCCTGTGTTGCTATAGAATAGCCAGAAACAAGGTGTAATCTAACAGTGTCATACTGTAAAGCTTCTACAGGTATGTTAGGCGGTGTAGTAAGCTGAGCTAAAAGAGCAGTAACATCCGTTAAATTAGCGTCATAGTCTAGATAATTTAAAGGTACATTGGTTGTTAAGTACGCATACTTATTTCTAGCACTATTAACGGGTACTGCACTGAATTTTCTATAGTTACCAGTAGGTACATAAGGGTTATCTTCAGTAAATAGGAATTTAGTTCCCGTATAACCATTATTCAATATCATACAACGTGCACCATTAGTGTCTGTATCAATTACAGTTGGTGCCGCAGGATCTTGGTAGATATACTCAAGTAAAACCTGTGAGTTAAGTTGTAGATATTTAGATGTAGATGCCATTATTCAGTTATGTATTCTAAGGTCATAGTGTCAAGTTTACCAGGACCGTATTTTTCTTTTAGATAATCTCCAAACTCTTTTTCGCTGGTTCTAGTATTATCAAGTTCTACAGAAAGCTTTTCTTGTTTTTTACTAAGCTTACTTAACTTGCTTTCTACTTGATTGATCTGCTCATGTATTTTTCTATATCCATCCATGAGACCAGCTATAGTTAATTGATCTTCTAAATCTAATTGCTTTTTCATATATTATTTATTACAGATTAAACGAACCAACTTGCAGGATCTAATTCATATGTGCCTGACACTATTAAATCATATGTCATATATGAGTTCCAGTTATATGAACTTGCATTTGAAATCGGCATAAATGGTTGACCAGTAGAATCTATTAAAAATCTGGTTAGATGTTGCTGATATGCAAAAGAAGCATATACGTTAGTTACTGGATTCCCAACACTTATACCAAGAAATGGTGCACCGCCTATATTTGCGTTTATAGTAACATAATCACCTAATGTAGCCACACCAGTTCTCTTAAAATAAAATCTTTCAAATTCTGGGTCATAAAACATAGCAACCGGCTTCTTTAATAGAATTGCATTATCACCAGGATTGTTACTACCCATAATATAATCAGATATTCTACTTCCACTTATATTTCGATTTCTTAAATATAAAGTACCAGTGCCATAGAAAGATGCAGACGACGTATGATCAAAATCACTATTATTATACCACTGATAAGCATCTTTCATCTTTGGTTTAGGTATTCTACCTGTCATTGAACCACCACCTGTAAATATTGCTGGATTAGCTATCTCAAAAAAGTCCGACCAGTTAGCCGCGTTATACGAGCCAGTTATTTGCCTCGCAGTTCTAAAGTTTAGATTAGCCATGAATAATCTAAAATGAACGGTGTACCCAATTACTTTATAATAAAATTTCCAATTAGAAAGAAGATCCGGCAATCCTGTGTTCATATATGAGGCTGCGACTGTTCCGACGCCTGAAGCACCTGAATAATAGTTTATTGCATTTGAGAATACGCCACCGACGCTTGCGCCTCCAGTACCTGCAGATCTCAGAGCAGTCTGACCTAAATCAAATTCTATCCAACCTGCATCAGCATCATTAGTTACAATATCACCGTGTTGTATATTCAAGGCTCGACTGTTTGAATTTTGACCAGTTGAATCTCTACTAGACTGTATTGATTCAGGCGCAGCTGATACATTAAGCGATGCACGTCCCTTAGGGTGGAAATTACTTGATGTATCATAAACATTAGTAGAATCATTAAAATCATAACCAACATATACTAAACCTGCTCTCATTACACTATTATCTACATATGTAGAGCTGGATGGATTAGTTATTCTTGATCCTAAAAATACATTACCAAACAAACCCCAATCATAATCTTGTAATTCACTTGCTGCGTTACCATATCCACCTGAACCAAGTGTATTTTCATAAATCTGTCCACCTGAAATATAAACGTCACCTGCATACCATGCTTTTTGCGGCCTATCTGTGACATAAATCATATCGCCACCTTCAATAATAACATCTGTACCTTTAACCATTGCCGGCTCAAATGTACCAGGTCCATTACTATCATAGATTGTCTGACCGGGTTTTATACCTAATGGATTAGCAACACCGGCTGCGTATGCAGACGAGTTTTTCTTAAATAAATATACAGGTGTTGTTATTGTTAAATTTTCAGGGCTGTTATTAGCGGTATAAGAATCATATATGTCAGAAACGCTAGAGTTATTATTACCAGGTAATGCATATCCAGCAGTGTCTATTGATATACCAGCTCTTATAAATCCTGTATTCTGATCATAATTATATTGTGCTAGAGCTTCATTTCCGGTAATTTGACCTATAACCAATGATCTATTTGTAAAAGTAGTCGCAACAGCCGATGCATTTGATATATTAAACCATCTACCCGCATTTTGCGCACTAAGTGCATTAGTAGTACCAATATTGCTTGCCCAGTTGGTAGTAAGAGTTGTTGTTTTACTTGTGGTAATACCTGTAGCTACAGCTAGGTCTGGAAATCTAACAGGTTGTCCTATACTAGTATTACCCTGTGGTGTAATTTCAAAAAGTATAACAGAATCAGCAACTGTATTACTCGCAGATCTTTTAGTTATAAGAAGTGGTCTATTACCTGTAATTGCAGCACCTGTGTTATCTCTTACAACAGGTGTTCTAGTAGTACTAATATTACTACTTGGAGTTACAGCCCAGTATCTTGACTCTATTTCTAAACCTATACCGGTATTATAAGGATTCTGAATTGAACCAAGTATGCTTCCGCCGTCTATTTTACCATGTACTATCTTTGTTTGAGCATACGCTGAAGGGTAATATAAAGCATATATAGAACCTGAATAAGAAGTCCTAGATGTATTTGTTGCTGTTGCAATTTCAGAACCCTGTACAAAATTCATACTTCCTATAAATATAGGTGTTCCAATATACGTATGATTTGTTCTACTATCAGTTAATGTGTTACCAGGAAGTGATGTTATAATTCTAGGTGAAGTTGATGTAGAACCTAATGGATAACCAATTATTATATTCTTATTAGTAATTGCATCCTCATGTCCAAAAATCAATGTCGGTATATTATTCGGTCTAACTCTACCTATTATAGCGCCGCCATGTGAAATAAAGTTAGGCATCCTGATAGTACCTGCAGGTGTAAATCTAGCTTGAGCATTTAATAAAACCTGCTGTTCTATAGTGTCTATCATTATAGACGTCCTAAGATCAGTATATGTAGTAGCCTGTGTTGTACTATTAGCAGTATTACCTCCTATGACAAGGCTGTTAATAAGGTTATCAGTTGTACCTGGCGCAGGTATGTACTGATGAAGCCATGAACCAGGTCCTATATACCAGTTACCACCAGCGTCTGTACTTCCCATTGATGCCAACTTCGATGTGCCGCCAGGTTTATAACTATTAAAACCTATCATACCCTGTTGTATGTTTATCGAAGAGTAAACATTTATCGAATTAAATGCAGATGTACCAAGCGTTAAAAGAGAGGTCGGTGTACCTATATTTCTAGCAGAAGATAATTGACCTTCAAAGAAAATAGAATTACCTATAATACCTGGTTCGAGTGAACCACCTGGGTTATTAAAAGTAATTGATGTAGAATTTGACCATGTGTTACCAACTATAATACCAGGAAAAGTTACGTTAGACACACTATTACCTGAAGGGTAACTAGATCCTCCGTTTATTGCTAATTTACCATTTACATTATTAATGCCTGCTGCACCAAAATAACCTATACCTACTCTACCATTAGTAAATGTCTGTAAATTTAGATATGTTTGGTTTGCACCAGTAATCTGGTCGGTTGTTAATAATCTAATACTTTTACCCTGTGAACCTACAAGCCAATAGCCAGCAAAACTAGAAGATAGATTGCTATTATGGGTGATATTTAACTGTACACTCGTGTCTGTAAGACTATGTGTAACTATAGACCCACTTGAAGCAGCAGATGATGGTGTAACAGGTGGCACAGATATGTATAAAGCGCCATTAGTTATTTCAAATCGTCTAGAATTAGTATTTAATAAAGCTGTCTGTGTAATCGGAAGAATAGGGTTAATAGCCTGTAACTGTACATTACCAGATCTAGCGGTAACATTAACATTCCAGTTATCATTAGTTGCACCAGCATCATTAAAACCAAATAAATTAAAAGTATTGTTTACAGTGTAGATGTTAGCATAATCATATGTGCTATTAACAGGTGCCTGTATCGAAAATTCATCAGTAAGTGCAATCTGAGATCTGTAAGATTCTGGATTACCGGGTGCAGGAGCTTCACTAAAAAGAGTTAAGACGTTATCTGTATAACTACCGCCTTCTGTTATAATATCTTCAGCCTGTATTGCATCACCTGCACCTAAAACTATTCTAACAACAGGATCATTAGCAGTTATAATCTCAGGTCTCAAAAAATCATTAAGAGCTGGGCTGGCATCATTAGTTCTAACCCATTCCGTAAAACCTGTAGCTCCTGTACCACCTGTATCACCCTTAATGTTAACACCTGTATAGGTCCATGTTTCATTTACACCATTAAATTCCCATACATCACCATCTAAAGATGAGAAAGAATCAAATGTGTCATCAGTTTCCTGTAGATATAAATCACCTGATCTAGGTGACTTACCTGTAGTGCCTATAATAAACGAGTTTTCAGGATAAGTTCCTGTAACAGTTACTGCAGCTGGCAAATATCTATTAGGATCTCCTGAAAATTGAGGATAACCAGGTAGTGAAATGTTATTTACCTTCAACGGTGTACCAGTCCATAAAGGGAATACAAGAGGAGGGTCTGGCGTAGTAGTAGTTGAAGTGTTATAGATGTCATTCGCGGTAAACCATATAGAACCTCTAGGACCTAATGGACCAGCTGGACCTGATCCTCCTAGTGGACCGGCAGGTCCACCTCCATTGAGTAATAGCTGATCGAAATTAAAATTGACTTTGTCTACTAAATCTGATACTGTATCAGACGCTAATATCTCTCTAATTACTATATTTGCCATTACTATTATTTTTTATTTAATCTAAAGCTAGGTGCAATAGAATAATTGAATCCAGCTGTCTTATTATATATCAATCTTACATTAAAGTTGTTAATACCATTAAGTGGTACATACTGAACATTACTATCAATTTTATAACCATTGATAATCTTTTGAGCATCAGTTAAAGTTGAATTGATAATAGGAAACTGTTGATTAAGTTTAACATTACCTGATTTAAGAACGTACAGAGATAAGTTTCCTAGTTTATATCTAGGAACTATGTTAGATTGGATATATCCATTTACGTCATCAACTATATCCTCTTCGCTTCCAAAGCCATAAATCGGATTGATGTATTTGTTAAAGAAATCATAAACACCAAGTTCAGATATAAGTTGAATTATTCTTTTTTCTAGATATACATCCAAGATAAATCTTCTACTATCTTCATAATAGACAATCTCATACGGATTATCCGGCTTTAGAATATCTCTACCTAGTGTATTTAATTCCTCTTCACTGTTAGCTCTAATAGCATCAAATGTTTCAGCAGTAATAGAATCCTCTATCTTCATGATCTTAGAACCAAAGAATGATCTTTTTTCTATAACACTTCTAGTTCCAGCAATATTGGTTTTTGTATTTTTCTCAAAAAACTTCTGGAAATAGCTAGCGTCCCAATTTGTTTTAAATGTATAGAAATCTTTATAGTCAATTGAGATCTGACCTGACTTTGGATAAACAGGTAAGAAAGATGACTTTAATGAAAGCTGTGTAATAGAACTAGGATTAACGTCATTCACTTTATGTAAATAGAAATTAGGTATAACACCGAAATCATTTATAAACATGAACTGTGTGTTTTTATCTTTCATTCGTGTTTTTATCAAATACTCTTTACTGTCTATAGCAAGATCTAGTTCTACAGTATAAGGATCTAAGAAGTAAAGAGTGTCATTAAACTTAGGTTGATAATAACCTATATGCCTGTAGATAGGTGATATCTTAGAATCAGTTCTGCTAAATTCTAACTTATTACCTACAAGTACGTCAATCTCCGTAGTCGTATTAGATCTATCAATAGTTTCAAATGGTCTAAGATAATTAGACTTCATTACATAATTCGCAGACTGCAACTCAATAATAAACATATTCTGAATTATACTGCAATCTTCCATGATAGTTGTATACTTTATGGAAGGATCGCCTTGGTTAACAAGATCTTGTATTGCAGCAAATGATACTTTATTCAATCTGTTTGTCCAGAAATTATAACCACCTTCTAGGTAAGTATAAGTACCTGTTTCCTTAGCGAAGTCGGTAAGGAACGACCACCCATCAGTGAATGAAGGATATTCAGATAATAAATCAACAACATTTACTATGCTATTGTTTAGTACATTTTTAACCTGGAAGAGCTGTGCTCCACTACCTGCAGGTTCTACAGATATTTTATTATAACCACCGTCCTTATTATTTAAAACCTCCTCAATAAAAAGTGTTTCTTGACCTGCTACGTTTTGAATACCTCTTAAAAATGAAGCATTCGCATTTGCCATAAGATATGATCCTGTTGCTGAAGCTGGGTTACTTGTTCTTACACCATCTATAGCACCGGATAAAATGATATCATCATATGCTGTTGGTATAGAAGAATCCAAGGATGTAACTTTACTCTTTAACGCATATAATATAGTTCTATCTAGATAATCATTCCTTACTGTAGAGTATTGATTATTTTCAAAATACTCAGTCGTACAAAGCAGGTCGTCTATTTTCAAGTAAATCAAAAATGTAATAGACTTGAATTTTCTATTTTCGAGAAACTCATATTCTATAGTCTTTCTAGGAACTCCACCGTATTGACCATCATGTGGTATTAAAACACATGAAAACTTGTAATCATTATAACGAGTACTGTATTTGGTTTTTATAGAAGAGATATCATAATCAATTACTATTTGATTTTCAACTCTTTCTTTTACTAAAACTTTTATACCTCTGAAAAGAGTAGAAGCAAAATTCTGGCTACTTGCACCTTCAAACGTAGAATATCTAAGCTGTTTAACAACAGGTACTGGTACCTCGTCAAACACTGTAAATGGTTGTATTAAATCACCTGTAGCTATAGCTGTTACACCTGTCGCAGTTCCATCAATAATTGGATATTTAAGATAATCGACAGTAAAATACTCTGTGAAATAATCACTGTTACAGTCTAATAAACCGGTCGATGTTACATCTATAGGATCTGGAAAATAACTAAAAACTTTATCCAATCTTTCCGCAGGAAATAAACCATAATATCTAGGTAACTTCTGGAGATAATACCATTCATGTGTAAAATAATTTACATTTCTATTTTTCTCGTCTGATGCCGGAGAAAAATTAGTTATACCAAAAGCTTCAGATACAGTAAGCCTATAATCTGTCTCTCTTACATTTTTACCATTTCTGTATACCCATTTATTGATATAAGGTACTGTTCTAGACGGAACAGACGTTTCTATCAAATCATTTTCCTTAAGTCTTTCGTACTCGCTTTCAATATTAGGTGAAGATATAGCCTGCTGACCCTTTTGAAATGATATAACCTCAGAAGTAAGAGTATTTAATAAAGTCGTGAAACTGGTTCTATTATAAAAATCAAATACATCTTCCTGTGTGACAGGGAATGTAGGGGCCGTTGAGTTAGGATCTGGAAATTGTGAATAATAATCTATCTCAGTATTCAGCTCTTTCTCATCACCATACTCTGTACTTAAAAAATCAAAGTCCATACTTCTCATAGGAAATATAGAAAATCTACCAAATGGTATATCATACAATTCATACAGGTATATAGAACCCATTGAATCTCTGAACACATCAAACTTATCGTTTATTGCAACAACGCAATACTTATCAAAATCTTTAAAACCTATTAACTTACCATTTCTATCTCTGATTTCCTCATCTGTATAATAGAATACACTTTTAATCTTTGTTATTGTTTCTGTGATATTCTTATCATTATTAGTTCTCAGATATCTATTCGGTACACTGAATGTTGTAAAAAGATCAATGTCAACTATGCTCTTGCTTCTAGGGTTATCAGTACCTCCTAAAAAATAATAAAGAAAATAATCAGGATGTGTAAATGCAGGTGAAGTGGTTATCAGCTGGACTTGATTTGCAGACATGAATGTATTTCTACCTACAACCAAACTATTAAATCTAGGTCCTGCGACCTTGGCAATTATAATTACCTTATTGTCTATTGAAGTTGCTTCATATAGAGTATCTTCCATATTACTGATAGCTGTAGCCATTGCTTTTGCAATTTCACTTGTAGTTCCAGTTGGGCAAAATGAAAGACCATTTGCTTCACCTGGTGTAGTAACAGTGGAATCAGCTACAATTGTATTCGGGAAGAAGTCAGACGATACAGTTTTAGTAATTATAATATCACTAGTTCCTGTAATAATTATATCAAAATTATCATCAATACAAGATAATTGTTTTTCAGCCAAAAGCAAAACGCCATTCTTAACAGTTGCTGAATATCTTTCGAAAATAGGTAAGCCTGAAACTTCTATTTCATATTCGATTTGATCTAAAACATCTTCAGGATTTGAACTGACTACGGAAATAGGTAAAGAAAATGTACCAGCTTCATCAGTTAAAGTAAGAGTATCACCACCATCTGCAGTGATAACTTCTATTTCATATGATTGTTTTTTGGGTAAAGCAATTACATAACTATCACCATCTGGTATTTCAGTTAATACTTCTATGTATGATGATGCTTTACTAGCTTTATCTGGGACTTTACCGTATGTTGTTAATATAGTTTCTTCAAATCCTGTAAAATCTAAAAGATCTATTGAAGTATTTTGTAATCTTACCTCATCTGATAACCAACTGTTATCGTAGTTTAAATTATAGAAATTACCGTTCTTATCTTTTACATAGAAAATACTATCCAATGTACTAGCATCTGAAAAGCTAGGTATAAAACTATTCGCAGTTAAATTTGAACCAACGGGTATGTCATATGACGTTGTAGTAAATTCAGTATCTACATAAAGCTTCACACCATTTGCATTTGCTATAGTGTAGGTATTCTCATTGTTAGCCGCAAACTGAGTATCAGTTTTAGGTTTAGTTTGTTTATCACCCTGTGATCTTAAATAAAACTTGTTACCATCTAATCTAAATGTACCTTCTCTTTCTTCATTTACGAATAAACCAAAATATCTGTTGATCTCAAATGAGCTAGCATCTGGGTCATCAAATAAAAATTCAAGGTTGATTATATTTGCACTAGTCAATCTATTTCTTTCAAATCCATTTGTAATAAAAAAGTCATTCTCTAGAATAGTTCTGTCTGTAACAAATAAAGTATCATAAACATTTTCAGATTTACTTGTGAATCCACCTGGCTTATCAATACTTATACCATTAAAATAAGTACCCTGATCGGATCTGGTTGTAAAATTGATTGATGAGACTGGGAAGCCTTCAGATGTTTTATAATTTCTCAAATATCTACCGATGTTTGTAGAGTTAGTGAGATCAAACGTCTTTATGATCTTAGCCTTTGAAAGAAAAAGATCTTTTATGTTTGCAGGATTATCAACAGTAGCAGCATTCGCATTCTCAGTCGCTGCATCTTTATTATTTACGGTAACTGGACCATCGACTCTAAAAATTATAAAATAGTCCGGTATATTATTCTCTAACCAAATAGGTGCAAAGATACCAAATTCTTCTTTATATGAATCTGAGTTTACTGAAAAGGAGCCATAGCAATAGTCCAGATCGAACTGTGCGCCATAGTTATCTAATACACTATAATCTGAACTTGGCTTTTTAACATCATAGAATAAATCAGAAGGAACATTGCTAAAAACTCTAGCCACATCGAACTGATATGAAGAAGACGCAGACGTCTTTACAGCCTTGTACTTTGACTTAGCCAGCTCATCATTTGCGTCGATACTTTCGATGAATGTATTATTAGAACTATCTACAACAACCTTAACGTTACCGGTTATTTTAGGGTTAGTTCTAAGTATTCCGAATGAAGCATCTTGTAAAATCTTAATACTCATTTATACTTTGAACTTATTTATTCCCTGTTATCGGATTCTTTGTAGCTAAATTTATATTTGGTTGTGTACCAGGTATATTCTTAGTAAGATCTTTAATAGCGTTAGAGATCGATATCGAAGGTATGTTATTTATACTCAAGTTATCTACAGAATACTTAGCAAATATCTCAAGGTCGAATGAAAATCTTTCACCGTCTATATCAAATAGATCAAAACCCATTTGCTTTGAAAAAACAACATCTGTAGTTACACCAGTATAATCTCCACCTACTGCACCAAATCCTTTAATACCTATACCATAATAATCTGTCATTCTGTATTGGAATACAAGTGGTATTGAAATTGAATTTGCTTCACCGACTACAATAGCTTTAGTAGAAAGAGCATCATCACCATCTACTAACAAAGTATCTTCATCTCTAGGTAATAAGAACATATAGCTTCCGCAGCTTGCTCTACCTAAAAGAAACTGATCATTATTTTCAAATGCAGACTTTATTGTATTACCAAAGCCAGACTGATCATCATAATAAAAACCTGTTTGTCTTTTACCGTCAGCAGCTGAAGAAATCAAAGTAGCCGTTTTAGCCATTCTGATTCTGTTAACCATTGTATCACCTGCGCCGGTCAATGGTAAATTATTGATAGCAACTAAAGGGTGATCGACATGGACAAGTAGAGTATTACCTGATGTATAATCTGTTGCAACAGCTGGGATAGTTGTCGATGTTGTATTAGGCACAGTGGCACTATAACTACCATTCCATATAAATTCTGTTGCATTAGTACCGATCAGCGTGTAACCTACCGTATCTACAGTGTATTCATAATCAGCAGCAGTAGGAGGCGCTGGTACTAAACCTGTATCAATATTGTAGTCAATATAAAAATCTTCAGTGTTACCTATATTTCTATATCTACAATAAACGTATTGACCTCTTGATTGGCTTGATTGCCTAGATGAACTAGGGTTTTTAACCATATCATTGATTGTATAACCAGCAATCGGTAAAGTAGTTGGTGACACGGGCTGTGAGAAACCAATAGGCACAAAATCATACTTACCTCTTGTTGTGTAATAGGTATCATTAATCACAAACGGGTCAATTGTAGTAAACCCAAATTTACCACCTGATTGATATGCTCTTCTTAATCTATCTCCTGAAAGTCTAGATATCAATTCAAGCGAAGTAGCTTTAATGTTACTTAATCTAACAAAGTAGTTCTTTGATACAATTGCACCTTTTCTTATATTCAAGTTCTGTACATCCTTCTGGTAATAACCTGCAAATAGAGTAGTAAGTGTGTCCTTTTGGATAGGAGTTGATACACCGTTATTATCAAGTATGGAAACTGAAAGTTCTCCTCTAGATCTCTGTATGAATTGTTCTAAGACATCAATTCTATTTTGAAGACCAACAAGGGCATCGAACAAAGTAATTGGTGTTTGTTCAGCTGAAAGGAAACCAGATGCAATCGCTGTACTAGCATGTGCAAAGTATTTGCCATTAGAACTAAATGATGAAGACAAATGGGTATCAATACCTTTAGATTGTAGATCTTCATTTAATTGAACTCTTGCAAGCTCTCTTTCATTCTGCTTAACTATATCTGTTGTTGTATCAGGTTGTATAAGTTCCTGTGGGAACTCTACTGTAACAACTTCACTGTAATCAGACTCTAATGGATTTGAAGGATAGCCAGCTTCAGAAAGAGATTTTATTCTAATCTGTACTGCTTCTCCCTGTTGAATTGCAATATCTAACTGGTTGATATTTATAGTATCAGCATTCTCTACATTTTCAATAGCCCATGAGTACTGACCTGTAACTTCATCCATTACTCTCTTTCTAACAACAGTAGGTGATACTACCCAGTTGGTGAAAGCACCTCTTCTTTCTGCGCCGTTTTTATCTACAAAAGATAATTGCTCTACATTATTAGCCGTACCTGATGTGTCTACATATCTGTATTCTACAATGAATTGTACAACTTCTTGATTACCTGTAAACTTAGAGAATTTAGGGTCCGGTATTTGCCAGAAACCTCTTACTCTATATTTAGGCTGCGCATTTAATAGGTCCTGTGACGTAGACTTAGCTTGTATATCTTGTACAGTTGAAGCAAAAAGCTGAGCAGTAGAAGCTCTCTGATCTACTAATGATTGCAATTCATTAAGATCCTTTTCTCTTTCTACATCACTGCTATATTGCTTAGTATTGATAGTAGTTCTCTTAACTGATATAGCAGAGTCCTTCTCTTTAATTTCAGAAGCTAATCTATTTCTATCATCAGCCAATCTTTTTATATCACTGATAACAGGATTATCTGTAATGTGATTATTGATTTGAACTACTTTAAAATCACCTGCAGCAATAGAAGGTGAATCTGGATTTATACCATACGCAGAAGGTACCATCTTATCTTTAGAATATGATAGCATCATCTGACCAAAGTCAACTGCTTGATTTCTATAGAAAGTATCTAAAGAAAGTGTCTGACCATTTGCCAGAGTAGTTGAAAGTTCATTAGTTAAGAATGCAGTACCAGGAGACCAAAGCTCAGCTGGCAGTTTTGAAGTAGGGCTTATAGGTTTAATGAATGTAACTAGATATTCATCAAATCCTACCGGTATATCAATTGAGATAGACTCTTCTAAACCTTTATAAATTGAGAGAACATTTGCTCCAATTGTTACAGCGTCATAACCTTCAATTATTTCAAGTACAATAGTATTACTACTAGCGTCAATCTCAGTAACTCTATAACGTGTGTTTTTATTATCATTATTAACCATTAACTGGTCGCCAATCTTAAGACTGAGCGTATCTGGGCTGCCAGAAAGTACATCAGTATACGTTAACTTATTAAGCTTATACGTCTTACGTCTTATATCTGTAGTTACACCATTTGATAATACCTGCTTGGTAACATCTGATATTTTAATAACATCGAATTTACCAATATAGTTAATTGTTCTAGGAGGTGTATCTAAAATTTCCTCATCTAAGACAAAGGATATACTTTGTGAAAGAAGATCACTTATAAGTTGTGTAAAACTAATGTCTGATCTACCTTTTAAGTTCTTATTAAAGTATCTTCTTTTCTCTTCATTATCGATCTGTAAAAGATATCTTCTTACCAGGATGTTTTCCGTATCAATAGGAATTTGGCCAGAAAGATCTAAGCTAACATACATCAATGGGTCAATAAAAGACTCAAAGAAATAATTACTTTTTATGTTAAACGTAACAGGTGCTGCAACTGAATTTATATTATCTGCAGGTAGTTTAAGCCTAGATGCAATTATCTTTCTATAGCTACCATCAGACAGTCTGACATTAACGTCAGTATCTCCAGTTCCTGTTAAATTTTTGATGTTATTCTCAGCATCTGTAATCCTCTTAAGAAGGTGGCCGAAACTAGGTACCTGTATACTTTTCAGAGTATCATTATCATCGAATAATTGAACTGTTACCGATTCTCTGTTAGTGGTAATAGCTTCATTTAATCTTTGAAAAACTTCAAGGGCATTTCTGTTCAGTCTAATAAACTGAGACATCAATGTTGATAATGAATTTTTAGTATTACTCATATTACTTTATAATGTCTATTGCGAAGGTATAGTTTACGTTATCCAAACATATAAGTTCAAATATAGGCTTAGTACTAAGATCAACCGATGTGATAGTTCCTATTGCTAAACCTAAAGATCCTTGTCCGAACTTATCAAGCTTGTCAGTGTATATAATCACGTTCTTACCGTTAATGTTGAAGTCTGTATCAAATGAAAATCTAATTGCTTGACCTTCTTTAAATGATACAGCACTGTCATCTATATAAATTTTAATATCTGCTAATGCTGAATTTTGGGTATTCATTCTAATCATATTCGTAAAAGTTTCAAGCTTAATATAAGCCCTGATTACGTTCTGATTTAGATCTAATGGTGCTGCACCTGTTATCGGGAAATTAAAGTTGATATCAGTGAATATACCATTTATGTTATATTGCTGTACAGTATTGAAAACTCTTACTATGTTAGGTGTAGATTTATCTAACTGTATACCGTCTCCTGCTTTAAGAACATCTACATTGTATTGCAGATTAACAGGAACTGTACCATTAAGTATAGAAGTTATAGTATCGTTTGTACTAGCAATCAGGTCAATAATAGAATTTGAATTAGACAAAGCTAACTGTGCATTATTAACCTGTGCTTCAACTGCCGTCATTCTACTTTTAAGCTCATTGACATCTTCCTGTGAGAAGATCATCGTCTCTAGCTCATTAACTCTATTGTTGACATCAATTAAACTATTCTGTGACTGTAAAAGAATCCTTGTAGCTTCTTGTAATTGGACACTTGTGTCAATAAACAAGTCCATTGAAAACTGACTATAGTCATTGATGATACTTTCGATAGTTGAATTATCAACACTGGTATCAAAATTCAAATTAAGTTTAAGGCCATATGAGTTACCATTAAGACCTGTAACCAAGTTAGGTTTAAACTTCTCGAATCTTTGGATATAGCTTGTGCTAGCAGTATCTGTTACGTTATCAATAAAGATAACACCATATAGATTTGTTGCTCTGTCATCTGGATTTGATACATCATACAAATCATAATAAACTAAGATAGCATTAAAACTAAAATTCTTAGCTTTATAGCTAGAGTTGTATTCCTGTATAGTGCTTATTTCTGGATCAACAGCTATATCATAGTAGTCATCAGCATTCCAGTCTACAGTAATACCATCAAGTCTATTTCTTAAATAGGTTATTGGTGTAAACGCATCGGCACCTGGATAATCACCTGGGTATTTAGTTATTTCAACTGTAGTCGCATCTGCAAATGTAGTAGGTGCTGTAAAATAACTATCTGGGTTTGATACAGCCCACCACTGTGCTAACGGGTCTGTGTATGTTATTGCAACATCTTCATCATAGAATGCAAATAGGCTAAGACCATCTGGCTGCAGAGTTGAAGAATTTCTACCATAGATATATTCACTATTACCTGGTGATATAATCATATCAGGCATATAGTTAGTATCTGAAACTGTGTCAAATAAAACTACTGGTGTATTACCAACCCTTGTAGGTACATTGAAATAGATTTCAGTATAAGCCTGTCCACCTTTATCTACGTTATTAGTTACATCAATATCGCCAAGATATTGTACAACTCTGTCATATCTTCTAGTACCAGATGAAACCTGGTTTTCTTCAGTGAATAGTGTTCCAGTATTAGGACCCTTTTCGGTTGCTGTAGCCTCTCTAAATCTTATTGCACCAAGCTCCTTAAGCCACTTAAAGAAAACTCTTTCAGATACTGATCTCTTTAAAGATGTATCATAGTCATTATCAGCCTGTAATAAAGCTTCTATGTTTAATGCATAGTTCTGAAATGACTCAGCTAAGTTTACGTTATTATCAGAGTTCAGACCATTGAAAATAGCACCATCAATAGTTCTAAACTGGATATAGTTTTCTTTATGTAAAGGTACCTCGATGTTAGGTATATTCAGGAGCGCATACTTCGAAAACTGGAATTTAAGCTGATCATTGTTAAATGTTTTCGATAAATCTTTTGCAGCGGATGCAAATGCATAGAATACGCCACCACTTATCTGGGGTGTTCTAATTAAAGGTGTTGCCATCTATTAAGAGAATGATACGTTATGATAAGCTACTGCGTACCAAGCTCCATTACCTGAAGAGTCAACCATGAATCTGAGTGTAATGTTAGCTCCAACTTCAGATAAACTTACCGTTTGGTTTGTGTAACCTGAGCTTGAACCAAATACAAACTGACTGGTACCAGATGCTGCTATATCAATAGCACCTGCAGCTTGTTCGCAGAAGAAAGTAACTTCTTGTCCAAAATATCCATCATCTACCGCAATTGTATATCCGCCGGTAGTAATGTTTTTAATTGCATAGTTTCTGCTACCTGTTGTAGGATCTACTGTAACTGTAGCACCTGTAATACCTGAATCAAGTACTGCAAAACTATCATGTGCAACCAAACCGTTTATTGTCGTTACTGCAGAAGATGAAGTAAGAGTAAGGTTTGTATTGATATTAAACACTGAAGATGTTATCTCCATGAAATATGAAGAAACCGGTCCAACTCTAAGTTCACCGGTCTGTAATGAAACTAAACCATCAATGGTTCCAGCATCTGGATCAATATAAGCTTCAATAGCATTGATCTCATCTTTAAGAATGTTAAAGTTGTCATTGATGATAGGTCTAGAAGCAGTTAATGAATCTGTTCCTAAGATATTGGTTACAGTTATTGCCATTTTGGTTTTATTTTATTATTAGTATGTTTTTGGTAGTTTTCTTTTTATTACCATTAGTATCTTGTAACTGAAGGCTTAATTCATACCTACCTGATCGCTTAAAAAGATAAGTGAACCAGCGTCCAGTAAAGTATATATCATCGGTACCAGGGCTGTCAAGATTCCTTAAATTCCATATAGGAAGATCTTTACCGGGTATCTTAGACATGTCATACGTGAAAGTTAGATGTGTCAATCTAGGTAAGAATATACCATCTGTCAAGAATCTAGTATCATTGTATGTCGGATTGTTAAGCTCAGTAAGCTGTTCATATCTTATATCAATTGCAGGATCTTGCCATGTAAAATCAACCCAGTCACCATTCTGACCTGTGTATTTAGCAACGGCTTGTACAAATTGTAGTATTAAATTATTACCTGAATCTACGTCGTACACCTTATTATAGATAAATTTACTAAATACAGGGTCTGTAGTATTATTCAAATCGTCTGCAGCTGTATCTAAATTACTGGTAGTAAATAAAAATGTACTAGTGTAAGGATATGGATATGACTGTTGCATAGTCATGCTTGAACTCGCAGTAACATTATAAATTCTAAAGTTAGCAGGTGTGTCACCGCTTACTTTACATGATTGCCACCATAAGTGATATGAATCATCCCATGATCCAGCTCCTAAATTATTCCAGAAATATGGACCAGGTGTATACAGATCTTTATAGACATCTACTTCAGGGTTAGTAAAGTGGTAACATAAAGACTGGTCAGGATTACTATTGTTCAATATGTAATTAGCTCTATCAAGAGACTCATATAAACTGGCTTCACCTTGGAAGTAACTTGAACTAGGTGCTATAGGTAAATCCCAGCTAGAACCGTATTCATTCCAGATATACTGTGGGTAATATGGACTAACTGGTTGACCAGGTAGAATAGGCTCACTTAATACAGGTTGCTTCTTCATACCAAAGATACTATTCCATGTATATTGAAGCTCTCTGAATTTATAGAAACCTACAAACTCAACTTCTCTAGATAAAACTTCTACATAGTCTTTATAGATTTTAGAAGATAGATTATTATATGTGTCAAACAATCTAAGTTCTACGTTATAAAAACCGACATACGGTAAATTTATAGCTACTGTATTATAAGTTGCTATATCACCTCTTATTTTAAATTCATACGCAGGTGACTCATCTGTTTTATCTTTAAAGACTCTCCATTCAAGTTCATAGAAGTTACCTTGACCAAATGTGTCCCAACTCAATAATGTATTACCTGAAGCATACGACTGTGAAAGAGTAGGATTATTTCCAAATGCACCATTATCTTGAGTAAATGGTTTAAGCTCTATTCCAAAGTTACCTGCTATAACCTGACGTAATCTAAATGTTTCAAAGTTAGAATCATTATCTTTATCAACTACAGTACCTTCAAAATAGGTCCATGGTTTACCATCACCGATATTATACTCTGCGTTAAATGAGGCTAAAAGACCTGCAGCAACCTGAGAAGGTGTATCACCAAATGAAGCAGTATACGATATCTCTTTACCACTCTGTACATCTTTTACAATGAACACATCACCAGAACCTATGTTACTGGCTATAAAATCCATAATTAAAACACCATTAGCCCAGAGTTCATCCCATTGAACTTCTGCATCTATCCAAGTCTTTGTAAAACTTTTATTTTCTAGAACTACTGGAAAGCCAACAGGTATTCCAGGTTTATCTGGCAATTGTGCAATCGTATTTAGATTAGGACCATAGTCTTGGAAATAAGCTAACAGTACAGGTCCGATATCACCTAAAATTTCAGGATTTAAATCGTTAAGTGTAACGAATCTATCCAAAAAGTAAGGTGTAAATTCTGGATCAAATAAAGAATTTAAAGGTCTCAAATCTTGGATATAACCAAACTTTGGTGTAACTTCAAATACCGGGTCTATACCTATTTTTAAATAGTCAATTCTCTGTTGGTCATTCCAAGCAGACGTTACAGTTTTACCGAAGTAGTCAGCTTCACCAATAATATCTATAATTCTAGAACTTGACGGAAGGAATCTCTTTCTTAAAACCTCTTTAAGACCATACAGCTTTATTAAAGCTTCTTCTAATGTAAATTCATCAGTCTCTGTTACGACAGGTATATCATATTGATCTAGCTCATTTGTAACCTGGTTTATTCTATAAACTAAAGAAAACAGTGCAGTTTTCTTGTAGATTTTATTAGGTACGTATGTGTTAGGATCGTTTACATTAACTGTTCTATCAAATACGTCTATTACAGTAGTAGTCTTATACTTACCGTAGTTGGGTGAAGTGCTATCGACATTAAGCCAGTATTCCCTAAGCTTAACGTTATTATATCCAAAGAACTTTATAGCATTGATTACACCTTTATATGAGCCGATGAAGTTTTGGATATTTTTACCCTCAAGCAACATCTCCTTTCTCTTCTCGTTTAGAAGCATAAAGTCAGGAAGTGCCTCATTAATGTCTGAAGTTCTAAATACAGGAGAGTCTTCTTCAAATAAACTATATCCTAAATTCTGAATCAGAGTAGTTAAACGTTCATCTTCACCAACAACCTCACCATAGAATTTAATTCTGGCTATCATTTTATTAGTGCCATCTTCCTCTATAATAAGATATCTTTCAAAGACACCTTCCATTTCTGAGACTATACCTATATTAAATTGTATGCTCTGGCTGGTGATATCATCAGTAATTATCTGGCCAAATGATGTGTACGATTGTGTAGGATCTATATCTACGTCTACTATAGCCGTATTAACTACATTGAGTTTAGGTTTACTTTGTGCTAGATTAAAAGTAAACAATATGAATTTATCATTCTCATCCGTTTCGTCTTCCCAATATGCTCTCCATGTGGAGCCATCATATGAACCTGTAGCCTGAAACGTTGCATTAGGATCGCTGTAGTGTGGTACACCCCATCGTGTAATACCACCAGTAGTTAAAAACTCTTCTAAGATTACTAGCGTTGCAGTCTCATATAAGCCTACTGAAACTTCAGGTAAATTTACACTACCTGTCCATATACCCAACATCTCATCATATGAGAAGTTAAGATCGGTTCCGTTTTTATCAAAAAAGCTTACGTATTTAAAATCTGTTGTAGCAGGCATTAGTTAATATGTTGATAATCTTTATTTACGCTAAATACTCTAAAAATTCTAACCACCTTTGTAGTATTTATTAGATTAACAAAGTAGTCATTCATATAAATCGTAAAGTAATAGATTATTGGTACTCTGAGTAAGTGCTTAGATACACTTTTAGATGCCACAGTTTCCCTGTAGTCGTATGCTACATTTATTCTATATTCACCACCTGTTTTAGCTATAGAATAAAGACTCTTCTTTTTATAACCAAATCTGCCGTCAAGCACACTATTATTCCAAGCCATTAGATATTATTTTTTTAATTTAGCGTAATCGTCTCTGTACACGTTTTGACCTTTGTACTTATCCTTAATCTCTTGTTTAGCAGCATCCATTCTAGCCATGTTTAAAGTCAAATCTGCTTGATTTTTGAAGTATATGCCCAATGAAGAAGCTCTACCCTGTACAGGTGTAGGTTCATAGTACACACCGTTTCTATCAGTCCATCCACCTCTTATGACTGCAAGATCTCTCAGACCGGTTACAATATCACCAAACTCATCTAGACCTAAATTAGGATCTTCGTTTGGTGCAATAGGTATCTTAGTTTCAATAAGCTCTTTGTTAAAGAACACGTATCTCTTTTTATTACCTTCACCTTCCTGTAAGAATGGTGTAGTAGGTGTAACTTTGTATGTCTTCTTTATATAGTAGCCATTTCTGATAGCTGTTTCGTTCTCTTCAGAAACAAAGAACACGCTTACAGAATCTACACCTTTGATATCTTCGATTATAGAAACTATATCGCTCTTTGGTGTTCTATCTCTGCGTCTAATTTTTATGAAATAGTCATTAAGCTTAGATCTTATTTCATTTTCTATAACACCTAGATCATAACCTTCAAATGTTCTTAAAACTATATTCAGTGCATACTTTTTAATTGTAGGATCAACGAACTGAAGTTCAGTGCTGGTCATTTGTCTACCACTTTCATTAATTACAGCTTTTAGCATTCTTTTCTCATCGTCTGTGAGTGTAAACTCTTCAAGATCGATTGTAAAATAATCATTGTCTGTAGTAACCTTTCTCTGTATGTCAGGCACTAAAAATAAATAAATGATGTTGTCGTCATCTAGATAATCATCTCCTGTTTCGTTGAAAGCATCAATGTAAGAGAAGTAATTAAATTTAGAAAGATAATACTCGTAGTTTTCTGGGTTAGCTAATACAAATGACCTGCTAGCCATAGGCGCTATAAGCTTTGTGAAAAATGGACTTTCTTCATTTGAACCCAATGTTGGATTCTTTGAAGTTTCAATAAGTAAAAATTCGTTTAGGTCTACTTCTTCACCGTTAACATCACTACCTGGATCTATAAATGTAAATTCAACAGGTTCTGATCTAGAGCTAATGTTACCTCCTGCACCTGCTGTAGCAAGATATTCAACATCTATGAATGCACCCCTTTCTGGGGCTTTACCAAAAAAGCCATTACCGAAAAATAGATCTAAACCTCCGGCCAAACCTGTTCTAACAATAACACCCTTTGTATCTAAAGCCATGTCATACAATGAATCATATAATTGCCATAACTCGCCATTTACATAAACTTTCACGTTATCATTATCTACCATACCAGGTGTGTTAACGTTAAATGATTGCATAGCTTCACCTGTTCCAACAACTCTCTGTGTCTCAAATTCACCCTGTATTATAGCACAGTATGTAAAATCTACAGTGTTCTTTTCAGCTCTGATAAAATCACCAGAAAAAGTCATGGTATACTTTATGCCATTGTCTTTGCATCTAAGTATAGTTCTATTTGAAATCAGGATGTATGGTCCTGGAAATTGAGACTGCTTACCTGGTTTAAACTTAAATCTTACTTCACCCAGTGCACTTATAGGTCTGGTTGGATTATGACCAGTAAGAGCAGCTAAACCATAAATAGATTCAAGGTTGTTTGCAGTCATGATATTGTTTTCAGTAACTGCATCTGTAATATAAAACATAATCAATTCACCGATATTTGACATTACCTTAAGTAATTGACCAAATGGTGAAGATACTGTAAAAACCTTTAGAGAACTTTGATAAGCACCTACAAGAAAGCTTATTGAGTCTTCATATATTTGCTCACCTAGTATTCTAGTTTTATGTAGAAAGTTATAATTATCTTTAACTGTTGACATTTATTAAGTTTTATTTACGCGAACACCATACCCATGTAGGTTTGACCATTTATTACTATATCTAAAACAGCCAAATCTCTTGAACCATCTTTATAGAATTTACAAGAACAGTCTACATTATATCTATTTGCCAGCATTCTACTGTATTGTTCTATCTGTGTATTAACCATACTTTCTATTGTAGAAGCCGACATATTAGTACTAAATACTAAATCGTCTAGATTCGCACCAATGTATGGTTCACCTAGAACATCCGTTCTTCTGGTAAATAATATAACCTCGATCTGTGTAAGAAGTAATTCTAAATCACCAAGCACTTCAATTTTGTCATTAACAAAACCAGGATCGCCTTCGATTTTAGTGTAAATGTCTGCCATTCATTAACTTGTTAAGAAGTAATCTACGCCTTCGTCTCCCTTAATCTCTTCCTTGATTGCATCAAGTTCTTCCTGACCAGCATCTCTGATCATGTCAGCATTGAGAGTAACGTTACCCGGCATTTGATAACTAAATGTCATCAACATTGTGCCCAGTTGAGTTTTACATTTTGCCACAACATATCTGTGGAAAATCTCATCTGAATATAAAGCACAGTCTGATATAGATTCATACACACTAAGCACACAGTTGTGCTTTGGTGTTTCACCTTGTATCTTTAAAATTCTATTTAATCTATTATAGTTGTATGATACCTTGGAATTAAGTACCTGTCTGGCCATATCAAATAAATTCTCGTTTGCTACATAATACATAAGGTTTTCACCGAGTACTGTTGTACCTCCACCAAGGGCATATGCATTTGCAAATATGAATTTATCTAATGTAAAATCCGCGTCTAGACTAAAACCATTATTACCAGATCCAATCAAAAATTCACCTGCCTGTGTCAATTCATTTACACCGACAATATATCCTGCACCATCTGGTCTCGCAGGAGGTAGTGGTATTTCTCTTTTAGCCTTAAACAGATCTGTTGTAAACGTAGATCTAGGTATTACATAATAACCTTCCTGTACTGAGTCTTCATAGTTCTTATAAAACCATTTTTTAGTCTCAGTAATAATACGAACCATTTCCTTTTTAGGTATGGTAATAGGTATCATACAAGCGCTTGTCAATTCTGAATTGACATTGCTGATCAGCTGATCTAAACATCTACCAGCGTTTGCCGCTAATTCATCGTTAATACTTGGCATTTATACCTGGGATTATTTTCTCAAATTTAACTACTTCAGTGCCATCAAATTTAGATAGATCTGTAATCTTACCTTCTCTGAAGATACCGTTAATCATAGTACCGTTCATAACACCATTATTACCACAGAAGTATGAATCATTCAAGGTTACACTTCTGTTGACATATGAATCTTTAAGCTTACAGTTAGTAGCTTCACATCCGTCAAATAGGTTAGACTCATATATTTCTGTTCCTGTAAGTTCTGATGCAAACACATCGCACTTATTTAGAATACCTCTAACCTTTGTACAGTCCACGATATCAACCTCTTCTAGCTTAAATGAACCACTTAGATCTGCATCCTTGATCTGTATCTTACCAGTGTTGGAGTCATAGTTAATTATACCTGAAGCCATTGCGCCTTCAGTAAGTATATCAAATATCTTATCTCTGATCTTAGACCAGAATGATTTAATGTTTCTGTCATCGGTGTCTAAATTAACCAGCAATCCAATCTTTGGGAAATTTTCTTTAAATTTCTCAAATGATCTATAGGCTTCTAGAATGTTCTGATGTTTTTCAAGTATCTTCTTGAGTTTCTTTTTATCATCCTGTGTAAATACTGGATTGGCTGCAGTCTTATAGAGTGATTCTATGAATTGATCCTGTGTAGCTAAAAGCTTATCAGTCTTCTTTTCATAACCATCACCGCCTAGATATCTAAATTCAAGATAGTTCTTTTCAAGCTTGAGGAAGTTTACACCATAATACTTTTCGGTAGGAAATATAAAATCAGACTGACTAACATTCTTAGCAGTATCATAGCTAAGTTTATCTACAGGTACTACAAACTTTATAGACTTGGCATATACAGAATCTTTACGATCAGGATAATCTTTAAAGATCTTATCTTCGTCAAAATCCAAAATGAATTTAAGCCTGTTTAATCTAACTAAAAAACTAGAACCTAGCTTCTCGTCATTAAATGATATATTGAAGTGTAGACCACATCTGCTATTAGTATAACCGTTCTCTTTTATCCATTTAAGAACTTTGATTAAAGTAATTCTGGCTTCCTGATATGGTTGTGATGCTGTTACTAATTCAATAAGCTTCTTACCGCCTGAATAATCCTTCTCTATCTTATAATGATCAGGTGTTACTTTAAAATCACTATGTGACTCATCAAACACGCTTATCTTTTTACCTAAATATCTGGCCAGCATTTCAGCTGTTTCCTCGGTCTTATAATTAGAATAGAACTCAAATTCATAACCAATCTTAGAGTTCATCAAGACATTTATTGTCTGCTCATTTAACAACATAGTGAAGCCAGTATTTTGAGTATATATTTAAGACAAAAAGAAAGGGGCTTGATGCCCCTTTAATTATTTTTGCGTATCTGCAGCTAAGCTCAAGAATACCTTCTTATTGACTTTGTCAAGCTTGTTTATCCTTACTCCTACTGTATCACCTTCTTTGAATTTACCTTTTAATTCACTTACGTGGATTAGACCGGAAATACCTGGTGAAAGTTCAACAAACGCACCATACTCTTTAATGCTTGTAATTCTACCAACAACTACCGATGATGGCTTATAAACCTCTTCAGCTTTCTCCCAAGGGCTTTCTTTATAAAACTGGGTAAGAATGATCTTGAAGTTGGTAATAATTTCCTTTACATAGAACTCGAGTGTATCACCTGGTTTAATTTGACCTGCTTCATGTTTAGCTTTCAGATCATCTGTAAGATCACTGGAGTGTATCATACCTGTAAGACATTCACTAAACTCACAGAATACTCCATACTTTGTAGTACCTGTCACGAAGCCTGTTTGTAATTGTGCAGGATTCTCCTTTATCTTCTCTATTGCAGAAGGTATGAGCGAGTGTAAGTATTGTCTATGTGAAACAACAACTGTACTCTTTTCTTTAGAATAGTTAACAACCATTACAGGTAATTCCTTTCCAAGAAGAACTGTAAAGTCATGTAACTTATTTAGACCAGCTAAAGATCCTGGCATAAAAGCTTTAATACCGTCAATATCGACCATGTAACCAGCTGAAATCAATTCTTCAACTCTAGCTATATAGGCAACGTTGTCTTTACCAATTGCATCAATAAGCTCTTTTGTTTTCATTTCATTTACACTATCTGTGAATGATGCTGAAATGAAATCTTTAGTTTTATTCTCTCCGATTTTTACAGAAAGTCTAGTACCAACTTTGAAAAGCTCTTTAAATTCTGCAGCTTCTTTTTTCAGGTCCATATAAGCATGTTCACGATATCCTATATCGAAAATTGCATCATCTCCTGTAATACTAATAATTTCTGCTTCGACCAGTTGACCTTTTACTGGCTCTCTGTAATTGCTTGATCTCTTTTCATAAAGATCATAGAGTTCTTGTGCGTCTTCTCCATAATAGAATACTTTATCACCGGCTACGGTTTTAACTTTTCTATTTGGTTTTCTTTTGATTTTAGCCTGTTCTGATTCGACTTCAAGCCAAAAACTTTCTTCGGTTTGGAAACCTGACATAAAATAATTTTTAAAGGGTTAAACAATATACTATTATACTATCATAGTATATATCCGTCTGTTATACGATTGTAGCAGGTGCAGAAGGGGTTGAAGTTGCTCCACTGCCTGCACCTGAATTGGTAACTACATTAACTACCTGGCCAGGTGGTATAGTTATAGTAGCAGACTTAATGTATCTGTCTATATTGTTTACAAGTACTGGTGCAAGCTTAACAGCCATTGCTTTACCAAAAACTTCTGAAGCTTTTTCTAGATCTACAGTCTTATTACCCTTCCTTGTATTTAGGTTTATAGGTACATCAATGCCAAAACTGGTTTGTACATTGACAACAACGTTGTCTTTAGGATCTAAGGCTCTATTGTAAAGAACCATTGCTTCAGCTGCTGATTTAGATATAGCATCAAATAGTGATACGTAAAATGTAAGAGGTACTAATGGCATAATTTAAGTTTTTATAATTGTGATGGACCGTCTATTGAAACGGAACTACTTCTTGTTTGAGGTATGGTTGCAGCTTTAATCGGCGCAGCTATTTGTGTTATTACAGGTTGTGCTGCAGTACCAAGCGCAGTCAGTGCCGCAGATAAAGGTGCTAATGGAAATATAGCACCACATACGGTAGCCTGAGCAGTAGCATACGTCTGTACAGCAATAGCTAAATTATTTATCTGATCAGCTAAAGCATTAAGTGCATCTACATTTTTATTACCTAACACTGCTGGCTCATCTGATTCATTTTCTTTGCCTATGCTTATACTATCCTGTTGTACATGTATTACTTTACCACCGGAGTGTTGTATGAAAACAGTATTATCAGGTCGTATGTTTATTTGACTACCGTTATAATCCAACATTAAACCTGTTTCTTCAGTAAAGAAAATCTTAATTGGACCCGGTTGAGCTTCAGTATCGTATATTATAGAATGAGCATTCGTATAAGAACCTTCTATCTCAGCTTTCAATTCATCTGAGATGTGTTGATGATAAAAGTATTCCGGTTCATACATATCACCATTATCAAAACTAATACCAACAACTGAATCGACCTTAGGCACAGAATGAAAACCAGAACCAGTTGCTGAACCTCCTGTTACCATGTTTAAAGGTCTAGCCCAAGGTAAGTCTTCGTCTAAGACATCGTCAAATTTACCAAAAATTCTAACTTTAATCTTACCCTCAAAATCAGGATCTTGATTATCTATTACTTTACCTAACCAATTCGATGTTTTTAAATCGTCTTGAAATAAATTATTTAATGCCATAGTTATGATCGATAAATGTTACCTAAAGCACTAGGTGTAGCATCAGCGGCCCTATTGTTTTGTCTATTCTGTGATAATACGTCAGCCTGTTGTCCTAATGAGAGTAAAGAACCCTGCTGTAATGCACTTAAAGCATTTGATGCAGAAAATCCATATACATTACCTAATAGTAATCTATTAAATCTAGCAGCAAGACCTTCTGTAGCATTTCTTGCTAATTGTTCTGCTGTGTTTAGGGCAGCACCTGCTAATGCAGCACCTGCATTTTTAGCCGCAGATTCCATTAAATCTCGACGTGCATCAGGATCTTCTGCCAACTGCTTTAATTTCTCAATCATTCCAACACCATCACCTGTTTCAGGTGCTGGAAGATCACCTAGGAATGAATAATTCATACCTGTACCTTCATATCCTGGAGGAAGATTCATTATAGTTGGATTGATATAACTTTCATCAATGCTATCATACGTAAACTCTATTACCTGTGATGCTGGTTCAGGTGCTACATTAGATACTGAAGCAAAATTACCAAACGACTTATCCGAATCAAATTCACATTTCTTAAGTGTAAACATAATGTTTGCACCAAATTCATTTACAACTTTTGCAGTTTCCATTGCAGCTTTTTGTGCAGGTGTTTCAATCGTGGGTAAACTTATAGGTGTAGCACTTGGGTATAGTGATGTAAGTTGATTAAATGTATTTACAGCAGCATCAAGTGCACCGGCATTTGCCTGTATGTTTCTTATTTCCTGTATGAATATAGTTACCTGGAACTTCCTTAAATTACTTGGGATAATCTCTCTTCTAAATTCATAATCAAAGCACGCCTTTCTGTATAAGTCCATTAGAGCAGTTATCCTAAGGTCAATAGATTCAAGTGTAGTAACTTTAAGTCTAGACTCGTCTCCACCTTTATATGGATCTGAAAGTTTTTTATAGTCCCAAACTTTATCTATACCCTCAACTGTTTGCCAATACCACGGCATCCAATAATTAGTGTCCAGTAATAATTCCTGAAACATTTTAAGATATTCAAATCTAGCACTCTGGTTATTTGCCGCTAAATAATTTAAAGCACTGCCTACCTTCAAAGAGTCTCTTACTAAGAGTGGGCTTTCTTTTGTGTCAAAGTCATTAAATAAAAGTACAAACCCTAAATATGTAGGATCATTATACTTGCCATAATCGGCCTGTAGTCCCTTTCTGAACCTTTCAATGGTCGATAAATCAAATGTTCTAGTTGCTACTGCCATGTTACGGTGTATTTGGCCACTCTCTTCTAAAGAGGTGCATTTTTTGTCTCATTCTACCCTCGACTTCATCATAAGTGATGAATATCCTAGCTATAGTATATATGCCGGTTAATCTTTCATTTACTTTCAAATTAAGATTACCGTTTTTAAGATCACCTTCATCACCTTTTTTATCTTTCATTTCTTCACCTCTTTCCTGGTTCAGAACCTCTTTCTGCTCCTGTACAGCAGAGTTTACAGGGCTCTGCTCATAGATAATAACCGGTAGTAGTTGATATCTATACAATGATAAATTGGTTGTTTCAAGCTCTACTTCTAAATACATTTTTTCAAGCTCAACATTGTTCTTATAGTTAAGCATCTGTGCATAGTAATAGTTACGGTGAACATTTTTACCCTGTTTACCTACATACTTATACTTCTGTTGCTCATTATAGATTCTTTCACCTTCAGCTGTAAGCTTACCTTTTAATGGAGCCTGATCTGGTGGCAAGTTTTCAGTAGTAAGAGGTTCAACAGTAAATGTTCTATACTCTTTATCTACATCATCATAATATTGAATAATTCTTCGATACCCATCATTCAGGGTAATAGTAGCAGCGTTGTTGATTAGTTTATACTTTTCAATATAAAGATTACTACCTCGCTTTGCATACTGGTTTGTTAAGTACAACTTAACCTCACTTTGCGTAACAGGCGTATCATTTTCAATGTGATTAGATATACTTGGATCTTGTATCAAGCTACTTAAAGTATCTTCTAGTTTTTCATCAAACGTCACCTGTTTATTGACATTAACCAATGTAAGATAATAATATGGATCTATGTATGCTTTAAAAAAACTATTGTCATCTTTATACGCTGAGTCTAGTGCATCACCTAATAGTTTAAACTTAGTATCAAACGGGCAAAGCCTTTTCATTAAATCATCTGTTCTGTCTTCATTTGATGCAAAGCCTAATTGCAACTCGTCTGCAAGCGTTATAAAAAAATCATATGAATTTGCTTCTGGATATGTCTTACATGTTTCAGCATATAATCCAGGTAATCTTAAAACACCGGTTATGTTAATTGAAACCGTGTCACTACCTCCTCCTTTTTCATCACCTCCGCCTCCACTGTATGCTTCTGAGTTACCAGCATCTGATGATACTTCGGTTATATCAAAGTCCATTCTAATAGGCTTGTAAAGAGTTTCATCTTTGCTTTTAATGTAAAGCATGACTACATCACCATCTGATGGGTATTGACCTTTTGTAAAAGTACCTTTACTGTCTCTTACTGTAGCCTTCATATAAGGAACTATACCATCTAGATTTAGTTCAAAGTCAACTACATCTTCTTTATTAAAATCAAATCTGTTTATTCTAATTGCAGGATATTGGTCACCTGCAAATTTACTCATCCTATCATATTGCTTATCATATTCTTGACCCTCTTCTATGTTAGCCATATCAAAACTTTCAAGGCTAATCGTAGGTTCAGTAACTGTTAAAATGTTATTAGATAATGAAGGCATAGTTATACTTTTCTAGCGGTTTCTGGTTTTTTAACTTTTAAATTAGCTCCCAGAAGTATAGCATTTGGTTTAATTTCCTTTGACTTCTGGTCTGACTTTAGCATATTAGGTGGTAGATTCTCAGTTGAGCCGTTTGGGTTAGCCTTTGATTTTTCTGCAAGAAACTCAAGTCTCTTTTTATCAACAGGTGTAATCCTTTTCTTGTTTTCAAAATTAGTTCTAGGCTTCAAGTTCTTTTTGATAGGTTTATAACTAGAGAATACTGAACTGAGATCAGGTATCATAAGATTCATACCTTCCTTTATACAGAATGGATTTGAAATACCATTTGCTTTTAAAATAACATCCACAAACTCAACTGTTCCATAGTAAATAAATGAAATGATATCAGGTCTCATTACCTGATCTGAGTTTACATAATGCATTTTAATTATCCTCGCATTCTTCGATATCATGAATGGAGGTACTGCAATGTTAATCTTCATATCACCGGTTAGGTCATCGACCACCTTAGACATATTCTGTAATGTTTTAATTCTCATAGTACTAGATTTTTAAGAGAAGCCAACAGCTTTAGCAAAGTTTGCATATCCTGCTTTCAAATTATCATTGAGCTTAGGGTACTTACTCACTATCTGTTCTTGGTATACCTCACCTACAGCTCCCTGTATTGTGTCAGGACCTGATAATTGAGCAGCAGCGTTGTGTCCAATATTAGAAGCATTTCTATTTGTACTACCTGTACCATTTATACTACCTGTCTGTTGAAAACCATTTGCAGCATTAGGTGCAGGTAGTTTATTGTAACCTGTACCGACGTATGGTTGTTTACCAGCAACGTTTGTAAAATCTTCTTCACCTTCAGGTACTTGATATAATCTACCTCTACCTGCGTTAAACATCATTTCAAGATCGACTTTATCACGATCTCGACCACTCTTTAAAGTTGTTGTTACTGTAAGTTCAGTTGGGAAGTCATCTTTACCTAGAGGTCCACCGAACTTAAATTCAGCATTCGTACAAATAAGATTACCTATCATTGCGATTGGATTCAATGGGTTACCTACTGTAAGGTGCCATTGTCCTGTAGCAGATCCTGATAGTAATGCAGCTGCTGCTTGACCTCCCTGCGGTGTATTAAAGTTTTTCATAATCCAACCTCCAACCATGTCTGAAGCCACTTTACCGACACCTTCAACTGCACTTGCCAGTGTAAAACCACCTGAACCGTCTCCGAATACATTGCTTATTATACCACCTAGGTCGCTGATTACACTATTGAAATACTCTCCTAGATTACCACTTCTTAATAGTTCGTGATTACCTATAGGTTCACCAAAACCTTGACCACCGCCTCCACCGTAATATCTAGTACCTCCTCCCCAGAATGGAGCCGAATTATATGTAAGTACCAGCATGTTAGCTAGCACATCAAGCATCGCTATCTTAGGATTGATATTACCATAAGATCTTAATGAATAGTGAAAATTTATCTTAAATTCAGGAGCACAAAAAATACCACTGTCTTTAATCATAACTCTTTTAATCACGTATAATGGACCTTCTACGAAGTTAGGATAAGTTGTCTTAACAGGATCATAACCTGCGGCAGGTGTTGGATTTACGGCATTGGCTGAAGTATTACCAGTACCTAGTGTTGCAGCACTTGAAAAGAATGATGCTGGACTAAATCCTGTAGTACCTATTCCCATGAAACCATTACCACTGACTGAATGTTGGGCAGACTGTAATGCTTGCATTTCAGATTCTACTTCTTTAAATTTCAACTCTGTTTTAAACTGTATAATGTCTTCAAGTTTATTACCTGTTGCTTCACTCATCCATGTCACGGCTCTTGCCATGTCCATTTGTCTAGTATCAACAGCTTGACTTGATTTCCAGTCATAGGCAGACGGTGAAATAATATCATCAAGTACTGGAGCATGAAATCTTCTCAGGGTAAGCATATAGTTATTAGGTATCTTACCGTGATATTTAGCATATATGAAATCGGCATAACTATAAACCATAGCCGTATTATCTGGCAAATCATTAAAATAATTTATAATGTTTGCGGTTGTAGGTACCATAGCGAGCTTAAACTGCTCATCTGTTATAAATCTAGATTCGGGATTGTCGCGATAGTCTTCTCCTTTAATAGCGCCACCTGTAAGCGTCTTATATTGTAACAAGACGTATCTGTTAATCATAGAAGCAGGAGCTAAACCCTGTTCACCGACTTCAGTATCTAGTACCTCAAACTTTTTAATAGGATAACCATTATCGTATTGTGAGTTTAAGAAATCACTAATGTTTTCAGACCTATATTGATTATTCAGCTTTGCTTCTAGAACAGTAGCTGCATCATTAGACTGTGATTTAGGGCTTAAACTTGGACCTTTTGCCCCTGTTACTCTTGCCAATTAAATAAATCTTATTTTTAGTATATATTGGGGTTTACAGTTTTTCCGTATAATCTAGCCATTGCTTATCATCACCGGCAACTTTATCTCCAATAAATCTTCTGAGTCTTATAAAGAACTCGGCATACGTAGGTATTCTATATTTACCCTTATATGAAGTTCTGCTTGCATGTTGCATCACAGAACGTAGTGACTTTTCAATAACATGATCTTCAACTTTATTGAAAAGGTCAAACATATCCTGTTTATATTGCTGCGTCATTATAGAATCAACAACAACCAGGAACCTTCTTTCTTTAGGACCGTTCATGTCTCTAAAGAAGTCGTCATGTGTTTTAAGCGGATTGTCTTCTGAGAATTTTAAGCGTCTAGGTTTTGAATTAAAGCTCTGTACGTAACTCATCTTTGAAAAATGCATTCTCAGAAAATCAGATGAGTCGTAGAATTTAACAATCTTAATTAGATACTCTGGGTTAATCTCATCATACTTCACATCTTTAATTACGCCCTTGACAGGTATAAGTATATTAGGATGTGAATGGGATATTAAGAGAGAATAAACCCTTTCACCTTTTACAAAAAGCTTATGATTGAGCATATTCTACTAAAACTACTTCATCAAATCGTGAAACAACTTCTTCTGGTATTTCTACACTATTCTTTTTATGATTGACTATAGTTAACATAAAAACTATTTCACTTTCATAGACCTCAGAGATCAACGACCTAATAGAGTCTACAGTTTCGCCGTCTAGGTTTTTTAATGCATACAGGATATAATCAGCATCTGTTACCGCCTTAAAAAGCTTTTTACGGATATATGAATTTATGACAAGCTCACTGGGTTTTATTCCATCTATGTCATTCTTAATAAGTTTAGATATAATGTCATGGTAACTTACAACCTCTTCAGCTGAAGAGTTCTTGCAGTACTTCTTAAAGTCTAACTTATTTTTAGCGTAGATACAGTTAATCTTTTTCATTGAGCTCATCGACTTCCTTTTTTAAGGTTTTCAGATATCTTAGTTCGGCACTAAGCACTTTTATTTTATGTTCAAGTTCTTCCTCATCTGGCAGATAACTTTTACCCCAGTCTGTCTTCATTACCAGGTTTAATTTATCAAATTTATTACCTGTCTCGATGTCAAGTTCTTCGCACAGCTCATACAAGAAGTTTATTTTACTCTTAAACTCTTTATCGTTTATAAAGTCATAAACCACTTTCTTTTCATACTTGTCACCCGCCCCATTGATGTTATCATCGACTACAGTCTTGATAACACCATTTGAGGCTACTTCTAAAATAACTTTAACCATTAGTTATTAGGCCAAGGTTTGATAGTTTCCATCCAGCTTTCAATGTGCTTATCGGTTTTTTCTTTATCAAAACCCATTTCAGCACAGCTTACACGGAGTCTTTGTTCTATTGAAGACAACTGCGACTCTAGATCACTCAGAATAATCTTTTCATACTCACCATGTCTTCTACTACCATCTGTCTGATTATTTGCAACAACTTTACCCCAGTCTGAAAGTGCTAGATTTCTTTTAGCCTTGAGAATACCTACACCTTTCATGTAAGCTCTACGTTGTCTTCTGTTCATCCATACTTTCTGCTGCTTGTTGACCTCTAGATTGTTTTGGTTCTCTTCCATGATTATAGAATTTAAGAATTTGTGTTTTTATTTGTTCTCTAACTTGTTTATGTAATTCGTTTTTATCTATGTGAAGCATAAGCATATCAACTACAATTGAGTCGACATCTGCATCAAACGAGTCCTTAATAAGATTATATACTGTGGCCTTAGGGATATCTAAATCAAATCTATAAGCAAACTGTAATTTCTCCTTTGTTGCTTGATTAAGTAAAGCTTTAATAGGATTAGGATCTTCTTTCTTCTGTACAGGTTCTTTCTGTCTAGGTTCTGGCCTAGTTTTAGTAATAGACATATCCATTGCAATTTCACCTTCTACTTGTAACATAAATTCTTGTAAAAGGTTAACGCTGATACGTCCACCACTTTTGAAATAAACCCATTCCTCGTCATGTGAGTGATATAACTCTACATTACCAGACTTTTCTCCTTTAATCCATTGATACTTTTCAGCGAACATAAAGGTTATATGCTAAAAGAATTAAATGTTTAATTACAATTGTGTCGTAATAAGATTGCCATAGTCATCCACTGTTATGGCAAATCTAGTGCCATTAGGTGAAGCTAAGATAATACAACCTTCAGGTGCTGAAGGGTTTGTTACATCAGCAGGTTGTGTTAGTTCTAAATAAGTTGCACTTCCGGCAATTTCAATAGGAGTGGCTGTAGAAAAACCATTTTGACAAACATCATTCAAATCTACACTGATATCTATTGCAACAGAATTTGTACCGCCTGTCGAAGGTGATGTATTTACTGTTGTTCCAATACCATCTACGAAATCTATACCGGTAAATGAGCCATCTAGTGAACCGTTTGCATATATGTCGATCTGATTAGGTGTTGCAATATTAGCCTCAACCGCTACAGTATCTGTGCCAGCCTGGTCTGTTACAGTCCAGGTTATTTCAGTATTGTCTTTAAACGCTAAATTAAGACGAGGTGCATTCAATACTGTTATAACCGCAGGCGCAGGATCCTGTACACCTACTATAACCTTTGATTCAGCTTCTACGGTTACATTATCACCGGTACCAAGAGTTGCTGTAAATATAACATTACTAGTATCTGTAAAATCCAGATTATGTACAGTACCAACACTTGAAGTATTAGATTGCACTGTTATCTTCGGGTCTACAAGCTCAACAGTAGCTGCACTTGAAGTTACACCTGTCACTGTAAAGCTACCAAAGCTATTTGCAATAAAATCTAGACCAGCATATGCTCCTATAAGTGTGCCATCTTCATATACATCTATGATGGCTGAACTAGCCGCAGAAAGGTCTATTACGTTAGGTGTAGTTGTATCAATGGTAATACTACCATCAGTTGATGATAAAACTCTATAAGCCGTGTTTGTAAATGGGCCACCATAAGTACTAGCTATTATATAGTCACTTGAATCAGTCGGTTTACTAGTTACATTATTCCAGTGTACTTGACCGCCACCGCCAGATGTTGTTAACTGTGTTTTTGTAAAATATCTAGTATCGTGATTATGGGCAAATGGCGCGGTTGCGAAACCCGTGTCAAGACTATAAGTCATTGCTACGTTATTCCATTTACCGGTGCCAAAATTATATCTAAGCAATTGATTATTAGCTAATGCTGAAAATTGTACATCACTTAAACCTGAAAGTGAAGCAGAGACTGCAGCCTGGTTTTCCCATTTCTTTGTACTGTTATTCCAAACTAATGTATGACCAGTTGCAAGAGTACCTGTATTTATAGTTACGTCTTCTAATTGATTATTAGAGTTAGGATAAAGTATAGAGTAGTTAGTTAATGTAGTAGGAACTATAGTATGGGTATGTACATTGTAGTCAGCAGCAAGTGCGGAAATATCAACACCATCTACAGTTATGGCATTTGCAAGTGTGATATTACCAGTAAAATATGATGTGCCGTATACAGTTAATTTATAAAGGCTATTTACATTACCACTCCCTATAATAACCTGCCCGGTATGTATGGCTTTTGCATTATTTACACCAGCTCCAATGCTTGGATCACCCACTGGCAACCACCACTTAACAGCATTATCTTTTATACTTAGGTTTGCATTAGCTCCTACAATTGAAATATTGAAGTCATCAGGTGCAACTGTAAGTGTATTAACTGAACCTGATGTTGTACCATCTGTTACAGTGATGTTAGTACCAGCTGCAGCAGCTGCACCAATTGCCTCCCATTGTGCAGGATCCCATGCACTTACAGGACCATTATCAACTAAAGCTCTATACCATGCTAGACCTGAAGCACTTCCTGTATCATCTGGATCGTGATAAACAATATAGCCTTCTTTATAATATCTGGTTGGTACCCAAGGATTTGCAACATAGAGGAAGTTGCTATCTACTTCACCCCAAGATAATTCTCTTTGTTGCTCGGTCCTTAGTTTAATATATTCTGATAAATGCGCCATGGCTTTATATTTGTTTATTTATTGATCAGGGTGTTGTACGTAAATACATTTTACGCAAAGGTGCAGTGCTAATACCTGCTGTAAGCGGGGTCTTGTTTATAACAAAGAAAAGCTTGTAAAGTTCAAACGTAAACTCAACATAGCCTATAGCGGCATAGCATAAATTAACATACTGACCCTGTATGAATAATCTATTCAGTCTACCAAATATCTTATTGTAAACATCTATAAAACCAGCTACAGTATTTTTAAATCTTTCTATTACTACTGCTATCTGATCTTGTCTTCTAAGGTCAAATCTGCTACTGTTGATTATCTTAAGTGCACTGGTTACATCCTTAACAGTAAAGGACATTTGATATTCTTTTATGTAGCTATTGATATTAAAACTTTCAAGTGCTACAAGGTTACCTACATTACAGAAAAACTCAGATGACTCAAAGTACACCTGAAATGGGTCATAGGTATTATAAAGAAATTGACCAACCGTTGTTGTAACAGGTTCCTGTATAGCTAATCTTGGATCGTCTGTGTAGGGACTTCTTTTAGACTGGACCTTTTTAAGATACTTATTGGTATATTCCAATTTAAGTGCCTCAAGTGTCGGATAGGTGACATATTGTTTTTTAGCACCCTTTTGAGTATAACTTACTCTTATTTCAGTAGCAGTAAATGAATTTTTACGTAATGACTCCAGTAAATCAATAATAGTCTTAACCGAAGTAGACTCAATAACCATTAAGTATGTGCGCTATTTTGAGTATATATTTAGCACTGTTGGCACTGTATGCCAGCTCTCATCAAAAGTTCCAAACCATCTTTCTGTCTATACTCTTCTCTATAGAAAACTCTCTTAATTCCAGATTGGATTATAAGCTTTGCGCATTCAAAGCACGGGGAAAGTGTAACATATAAATCTGCGTCTTCTGAGCTGTTTGAAGATTTTGCAACTTTACTGATAGCATTTGACTCAGCATGTAGAACCTCTCTTTTTGTAATAAGCTTTTTTGCTATACCGTTATCCAGTTCATATCCATAATCTATCAAAAGTTCTGCAGCATCAGGATTGTCATAATATCTTTCTTCATATTCCTCACAATCATTACCAAATCCATTAGGTGTGCCATTATAACCATGGCTTATAATAGCCCCATCCTTGACCAAAATACATCCGACCTTTTTACGTTCAGCATATGACAACTGAGAAATTTCCTCAGCGATATTCATATAGACTTTATTTATGTCGATTCTTGGCATAAGTCTTATATTCTATAAAGTAAAATGGTTTAGAGATTGACGCCGTACCAGAAAGCAGGATTGTCATACAAACACTCAGGTATCTTATAGCCTAAGATGTATTTGCCGGTGGCAGTGATTGCACTATACATAGAAGTCTTCATTTTATCTATGTCAGATCCTGATATCTTTAAGCCATAAAAATCTTGAACAAGATTCAGATACATTAAATGTGATGTAATACCATTTTGGCCAGGTTGAGTATTGACCTCAATTAACCAATGTTTACCTTCTACATCTACTGCAACGTCAATTGCAAACATATTCATACCTGGACTAACAGATAAAACGTCCTTGACCATATTTGAAATTTCATCTATGCTTGGGCAATTCTCATCACCATTGTAAATATCAACAGCAGTCCATGTAAATTTAGAACTTTCATTATCTGCAATCTCATCATGTGATGAACCTTCTGCAACACGTAGAGACATTGCTTTTTCGTTTGCTGGTGTTCTAAGTGACAGGGAAAGTAACTTAGGCGTCTGATCTTTTTTACCTTTAAAGATTATCGCCCTGTACTCTTTATCAATCTTGAAAGCTTCTTGATACAGATCATAACTATCTTCAGTAGCTGTAAGCTCTTCATAGGTATCAAATTTCTTGACGCCTTTTGATTGCCATGAAGCTTCTGCTTTCGCTATGATTGGAAATTTTAAAGTTTTAGTTTCAGCAACACTGAATACTGTCTTAGCAACATACTTACTACCTGCAATATTTAGTTCCTTATACAGATTGACCTTTCTTAATTTAAGAGAGTCTTCCGGTAAATTATACATTAACTGCGGATTGTAACCAGAGTCAAGCACAGATTGTGTATATGTAGTAACGTAGCCTAGAGCAGGCAGACCGTCATTTATCTTTTTAGTATTACCTATAAAATCAAGTTGCTTGATAACATTGAAAAGATCATGTTGAGCTATGTCATAAATTTCATCTATGCCAGTTGCTTTATCAATTCCGAACCAGTGTTCACCAGAAAAGCAATTAACCTTTTTGGCAATCAGCATGTCGAACCTGTTATCAGGAGCCTCTCTCATATGTGAAAGACCCTCATTTACGAATTGTTTAAACGAATGTAATTTCATTAGTACTCTGCGCCTTTTATGTCACCATACATGACTTCGACCTGCTTACCTTTTTTATCTAGAGCTTTGAAGCCAACGTTGTTGCCATCATGTATGATGCCATTCTTGTCGTGCATAAAAGATGTGATGAAATATCTCTCATTATCTTTAGTGATAATATCTACCTCATCATGTTTTTTAAGCAAATCTTGTATTATCTCCTGGGTAAAATCAACATCCTTTGTTGATTTTTTTTCCAAAATAAAATCTCTAAATTTCTTCATGATGTATATATCATTTCATGAAAACCTGTATACAGATGATACCACCGGCAAGCAATAAAGAAAGACCGGTCTTCAGGTTTACATTTTCACCCATGTAGTAATAAGCCAGAATAGTAAACACAAAAACACCGGTAGCAAAACCTAACATTCTGCCAGGCCATGTGGCACCAAATCCTTCATAGCTCATTCTTGTTGCATGGATAAACAGATAAGAAATAGGTACACCAAATAGAGATACAAGTAAAGTATTGCTCTTAAACCAGTTAGAGATAAACTGACCATTTGATTGATACCAGATAAGTATTTGACCTATCGTAAATAGAGTCATTGAGAGCAAAATGTTCTTATTCATTATTCATAAATTTCTTGTGGTACCAAAATCTACGGCCTTTACTATCTTCAACACTTTCCATTTTACCATAACATTGAAGCCAGTCTCTGAATGATGTATCTGCAAGTCTACCCATCTTTTCATTGATACGTCCTCTACCATAGCCACGTTTAAATGGATTATCCCAATCTTTAAGTTCACCACCTCCTACTAGATAAGCTTCCTGGCAAACATCATGACAAAGCTCAAGCAGGTCATCACTTAAAATCTTAACTGCTGGTAAAAATGGATTGACTCCTGATCTATAAAGGATCTCAGCTCTTAGATAGTTGCCGATACCGTTAAAGTATTTTTGATCCATCATTATTTCATAGATGGGCTTTTCGAAAAGCTTTTTATTTGAAGATGACTTGACGTGTTCTACGAAGCCTTCATACTCTGAAAGCGGGCAAGGGCCTCTCTTATTACTCCAACTTTCAGTCCAGTCCCATTTTGCAAATCGACGGACGTCTACCATCATTAGACTATATCCATCTTCTCTATAAAATTTAAGATGTGCATGTTTAACCATTTCACCGGGACTGGCAAGATACCAGTTGCCGCTCATGCCCATTGCAAACTTAATGCTACGTTCCTCACCTGCCATTGATATTAAGGTAAGCATTAATTCCTTACCTCGGCTTTGGGCCTCAATTGTAAAAGGCATTCCTCCAAATGGATCTTCCATTTGAGTTTTAACTTTAGTCTCAGGTGACTTTCTGATGTTAGTGTATATCTGACCTTCTGAAACTGAGTTAATGTACTCAGACATGATTTTGACTTCTGCTAATTCAGGCATCTGCTTCTTTGCTAGTGAAAATGTAGGTGTTATCAAAATCACCATAAGGTTCACCTAGCGTCACATTAAAATGTTTTCTTAGTTCGGTCAATTCAGACTGAAGCAAGTTTACACCTAATCTATAAGACGCTTGTGTCTTAAGTCTTTCGTTTACGTGATTGATGATAACTACCAACTTTTCTGGGTTAAACATTATTTGACATTATTTATATTGTCGGCTTCTGACTTATCATTCCTGATCTCAATAAACCTAGGTAAGAAAAGGCTATGGTTGCCATGCTTATCCGTAATGCTCAAGTTATATTGAATGGCTACGATTTTGCCGATCAGCTCATTCTTATTTATCAAACCATTGAACATTTCAAGATCAGCATCAGTAAAGCCAGAACCAACGTCTACTCTCAATTTGCCAGTAGAGTCAGATACACAGAGACTGCCAACATAACCTGTACGTCGACCTTCACCTGGGATCCAGCCTGTAACAATTAAGTCACAGTCATTAACTTCCTTAAGCTTGATCCAGTTTCTGCTACGTTTACATTCATACACTGCATCAGTTTTGCAGATAACACCTTCACCGCCGTTCTTAACAATTTCTTTATACTGATCCATCATCTCATTGACGCTATTGAAAGTCCAACGCTCTGATAGACAAATATGCTTACAGTTTTCTGTCAGATGTAACCACAGCAAATCAAGAACATTTCTACGATCAGTATACTTTATTTTACCTTTACCTGCAGTAAGTACCTTTTCTTCCTCAAAGTCAAATATGTTGAACATGAACTCTTTAGAAATTTCTCCATCTACTTTACCCTTGAGCATTCTGTTCAGTTTACCTGATACTGACTTGCGATCATGGTCAGTTAGCTCACCATCAAAGAACCAGCCTTCAAAATCAAAGTTAGGATTTGAGGCTACCATCTTATGAAGCTCGATATTCACATACTTCATATGTTCAGTAGGTACCTGATTGAAGTTTCTGGTAAAATACTGGAAGTCACCGTCTTTATAGATTGCAATAATACGAACTCCGTCATATTTATGCTCACAGTAGATGGTGTCCCATTTTTCAATAAGCTCTACGTCATCTTCTGAAAGCATCAAGCTTGGGTTAGGTATCAGCTCACGTCCTACAGCTTTATTGATAGACTTAGCCTGTATACCTATGTTGAGGTTCTTAGTAAGTACATCATAAAGTGTTTGTTGCAATTCAGATGGGAAACTAGATATAACCCAGTGTGCCTCTTCGCGCAATTCTTTATTTGCAGACTTAGCGTCTTTAAGTTTTTGTACTAGATCTTTAACCGCCTTAAATGTATCTGAAGTCCCAAATACAATTCCTACTTCCATGTCTAGCTTATTAAGCTTGGTAGTAATAAATGGGTTGTATGCAACCTCAAGTAGAAACTCCAATTCAGGAGTTAGATTCTGCTTAAGTATACGCTGCATCTGGTCCTGTGAACCTTTACCAGTACAGGCTGCAATTTTTTGCAATGTCTCTAATGCTTTAATCATATTATGCGTGTGTATGTTCTAATTGAAAAGTTAACTCTAATCCCCATGGGAGTTTATAAGCAGTGAAACCGCCTGTGCCTACGTTTGTAACGTCTGCTTTATCATAGATAGCCCTTGTCAAAAGATCCCTTGCCGTAAAGCGTAAATCGTCCATATCTGGTACTTCCATTCTTCCGTCACCCTTATACCATTTCCAGTCCTTTTCCTGCATGTGGTTTAACACCGCTTCGAAGTTAAAGCTTTTCATAATGTCGTAAGCTTTTTTCTCAAGTTCAGAATCTGTGAATTTTTCGTGTGCCATGTTGATTATGTTTATTGTTATGGTGTAAATATAACTAGACTAGGTTCAATCTGAAAGTTATTTGCAGATTTTACTTTTTCCAGTTATTGAAAGCCCATGAGACATCTTCTGAAACATGAGCTTTAGGTTGAGATGGTTCGTACTTACTATAAGGATTGTAGACAGGCTTGCTGGTCTGTTCAGGCTTTAAGCTTGCAGCCATTGATTTCAGTATACTGAATAGTCTGTGCGACTGGCCTATACTGATAATACTGTCTCTAACGTTTTTATAAATGAAAGCACTTGCTGATTCATAACCTTCGTTTTCCAGCAAGTCAATTACTTTAGCACCGACTTCATTGAATACGTCTTCAGAAGGATTAAGGACTGGAGCAACTTTGCAAATACCAATACCGCTAAGCTTCTGTTTATCGGATTTGCCGGACATCATTCCTCGCATTACACCAAAGCCACTACGTCTTGAGGCTTTATTGATAAGCTCTGCTGTCTGCTTATCTACTGGTTGAACTGTGTTGCCGGTTTTGTGATATACGATATCTACACAACCATAAGACTCTACTGTACTACAAGTTACGCAAACTTTATAGCCAAGTTCTGCCCTTTTTACAGGCATGTCGTTTTTACATTTCGCACATTTCATAGTGTAAATATAACAAGCATCTTTTGCCTGTCAAAGAAATCTTCAGAAAAGTGAGTTGCTGTTATTTTTAGATATAACATAGTTGGAAATAAATGTAGTCCTGTGATGAACAGTAGGCCCATTTTCCAATAGGGCTTCACGATGATCTGCAGTGCCATAACCTTTATTGCTTTCCCATTTATAAACAGGAAACTGTTCAGCAAGTCTGGTCATATAGCCATCTCTTTCGACTTTAGCCAAAATAGAAGCTGCAGCAATTGAATAGTAGTTAGCATCACCTTTAACTACACAGGTATGCGGTATACTTCTGTAACCGTTAAACTTATCACCATCAACTATAATATGCTCAGGTGTTTGACCAAGACCGTCAAGAGCTTTATGCATAGTTTTAAAGGTGGCCTGAAGTATGTTGAAAGTATCTATTTCATGAACAGAACCATAGGCTACAGAATATGCTATGGCGTTCTTCTTAATTATTTCCACTGCCTCTAACCTTTGCTTCTCTGAAAGCTTTTTAGAGTCTTTAACCAGAGGATGGCTAAAATCTTTAGGTAGGATAACAGCTGCGGCAACTACAGGTCCAGCAAAGCAACCTCTACCTACTTCATCAACGCCTGCTTCTATACAGTCCTGTAAAAATGGCTTAAGTTTAGTCAATGTTTTTTGTGTCATACATCATAAAATAAAGTTCATGCTTAGGTCGGGTAATAGCAACGTAATGTACATTCATAGACTCTTGGTCCTCAACATCACCTGGGTCAAATGAAACACTCTTAAGTTCCTTTTCATCTAGTTCAAGACCATTATGTTGTATGATGTCAGGTGAAATTGAATTGACTACAACACAGGTTGGAAACTCTCGACCTTTGCTCTTGTGAATGGTAGTAATGAAAGTTTTGCTCTCACTGTTCTCGTCTATAAACTGTATCAGCTCACTACCTTTACCAAAATCTGGCAAGATTCTTTTAAGCTTCCTGTTTAACTGAGGTGTCACACCTTCCTTTTTTCTAATAACATCTAGTTCATCTTTTGTAAAAACGTTCTGATACTTCATAGGTATCTTTTTAAGCAGGAACTTTTCTTCAAGACTTCTGATAACACTATTTGTTCTGGCCAATATCACAACCTCTTTCTTCTTCATTAACTTAAGAAGTTCATTTTCATCTATAAGATTCATGTGTACTTTACCTGGCTTATCAGAATGTGCCACTGCTTCAAGCGAACTGTAAGAGTTAGAATGCTCTACAATATTATAATCTGATCTGAAGTTTTTAGACAGACTGTACTCAACTGTAGTCTTATCTTGCTTAAGTAGCTTTTCAATCATATCACAATTAGAACCAGAGAAAGCGTATATGCTTTGGTTACGATCACCGATAAGATGGTAGATTTTTGCTTTAAGCTTTAGTAGGATCTTAAGCTGAAGTGCTGAAGTGTCCTGATACTCATCGACGAACACATAATCATATCGCTTATGCATCTCATCATCCCAAGTTTTACTATCAGTAAGACGTAGTGTTTCAACCAGCATGTCAGTAAAGTCTCTACTGCCTGTCTGCTTCAGAAACCTAGTGTATTCAATAAAGAAATCTGGTAGCCTAGACTTTACGTTCTCCTGTTGAAGCATCTTATACTTAGAAATTTGTGAGCTGCAGTATTCGGGCTCTCTTTCTAGCTTTTCAACTCTGCGCTTAAACGCAATCTTCTCATCAATCCTAGCCTTATTACCAGGTGAACAATTCTTTTTATACCAGTTTATGAAATGGTGGAAGTCTGCGGTCTTCTTAAACTTTCTACATTTAGCCAGGGTTGAAAGACAAAATGAATGTATCGTCGTGATATTAACCCTAGGGTTTTTTATACGATTCCTCAATTCATTTACTGCGTCATTAGTAAAGCTAAAAAAGATTATCCGTTCTGGTTTAACGCCTTGTTCTAAAAGCCAAACCAGTCTACCTGCAGCAGACGCTGTTTTACCTGAACCTGCAGTTGCTGTGAGTATCACAGACTCTGGTCCATTGTGTGTAATAAACTTAAATTGTTCCTCTGTAAATTTTGAAGCCATTTGATATCATTCAGTTATAATTATACTGAAACAGATATCAAAGTTTTTACAGTTTACTGTTTTCAGATTTCCACTTCTCGTATCTGTCAGTGATCTCAATAAGTATCTTGTCACGCATGATATCTTCTTTCGTGAAAACAAAATCACCAATACCAGTAATGCCGTCAAGCATCTTTACGAAACTAGGTAAAGCAACCTTATTCTTTTCAATATCATATTGGCTTACGTCACCTGATACAACAACTTTACTACCTTTACCCATACGTGATATGAAAAGCATAAGTTGTCTGAAGTCAGCGTTCTGTGCCTCATCAAGTATCATAATACAATCATGGAATGTACGACCTCTCATATAGGCAAGCGGCTCATACTTTATAAGATCTATAGACAATAACCAGTTAGCTGTGTCATTGCCAACGATCTGTGATAAACAATCCATGTAACTTTCCATGAATGGCTTAATCTTTTCGTCTACGGTACCTGGTAAAAAGCCAAGTTTTTCACCTGACTCCTGAATAGGTTTAGTAAGAATGATCTGGCTTATTTTACCTTCAGCAAGTAATTGCAGTGCAGCATATACTGTAGTAAAAGTTTTAGATGTACCTGCTGGCCCATGGCAGAATGTTACTTTGTTTCTTAAGATGGCATCTTTGTACTCAGACTGCTTATCTTTAAGTGTAACGTGAGCTAAGTGAGCTAATGTAACCTCTGGTTGCTTAGTTCTTCTTGATGTTTTGCTTCCCAAATTCTTGAGCTTTTTGTTTGATTAAAACCAGTTCATGACACATTTCATATTCTTCATACTTCTCAAAGTATTCTATCACTTTATCAATAGCACGTAATCTGATTTTCATATTGTATGGAATTTCAATAACCTCATCCATGTCTTCATAGATAATGAAGATATCGTTGATATCGGATTTCAACATACAGTTATAACATTTCTTGATAAGCTTATCCAACTCATCATCTTTAACTGGCTTTTCCATACCATTGGTTATTAGTAATTAGACCTTTTCGTTTTTATCCCATTTAGAAAGTATGTCTTTCCAAAGGTCCTTAAGATCTTCAGCCTGTTCTTTAATCGGCGGCATTTCCGTTTTATGCTCTGTCTTGTTATTAGTTATTCTAATCAGAGCAAATGATTTAACAACATTAGCAACATTTACTCCTGCTACAAATATAAGCAAGATAGTTCCTAAGAAATTATACCAAGTACTTAAAATAAATTGAAGTGTTTCCATATTATTTCTTTTTAGCCTTTTCAGCCTTTTCAGCTTCCTGCTTCTTCTTCAAAGCTTCGGCTTTCATAAAAATTTTATAATCAAGTTGAGCCAGATTTGAAACTATCAAAGACTTTCTATACTTTAGCGTTTCAATCGCGGCTTTATCTGCGTCACCTTTCTGTAAAAGCTCTTGTGCTTTTGCAGCTGCGGCATTTGCTTTATCCATATTCGCCCTCATCTTTTCCTTTAAAGCATCAATCTTTTGATTGCGAATAGCATCGTCAGTTAAGCCGTCTCCTGCTCCTTCATTTATAAATATATCGTATTTACTTATTAACTGTTTCAATTTTTAATATATCTTTTTTAACCTCGATCAGATAAGCGCATTTTTCATATTCTTCTTTACCTTCAAAGAAGTTTAACATATTATCGATCGTCTTAATCTTTATTCTATAATCAGTCGGCGCATCTATAGCCTCCTGTCTAAAATTAAGTAAAAGATCATAGCCTGTGTTGAAGAAACGTTCTTTACTAACCTCCTTCAAAGCAGTAATAAATTCATTTACGTCATCCATATAGTATATATCAACTTTAAAGCTTTATCAAAAAATGAAGTATCTTCTTAATAACGTATTCATAACCTGGGCTTTTCTCAAAATGCGGACTGACGGCTACAACATGGCCTTCACCATATATGGTATGTACTGCGGCAGGTGTATCAATTACTTGACCTGCTGTGCCCTTTTCAGAGTAAATATCTTCAGTAAACGTCATCAGCACATTCTCTTCTACAGATAAGCTTTCAATAAATCGTTGCCACACCGGGCCATTATGGTAATAGATACCTGGTAGTACGTCTTCTTTTATCTTTAGAAGTTTCTTACCCTTATCTGTCATCTTAAACGACATGTTTGTCTCACCTCTATGTGCGTTCTCTTTATCAACTAATTCGTAGTTAATTAAACCAAGTGACCACGTATAACCTGAAGATAGAGCATAAGCCCCAGCGCATACACCAAGTACTTTACCCCCATTTTTTACATAATTTATTAAGGCAGCTCGACCTACCCATTCCAGTGTATTACATATTTTACTACCACTTCCGCCTGGCAATATAATGCAATCGTATTGCTTAAGTATATCATGTGTGAAGTCGCTTTCTTTCAGCACAGATAAGTCTCCGATTAAACCAGACTTATAGTGTTTAAGCCATACGTTAATTGTATTAGATGTTACGCCATCGCTGATATAAAGTCCTATCCTTTTATTTCTCATAAGTCTTTAATTGTTCTATAAGATTTTTCTCTTCGCTAGAAATTTGTCTAGGAAAAACAGGTCTTATCTTAACCATTAGATTACCTTTCTTGTCACTGTCATAGAAAGGCATACCGCAACCAGGTATTGCTATAGTGCCTTCAGTCATTGGTGATATAGTATGCATCAGTGAACCCTCAGGTGCAGGTATTTCAACATGACCACCTGCCATGATCGTATAAATATGAACATTGAGATCTATGAACAGGTCAGCACCTCTTCTAATAAAGCGCTCATCCATCAGCACAGTAGGTATGATAATCAGATCTCCTTTATTCAGTGCAGAATTATAGGGATGCGGATAACCTAAACCTCTTATTCTTAACTTCTGACCTGTTTCTACACCTTTCTTAATGTTTATCTTATATGACTTGCCATTTAACTGGACATCTTTGCTAACTCCTGTATAAGCCTCTTGCATAGTCAGAGTCATCTGTATGATAATATCAGGACCCTTTTTAACACCTTGACTTCCATATATTTCGTCAAATGCCTGTGACCAGCCCTGTGAAAACATAGTGTCTTTTATGAAATCATAGTTATCGGCGTATTGCATGCGCTGACCAGAATGGTCATACTTAGCCCTCTTACCCTCATCACCTAAAATATCATATGCTTCTGATATCTGTTTGAATTTTTCTTCAGCAGCTGTATCACCAGGGTTCTTATCAGGATGGTATTTTATAGCCAAAGATCTATAGGCTTTCTTAATATCATCTTGACTGGAACCCTTCTCGACACCCAGTATTTCATAAAAATTTTTCATGTAATGGTTTAGAGATCCAGCTTGCTTTCGTTAAGCTGCTTCGTTTTCAATGCTCTCTCCTTTCTGTTTTCTAAGAGCATCCTTTCGGTTAATAGATTCTGGGCTTCAATAGCTTCTGAGAGCTTATTTAAAGATTTAATAAGTGAGGGTAAATCATTGTCATAATACTTTTTACCCATTATAGTTTTGTGAAATTCCATATCCTTTATTGTTTATATGGTTACTGGAGCAAACGGTTTACGTATGAGCCTGGATTAGCTAAAGGTGGTTGAGTATCGGATGACGATAGGATATCGGCATTAGAACCCTTTATTCTTCTTTTCAATCTGCGTTTCGGTGTCATCGGAAAGATGTTATCATTCTTGCTAACATTTCCTACACCTTCAGTACCTGTATTAAGTATACCTAAACCCTCATTTACAAATTGTGAAAACGATAAAAGTTTCATGGGATGATTACTGCTTTTTCATAAGGTATTGTGCCGCCTTTTACCCTAAAGCTTTTCTTTACACCACCGATATTTCCGCCGCAATTGCAACTGCCAGTGGTAAAAACACCATATTGATCATATATTTCACCAACCCTGAACATAACTCCCCTAGGCGTTTTATGATTCTTAATAATCTTTATTCTACCTGAAGGTTTTCTAGTTACCGTATTGATACCGTTCATTAGTCCTTTTTGCTTTCTGCCTTCTTTTCAAGGTTCTTTAATTGGATATCTGCAGCAATAGAATCTGTACCTGCTTCGGCCTTTTTATGAATAAGCTTTGCTTTGGTTACCTCGTCCTGTTTAACACCATCCTTATTCTCTACTTTGTCCAAGGCTTCTTTAGCTTTAGCTTCAGACTGCTTAGCAGTCTTTAATTTATCAGCCATGTCTTTTTGCTTCTTGCGCTCTTCAGCTGCATCAGAAGCTTCAAATAAAAATTGACCAAAGTTTTTATAGTTCATCTTTCTTAAGTTTTTTACGAGAGTAGAAATAAAGCCCAAAGAATAATCCCGACAGGCAGTAAAAAATAGCGTCCGTAATCCAGTATGAGCCTGTCAGGTCCATAACCATTTTGAATGCTGCATCGAATCCAAAAGGGTTGAAAAATGTTGCAAAGATTAAGTAGAGCGTTGGTCTGTCTATCTTCTTTAGTGCAACTGTCGCCTTCGTCCTGTTCTTTAAGTTCACAATTTACTGTGCTGCTTTCCATGTTTTTATTTTATTTGTCGCCACTTAACTTACGTCTGGTTTCCATGTTTCTTTTTACCAAAGCGGTTTCACCATTTGCAAAGTCCTGATAAGGGAGCGACTTGTCCTCTACTGAATGTGGGGTTGGATATAAATAATCAACCTTCTTTGTGGCAGACTGTCCAATCTTTTTATCCCAATACTCTTTAAACTGGAGAACACTACCTCTAAAATATCTGATATCTTCTAGGTTAGGGTCCTGTTCAGCACTGGGTTGTACAGCCTTCTCAAATACAGCATATGACTCTATGAATTTCATATGGTATATATTAGGGCCACCACAGATGGCCCTAATTGTTAGATCTTTTTACCGCAAGTTGCACAGAACTTCCAAGTGGCCTTAAATTTAGTACCACAGTCTGTACAGTAATGTGCTACAGCAGCTTGCTTTTTGATATCCTGTGAATAGATCTTCTTCTGACTGATAGGTAAAATCTTGATCTTAGTTCTAGAACAGGGTATAGATTCAAATTCCATATTAACCTCTACAAAACTTTGATCGCTTTTTGAACCTTCGGCAATGCGGCCAGTTTCAGTAAGCCTTTCTTTGTATGACTGATCTGTAACTATGTTATTAGACACGCTGTTATCAAATGAAAGATACGCATCAGATGCTGTAGAGTAAAAATTAAGATTGTCTGATGTGGTGATAGTACCATCAAACATACCGCCGGTGTTCATGCTACCGCCTGTGTTTACAATACCACCTATGTTGTATAAACCATTCTGCCAGGTACCTGCTCTCCAGCCAGCACCACTATCATGATAATAATTACCTGTAGAAGGATTGATATAGGTATAAATCTTTTTACTAAAGAACTCTACTTCTACAGATCCATTATTTTCAATAGCTTCCTGTACTTCTTTTGAGCTACCGACCTGATAAGTCTCAAATTTGAAACGATTGTTTTTGTCAAGATATCTTTCAAGCCAGATTCTTTCACCCGGTCTAACTATAATACCAGACTGGCTAATGTTTTGACCATTAAGTTTAATAACAGCCAAGGCTTCTACTTTACTTGGATTGAATAATTCGATCTCGAACTCTTGACCATCTTCGAGATAAACATTACCGTCATATTGTTTAAGACGGTTCTTTTTTGTGCTGATGTTAGCATATGGTTGTTTACCAAACCCCCATGTGCCGTTTGTGTTTGTAATGTACGACATACTTCTTTACTTTATTTTAGTTTAGCGGTTACTAATCTCTTTGTCCTTTCGAACTCTCGGCTATCTGTGGTAGCCCGAGACCAATAACACGAAGTTACAAATTATATATCAATTATACCGCGATCGGTACATTCTTAAAGTTAGCATGGCAACCATAACCTACAATCTCAAAATCATCATAGCTATAGTGTGTTACATTAGCTCTCTTATTCTTGATTACAAGCTTAGGTAAGTTCTCGTACGGCTCTCTTTTAATCTGTTCTTTCGCGAAGTCTAAGTGATTGTTGTATAAGTGAACATCGCCAAGTGAACAGATAAGCTTATCTGGCTCCATGTTTACAACATCTGCTAGTAAATGTAAAAGCAGGGCATAAGATGATATGTTAAATGGAAGACCGAGAAATGTATCAACACTTCTCTGGTTCCACATGAGAGATATGCCTCTTTCTGGTACACCAAGTTCGGTTAATACTCTATGACATTCCTTTTTACTTAAATTACCAATAGGAAAATCTAACACATCAAATGTTGGTAGTTTTTCCCATGCCTTTATGCGTTCAGTTATGTTTAGTTTTCTGGTATAAACCTGGAAGCCATAGTGACAAGGAGGCAAAGCCATCTGATCAACTTGTGCTACATTCCAGGCATTAACCATAAGTCTTCTGCTATCAGGATTGTTTTTAAGATCATCCACAAGTTTATTGATCTGATTGATGCCCTCAAAGTAAACAGGGCCTCCTGTCATTGTTTGATGTCTTCTCCCTGCTTCTCCGCCCCAGTCAACCCATTGTTTTCCATACACAGGTCCTAAGTCACCAAACTGTTTAGCAAAATGTTCATCTAGAACTATAGCCTCATTAAATTCTTGAATAGTCATCATTCTGGTGATATTCAAATTAGGATCATCGATGTGATACCTATAATCAGGCTCTTCTAGTTGAGAAGCATAATCATAATAGTTCTGATAGGGCCATTCTGACCAGATAGTTACACCTTCTTTTACCAGGCTTCTAATGTTTGTCTCACCTCTTAAAAACCAAAGTAGTTCATGTGCAACCGACTTAAAGTGAACCTTCTTTGTAGTAAGAAGCGGAAAACCTTCAGACATGTCAAATTCAAGTTGTCGACCAAATACTGATACTGTGCCAGTACCTGTTCTGTCTTCCTTTGAAACGCCATTGTTCATTATATCTGCGATCAGATCGAGATACTTTTTATCTAGACTATTCATTTGAAAAAAGTTTTGTAAGTTCTATAGAGTTACCCTCACCTACAAGTTTAACCACTTCAGATGAAAATTCATCTTCACAAAAGACAGCATCAGGTTTTGTTACATAGACAGTGATACCTTCTATGCCTCTTGCTTTGAAAACTTGTAAAAGAGATTTTTGATTAAGAATACGTTTATTGAAGCCCATATTAAATAGTACGGCTTAAATCGAAATAGTTTAACGAACGTTGGTAAAATAAATGTATGGAAAAAAGTTCTCCATTTGCTGTCTGAAATCATCAGTCTTGATTGCAACTTCAGGCTCTTTGATCGAACCGGTTGGATCATCATCTATAAGTTCTTGCCAGTACTTAACCTTAAATGAATCTGGCTCAGTTTCATTTTTACATAAGAAGTACTCATACCTGTCTCTCTTATTAGAGCTGTCAAGCATGATGTGATGTATTTCATTATTGTATTGACGCATCCTCTCATCGTCAAGATCATAAAAGATACCAACCTTTTTTAAGACCCAGCCTATACCGTTTCTGTTAATGATAGAAATATAGGCCAGCTTACCCTTATCCCAGTCGGTTGCATAGTAGTCTATCTGATGGCCATTTGCATCAATAGATCCATAGTTACCTGAAGCCTCAAGTAGAAATTCGCCAAAGTTTTTAATGCTTCTCATGTTCTAGATATTTATCAAGGAAGCCATTGTCGACTAATTCCCTTGTAAGCATTTTAGATATTATAGAATCGCTTGGATAGTGCACTCCGCCTTTTATTCGACTCATTGTAATCTTTTCTGCCATATCAACCAGCTGCATTGCCTTTTCAGGATATCTTTTGGCTAAAAGAAAAGCTACATTATACGAGTCAAAAGCGTGACCACTAGGATATGCTGGACTGTTAGCATCGGTTGCAAGATATGGGTACAGGTTAATAGCATACTGATATGCTAACTGTAAAGGTCTAGGTCTCTGGTAATGATACTTAAGTAAAAATACAATACTGTCTGTTTCAATAAAGAACCTGTGAATCTCATCTCTGCTAATACCGGGTATATTCAATTCCTTTAAGTATTCATGCCAGACTTTAGCATGATCTTTTTCACAGGCAGTAATAAACCCTTTGTCTTCATCGGTCAGAGCATCCTGTAAAGAGATCATATAGTCTATTTCAGCTTTAGCAACTCTTTCACCTCCTTCAATGAAGCTTTGCCATGGCATACTATAATACTTATTAAGTACACCGCTCTTTATTATGGCGTCACATAGCTCATTAGGTTTAAGCATGGTCCCCATTTGATAAAGGGTTGGATTACCATAGACAAAGCCTGTACGTGTTGCCATAGGTTTAGGAACACTCATGGATTTCATTGCTTGTCTAAAGGCATTTGCTATCATGGGTTATGTATCTTGAATTTTGAATTTATATTTTTCATGTTCAGGTATATCTACCTGTTCAAGTTCAAGAATCCAAAGAAATTCACCAGAACTTATGTTTTCTATCTCATAGTTAGTGATATAATATTGGCCGGATAAGTCATCCTGCATCGGGTTAAAAATACCCCAGTCTGAATACATCTTTCCATGATATTCAGTATACTGTTCATTTGTAATGTAAGCTATCTTTATCATGCTCTACCTAAAAGTATTTGATATTGTTGAACTATATTGTTAAAGTCGGTAGGTTCAGTACCTGTTAAAGCTGTCGATCCCCATGCAGCTAAAGCCTGTCTTCTTAAACCGCCATTTGCGGCATTTGTAGAGAATAGATAAGGAGCTGTGGTCGAGTTATTAGAACCTGAAGTGGGCGTGAGAACGATTGATCCATTCCTGTAAAGAGGTGAGGGCTGGCTTAAACCGGGTATATTTACCAGCCAGAAACCCGTGGTAGTTGTATTTGCGGCGTTAATATTTGTAGCTCCTCCGAAAGGACGAATAAGCAAGCTAGATCCATTAGTTGCCTGAAAATCCATCCTGTTTGTTGTACCAAACCAGTCATAACCGTTAGTAGTGTTTTGCTCATTGATATAAACACACATAAAGGCCTGAGTCCAGCCTAATGTAGTCCATGTGGTCGTGACCGGCGTGAGAGCGAATGAACTTGTTGTCTGCGGATCCATGCCAGACAAAGTATGTGTAAAAGAACCGGAAAGACCTAGAGAAGCTAGCTGTACAACATCTCTGATTTGAGTTGCAGCATTAGTTCCTACCATAGGAAAAAGATATTGTAACTTACTAAAGATCGTAGTGTTTCTAAGATTTGTAATTAAATAATCCAGGCTGTTCTGTTGATTAGAATCAACGTTAGCGAAACCTACAGTATTCAAAAATCTATTAGTGTATATGTCAAAATTCGGATTGATGGTATAGAGCTGTCTACCTAAAAGCTCTTGATATTGTTCTATTATTTCTTCAAGGATGATCGCCTCTGCTGTTGTATAGGCCTGTGATACAAAGGCTAACCTCATATTATTAATTTCAACTGAGGCTGATCTTGAAAGTTGTATAATCCATGAGCCTGATGATACCGTACTTCTTGTGAAGTTTGCATAAACGAATTGATTCCTAAACGAATAAGCGCTAGTGCCAGTAGATGTACTTGCAAATTGTAAACCAGGTATACCCGTGGCAAAAAAAGTGCCACCACCACCGCCGCCTGCTATTCTAACACTATTTCCACCGAGTAAAAATGATGGACCTGAGGAGAGAATAGTATTACCGAAAGTAATAATACCACTGGGATTCCAGGTTCCATAATACGCAAATGATAGATTAGTAACGTCTACATTAGAATCAAGAAATCCGGTAGTTGCGTTAGCATTAGCAGATGGGGTACCTGATATACCGTTAGAATCATGCACAAATGAACCTGTAAAAGTTATAGCGTATAGCGAAGGATCAATGAGATTAAAACGATGTGACGTTGAGTTACCTCCGATAAACGGATATAAAACATGAAACCTGTTCCAGAACCCATTTTCTTTAAGTGCGGTTACTAAATAATTTAAGGCAATTATCTGTGCAGGATCTGTAATGTTAGCATATGCCGATGAAACAAAGGTCTGCACAGCAGGATCAACACCTCCTGACCAGCCTCTCTGCCTATCTGTAATACTGGGTAATCTTCTATCTGATGTAGTGTGTAACATTAGAAATCTCTTTTCATTATCATAAACGTCATAGTACCTGATGTCAGAGCGCTATTCATTTTAGCTCTAAGCTTCCATCCATTCGGGAGAAGAACATAATAATTTTGATCTCTGTCTAGATAACGAACAAAAATGTTATTGTTATCCACTGCTTGTATTAAGCGATATGGATTTGGTGCACTTGCTGAAGTACCCTGATTAGCTGCAACACCTGCAGTACTTAAAAGTGATTTAATTGGCACGTCATTAGAACCATCAGAAAGGTATATCGTAATTGGTACCTGAGAGCCCTCTGTGCTGGTTATAAAAACCTCATATACCCAAGAGTCATCGGCTGATGCTGATACTAAATCTTTGGTTGATGTACTGTCAGCACTGGTAAAAGTGACCAGTGTGTAATTTTGATTTGCTAAAAAGTAAGCTGTTGTATTCTTTGCCATATTCTATATTTTATTATCCTGGAAATGAACCCATAAATGAAAGAGGGGTATTGTTTCCGCTTGAACCACTTGAACCACTTGAACCTGAAGAACCATCTGTGCCAGATGTACCGCTTGAACCAGAAACTCCAGTCCCACCTGATGTACCACTTGAGCCAGAAACTCCTATTGCACCAGACGTACCTGAAGAACCATCTGTGCCAGATGTACCACTTGAGCCAGAAACTCCAGTCCCACCTGATGTACCTGAAGAACCATCTGTGCCAGATGTACCACTTGAGCCGGATGCACCTGTTGCTCCTGACGTACCTGAAGAACCGTCTGTGCCGGATGTACCAGAGCTACCTGATGAACCACTACTACCACTTGAACCAGACGAGCTCGATGAACCACTGCTACCACTTGTGCCGTTTGCTCCTGATGTACTTACCTGTACACCTATAAGTATTATAAGATCAGTGTTATTTGGAAAATTTGTACTACCGACACCATTAGATGATATCAATGTGACAGGATAAGTCCAGTAATTATTAGGAACTGTAGTCGGTGTGCCATTTACTTTCCAGATCTGATAATCCACAGAGTTATTTCTATCTTGAATTATTATCTGCTGGTTGATTTGAATAAGACCTAAAATTACATCTATATCCTGGTTGTTTTGGTCAAGATGATCTATACTAATGCTAGTAGAGTTTATCTGCGTCGCATTATTCCAGATGATATTTCCAGCACCTGGGTCGCCTGACTGTATAGTAGTTTCAGCAGCATAATCAAATAAACTTGAAGATGCACCGTTTATACCACTGGTACCGTTTATACCACTTGTGCCTGAAGTACCGGCAACACCGCTGGTTCCTGAACTACCTGCAGTACCTGAGCTACCTGCAGTGCCTGAAGGTCCAACTGGACCTGGTGCACCAGGTGAGCCTAGAGTTTGCCAGGCAGATCCATTCCATTCCCAGGACTCTCCTGTAGGAAGTGTGTATATCTGTCCGATACTTAACGGCGGTGGTGGAAAACTTATTGGCATATTTTTATCTTGTTATTTCCTCCCAGTCCATAGATCCATAGACCGTTTCGCCGTTGGTGGAAGCAGCTACGGCTAAACATATTTCATGCGGATCCGGGATAAAAGGATCACGTTCAAGCTGAAATCTAAAAAGGGCCTCTTTAAGAACGTCGGTGTTTACTGATGCTTGTATAGTGGATGAAAGATATCCTGTAGCAAGCGTTCTACCACCAGAAACGCCTGTTCCGGTGATGTTATATTCTACTGCAGAATCGGCACCTGCTGATACCCACGATCCGCCGGCAGTTGTACAACTTTCAAGCATTTTCCAATTGTATTTTCCAGTACCAGCTCCCATAATTGAAAGAGCTGAAATAATTGCAATTGCGTCTAACGCTGTAGTTTTTAATCTTATGCTAATAATAGGATAGTATGTTCCTCCAGTTGCAAGAGAAACTGGGGTAGTAATAGGCGTAACGACAGCCTGTTGAACTCCATGCATTTCATATCCGCCTTCAGATATTACCGAAGAACATATTTGTTTAAATGTACTACCTGTTACAGTACCTGCAGTATTAAAGATCTCATATCGTAGAGGTAATGATGCAGTAGTAATATATGTTGATGTGATAATGTTTGCGTGATGAAATATGTGACACGTATGAAACTCACCATTAATGACAAATCCACAACGAACACTGCCTACGCCTAGCCATTCAAAGTCCATAAAGAGGATTTGCGCCTTAGTAATATCTAAGGTAATACCAGAAGGACCGGTGCCATCCATTGGATCTACATTCCAGGAAGCTTGTGCAACTGGCGTATCAACAAGTACGCCAGTTACGGAACTCCTCTCTACAAGTGAAAGCGTAGAATTTGCTAATTGCAAAAACATACCGTTTGCTGCTCCGTAATAACCAACTCTTTGTGTTAGGCCTGACTGCGCAGGTGCCATAACAAATGTATTAAGAGCTAGGAGACTCTTGCCAGGCTGATATGCAAACACCTTATAGGTTTCACGTCTTATCGTTGATCCCGATGCGGCTGTCACATTTAGGTTTACTAAACCTTCGTTTGCATCAAAAACAGCGGTACCGCCAGTGGCAGTTTGAGTAGCCCAAAGACCGTTATCTTTGTAACGATGTGACGAATCGAAAAGCGTAAACGGCTCTGATATACGCAATCTTCCGAATGAATCGAAATTATTAGTATATGCAAACTTTATTTTATCCGTGTAGGTGTACGACATATTTCTTTATATTGTTTTCCAGGAATTGTTTCTGAATAAAAAGTTTAATGACATTCTATCTATTTTCATCAATACTGATGATTCTCCATTGATTAGTTGTCCACCTTGCCCTTGTACCAGTATGCCTCTGTTGCCATAGCTTATACCTCCTACCTCATCTGCAATATTGATAAACTTTCCTTCATCAGAAGGCACAGTTCCTAATGGGAGTGTAATAGTACAAACTCCTGTATTATATGTAACTCCATAATATTCGTATGCAAAAGTCGGAGAATAGGTTGAAGTGTTAATATAACTTGCCTGATACGTAACATTACCTAATTGTGTAGGCTGCATCCAAAGATACTGTGTTCCATCCCATACCCAAACATATTCTATACCGTTGTCATTGTCAATCCATCTTGCTCCTACATTAGTAGGATCTGGTGACGGACGTGTCGGTTGGTAGTAAAATTCAGTAACACCTGAAGTACCAGATGAGCCAGATGAGCCAGATGAGCCAGATGAGCCAGATGAGCCAGAAGTTCCTGTTACACCACTTGTACCAGATGTACCTCTAGTTCCCGATGTACCATCTATACCTGATGCTCCTGTTGCACCGCTTGTACCAGATGTACCTCTAGTTCCAGATGTACCATTTACACCACTTGTACCACTTGAACCTCTAGTACCTGAAGTACCGCTTTGACCATTTGTACCTGAAGTACCATTTGTACCTCCTCCGCCACCACCACCTCCATTTGTACCAGATGTACCACTTGTACCTCCACCTCCAATGTTTAATGGAAAACCTAAACCGTCGTAGTAGTTACCTGCGCCATCGGTTTGAACTACTCGTTCAAACGTAGAAGATATAAGTTTATTGGTTAAATCAAATGGTCCTGGCATGAAATTTATATTCGATTAGACGTTATTGTTTAAAGCTGACCTTTACACCTTTCTGTGATCCGAATTTAACATTAACCTTTTTAGAAAGTGTAACTACAAATTCATCCTCCCATCCAACAAACAGCTGATCATCAACAATTATCTCTAATCTAATATCACCCTTTGTGCCTTCAGCTAGGGGAATACCTTTCTTAATAGGCACTGAGCATTGACCATCTTTATCTAATTCGCCATACAGCACTATGTTCCAGACCTTAGAATCAAGAACCAATCTTATCTGAGCTGTATCTGGGTTAGCGCCTTCTATAGAAATGTTACATTCGAAATTTTCATCCTTGTCTTTGAAAATTCTATAGGAATCTTTTTCTGGTTCACCAGACGATGTAACTATCTTAATAGTATCATCTTCATTAAGAAGACTGTTTACATCATTTTCAAATTCTTCAAATAGATCATCGAAGTTAACATCGTTCACAGCCTGTTCTTTAAGATCCTGAATACGATCAATTATAGAATTACGATAGTCTTTATCGTTATCCATATAATCATTGTAACTTTTGACTGACATTAACTTTTATTTCTTTTTTTCACGTCTACTGAAATGACTTTAACTGTAGGCATTACAATTGATAGGGTATTCTTGATATGGTCTACGGTAATTTCCTTTTTCATATCATCAACTTCTCTTATCTCTTTTTTCTTTAGACCATTAACCTCTACAACGACTTCTAAAAATCTTGTAGCTTCCTCATCACTGTAACCCTTTTTCTTAAGAGTCTTTTCAATGCTTCTCCATACCGGTCCTTTTTTAGGGGCTTTGAATGCACCACCTCCTGCAACTGCACCGGCAAACTGTTCTATGAGTATAAACACCTGGCTCCAAATATATGGATTGTCACTCCATGAAATACCTGGCCAATTCCAAGGTAGATATTTTTTATAGGATGACATAGTGTATAAGCATAACAGTTAAGCTATATATTCAAATCACTATTTATTATATCTTCTGACAGACTGTTCAGATACAATAACTACCTCAGTATTACCAATAAACTGATAAAGGTCTTTGCTGTTAGTGTAGCTCATTGCTGAAGCCAAATAATGTTCAAAATTTGAAACCCAGCTTGACAGGGTGTATTGAACCTTTCTGTTGGCAATTATACCTTCTGAAGTCTTAAGTCTTTTTGAACCGAAAGATTTCTGAACCTCTTTAGTACTCATACCTCTAAACTTCTTGTATAAAGGTAGCTTATACTTCATAGCCAGTTTAGCCAGCTTACCGTGTTGATCTATCTTAACGCCAAATAGTGTAGTATCGCCAGCTGACTCTAATGATTTATTGAAAATGCTACCAACCATTACATACTGCGCACCAAGTGCAAGAGCTTTAATGACGTCAGCATAATCTTTCATACCGCCGTCAGCAATGATACAAACACCCGACTTGCTTTCTCTCTGTATCACTGAACACTCTGAAATAAGAGAAGCCATTGGATAGCCAACACCCGTCTGCTGAGTAGTTAAACAGCCATTGCCATTACCAATACCTACTCTAACACCAAACAGCCACGGATATCTTCTAACAATATACGAATACGTATCAGGATTTGCAATGTTACCAATCATCAGGGCAACACGATCTTTATGTTCAGTTTCTGCAAACTCATCCAATGTATCATATAGCTTTTTCATATGACCATTGGCCATATCAATCAGTATACAGTTAGGAAGAACTTTTGCCGACATCATCTCTCTGAACTCGCTCAATGAGTAAGATTCAAATATAGGAAACTGAGACAGTGATGCATGAATAGAATGCTCCTGACTTGATCTAGGTATGCAGTAACCTATTTTGTTCTTAATAAACTCTTGTTGATTACCACCCACCACAGTGTCCATAGGTGCTGCAATAATAGGTAGATGCCTGTCATTGCCCTCGCCGTAATAAATGTTGATGTCATTGAACCTTGACTCAATACTTGTAATTGTGTCAGGCTTAATAAGAATGTCGTTTAAGTCGTACTTAGTTATGCTCATAATTCCCCATCTGGTTGGTTGCGCTGTTAAACAAGTCTGCGTAATTTTTTTTCTGTGCTGATTTTGCTTTATGTTCCCATGCATCACGTTCAGCCTCAACCCCTTTAAGTTTAGACCTGTAATACATCTTGGCTACAAAAGCACCTAATAAAAAAGCTAGTATTATCATTTCATCCATTCATGGAAGCCAAGTGACATGGCTTCGTTTATTTTTAAAGAGTTATCCTCTTTCATGTATTTAAGGGCAAATGCTACCACTTCGGCTTGAAGACCCTGACCTGCAGCATTCTCAAGATAAAACTGTATAGCCTTTACTGAAGATGCTAAGTCATCTGGCTCAGGATCTTTGTGCCTAACTTTAGAAATTTCCTTTACTTTATAATTAAAGCCTTTTGCATTCGCATTCAAGATATCACACATATCTTTAGCATCACATAGGTTATCGTACTCAAGTACTTCAGCCTGTGAGTCAAGCATTAAAGTATTTCTTTTAGTCCCTATCTCTTGTTTTACTATCTGGTACATATTAAAATCTTTTAGTTGATATGAAACTAGAACCTGACCAGCAGAATGAACAAAACCAAGCGGTTGCCAATTCATACTGTGAAGATGTTAATGCAATAATACAACTGATCAAACTACAGACACAACCTACGCCTGCGGTCCATAAAAGAATTTTTTCACTCATGTTATTATTTTAAGTTTATAGCTAGTAATGATGCACTGTTTATGCCTGTAAAATAAAAAAGGTCGCTATTGCTAGCGACCTGTAAATTGTAAGTGTTCTAAAATCTTAGTCAATAATGCTATGATTTTGTACGCGACCACGAGACATATCATATGCGGCATTAATGATACGCTCGTTCATGTAGTGGCCATTAAGAACATCACTTACGTAGCTAGTTGAAAAACCAGTGCGATCAGCTACTTTAGTAACATCACCGCTACGACGGCGTGAGTTAATAGAAGCAAGCTTTGCGGTCAAGCTAATTTTCTTATAGCTTGCAGGGCGGTTTGAAAAATAATAATGAAAGTACATTGTAAATAAATTTTGGTTATTATGTATGTTATAGGTGTCTAGGCATAAAATGTTTTACTCAGCTGCTGACATTTCAATACATATACTAAATAATATCCTATCATGAAAAAAGCTATTTGTAAATTAGTGCAGAAGGTTACATTTGGTAAAATATGCCTAGGATGGTGTAAATTATAAAAGACAATGAAATACTTCCAGTTATTCGAACAATTTATAAACGAGTCGATCTACGATATCGTTGGACGCAAGCAATTAAGAGTAGTTATTGAAGGTGACCCTGTTGCCAAAAATCATGAAAACATCCTGGCTGCTATGCTTAAAGCTGATAATGAGAATAGTCTTAAATTCTTTGAAGCAACAGGTAAGATAGTAGGTAATATCACTAAGGTTAGACTTGATGCTATTAAGAGAGACTTGCGTTCTATTTCAAAAGATATCGTTATCAGAGAAAAGAAATAATAGACTTAAGGGTAAGCGAAAGCCCAACTTAGGACCGGAAGCTTAGTTAATTCGCTATCGCTAGGTTTCAATGTTACAATCAACAGGCCGTCGAAAGACGGTCTTTTGATGTCTTTACTTTTTACGTTGAAAAATCATATATTGTACTGGACGATCTATGCACTTTTTAAGTACACCTAATTCCATAAACGTAACACGCATATTATCACCCCATTGATTGACGTATTCATAGTTGTGACCAAAGGCCTTGTCGACTTTATATTCAAATAGGGTGCCATCACTAAAATGGGTAAGCAAGCTGTCGCTTTCAGAGTATGCCCAATACCCTGTCCAATTTGCTGTTCTTCTTTTTTGACCGTCATAGTCAATTATGCCGCTATAAAACACTGTGTCTTTTTGGGCCATTGCTGAAATTGATATTGCTGAAAGCAATAAAACTAAAAGTTTCTTCATGTGTTTGCTGTTTGTTGATTGTTATGGTATGTATCGTTGAAGTTGAAGTTGAAGATGGAAATTCAGACTATTACTGTACCGTAACCCACTGGTTATCAGCAGATTTGGGTGCTGATTTTTCAGTCTAGATCAGTAAGATGAGTGATAGTATGTACTGAACCATAAGCTGTCTAAAACAGACTATTTCTGATGGCTAACTCACTGAAAATAAGTAACTTAAATACCATTGATTATCAGTAAGTTACGGTATAAATAAAGTCAGCAAGCTTGCTGTTTTTCAGGAACTTTGGCATGGTTATTGTAGCCTTCTGAAGTCTATTTTTACCCACACCACAAAGGGCCACATATGTGGCCCAGTGCGGTCATCAATCAACAATTTATATTTAGAATGGAGAACGAACGATGTTCTCCATGTCTAGCTTTTTAGTCAACATTTGACCAGCAACTACTTGAAGACGACGGCGGTCATAATCACTAATTTCAATACCGTTATCGTGTGTTGCAAAGTGCGTGATACCGTTGATGAGCTCCCATACTGAAGTACCGGTTTTTGCATTTTTCATTTTAGCTGCATCAAGTGTTTCAGCATCAACTCCAATTCGGTTGTAAGCTTGTTCAGTAGACTTGAGAGGTACCCAAGCTTCCATATCCTCTTTGCTCACATCAGCTACTGACCAGATGGCATTTGCTGCAGTATGCATTTCATGAAGTGAAGCATTAGTACCGTTGGTTAAACGAACTGCATCAACAAAACCAAATGGCTGAAAGCTATTTTTACGCAATTCTTTCAAGTGCATCAAGAACTGGTTCATTTCAGCATCATCAAGTTTAGTCAACTTGTACTGTTCTTCAAAACCACGTGTTACAAGACCGTTTGCACATACCAGACGATTGATGTATGGAGATACTTGAAAACCATTTGACGGATTGTTAGTAAAGCTGATACCACCAATGAAGTGTTCATCTTTCATACCAGGTACATCGAAGCGCATGTTAGTGCTAAAAGCATTTACTGCAATACCACCGTTATCAGAATTTACACTGAAGTCTGCAACGTCAAGTCCAGCATCGTTGATGATGTTATGGATAAAACCGATTGCAGTAGAGTTGCTGATAAGGTTACGGTTAGTTTTATGTACAGCTACGATAACCATTGTCTTTGGGTTCAACACAAGTGTTACGTTACGGTTGCCGTTTGAGGCCATTACGTTTTTGATAGTGTTGATGAACTTCTTTTGAGCATCAGGACCTACGATACCTTTAAAGCGTTCAACGAATGCTGTAGGTACTTTAAGGATCGACATCAGATCTTTGAAAGCTGGATTGGTGATCTTGACACGATGACCATTGTACTCAATGTTCTCATTGTCAATAATTGTAATTTGCTGCAAGGCAACTTCACGGCGGATAGGTTGCGTTTCAATTGCTTGCTGCATTCGCTCTTGTACTAGAGCATCGGCTAAACTTACTAATTGTGGCATAAGATTTTGTTTTTGTTATGTTGTAAACTTAATACGTTTTGTTCAGATAAGAAAGTGTGTTGCTGTGTTTGCGAAACTTTGTTTTTCTGTTATAGTATATATCAGAAATTTCAGATTTGTTCTTCATCAACTTCTGCATTCTCAGCAACAGCTTCTTCTTCTGTATTTGCAAATATCTTATCCCATGCATCGGCATCTTTCTTCAACTCTTCCATTTCCTGATCAAGACGCTTTCTGTTCTCTTCTTCTTGAATAAAGCGTTCAGCATGATACAGTACATCACCTTCTGCAGCAAGGCTGAAATACATTTTCTTGTATACATCACCTCTTCGGTTCTTAGTAAACATCAGATAACGTTCTTGACCACCTTCTTCTGTAAAGCGTATTTCAAGCATACCTGTAGTATTGTGCTTCAGCTTGTTTGAACCAACGAAATTACCACCTTTAGTTACTTGCTGAATCATCAAAAAGCTGGTGTAGCTGTTACCTTTGTTTTCACCATTGTTATGCTTAAGCATCAGGTCAATCAACCATTTCTCTGCAGAACCTGTTGTCATACCAGCAGTTTCTTTCACGGCGTCTTGTATCTCTACAAATGAGTCGCCAAGTACGATATCATAGCCACGGTCAAGTACTTGTTCAACTACCAGCTTGCAGTTCTCATCGGTGTACTCACCTAAGAACAAGATATCAATGTTGCCGAATTTTGGATAGCGCTGCATGTACTGGTACATATCTACACGTGACATTTCACCGCTAATGAACAGAACCTTTTCCTTCTGTTTCTTAATATCTGATATGATATCAAGACAGACTGTAGACTTACCAACACCTGGATCACCGATGACGATGTAGTTGGTAGCACGAGGTATACCACCTTGGTTGCTGAATAGTTTATCGATGGCCTTGCCGCCTGACATTGACTCAAATACACGTTTGTCAAACTTGACCTTGCTGAGTTGAACCAACTCTACATTCTTTGTTAAAGTCTTACTGACAGTAACTTCTGCTTTTGTTTTTGTTGCGCGTTTGCGATTTCTTACTCTTGCCATTGTTGTATGATTGATGATTATGGTGTAAATATACTATGAAAAGTTGGAAAGTGAAAGTCTTTTGCAGTTTTCTTAGAAAGACATTTTAAAGATATCACTCATAGTATCAGCAACAGCAATTGCACCTTGGAAGTCATTCTGTCTTCCCCATACTTCTGCTTTTCCAGAATGACCAGATTTAGGTGTCACTGACCAGATCACGTCACCTGTTTCACGATCACAGATGCGAAAATCGTCATACAATGGCCCATTCATAGGACAGTTATTCTTAAAGAAGACATAGCACTTGTCAGTATCAGTGTTTCTGAACTTGACCCAACGTTTAACCTGTTTCATCAACTTAATTGACTTACGTTCAAGTGAAGAGTCTTTGCAGAACCAGTCATAGAAGTTATAGCAATCGTTGCTGCGACCTTCATTGTCAATGATGTTGCCGTTTTCGAATGCTTCAAGTTGTTTTGTAAGTGATACGCTTTTCATGTTGATTGTTTTAATGTTATGGTGTAAATATAACAAGGATCGGTTGAAGTTGAAAGTTATTTGCTGCTTTCTTAGTAGTCAGAAACTCTAAACTTAGTTCTGCCATCTTTGATTTGCTGCTTTCGCTTTTTATTCTCAATAGTACGTTGACGAAAACGACCATCAAAAAAGCCTTGCTGCTTTGCAGATTCTCTGTTTTGGCCCTTGGCCATCTTGAATAGTTTATCAGATACCGTCATAGTGGTAGTATTTATTTAGTATTACAATTGTCGGCAAATCGTTTCCAGCATCATCTGTTTCAAAATACCAGTCGTCACCTCCTTCCAGTTCACAGAAGATAGAACCATACGTATGATTGTCAAAGTTCTCAGTTATCATATAGGCTTCATTTTCGAATTGACTGAAGGTCAAGCTTCTGCCATCGCTATTGTCGTTGACGCATTCTGCATTGTTGCCAAGCTCGTAGTTGGTGCCTGCTTCGTCGTTTAAGACTCCAATCAAGTCTTCAGTACTTAGGTTAGACAGATAGTCATCAACTCTAGTTTTTGCCATAGATAGGCTGTGATGTTCTTGTTTCCAGGTACTCATATTATTTACTGTTTTTGGTTGGTTGATATTCGTCTCTAAATATGAACATGAACAGGTAACCACGATCTTCGTCCCAGTCACAGTCTGTTGTAACATATTTCCAGATCTCACTATCTTCTGGAACGTTGATTTTTCGCCAGTAATCGTAGCGCAGATATCGAGTTTCGAAGCGTTGCTGATATTCATTCCAGTCTCCGCCTCTGAACTGTATTTCGTTTTGATCGTGGCCAGTAGCAATCAGCAAGTCTTCAATCTTCTGTTCTACTGGATTCTGTGGTTGTTCGTTTTCTAATCGCATATTGTTAATTGTTATGGTGTAAATATACAATGAAAGTTTGATACCCCAAAGAAAAAAACGAAAAAAACAGCAAAAGGGCTAACTTACTGAAAATCAGCAGGTTAGCCCTAAGCTATTCACAATCAACAATTTAGCAATTTATGTTCAACTTCAACTCCTCAGAAGTCATCCATTCTGTATATGCCTCGTAATTTTCACCATACTCTTCTGACATAAAATCTTCAATATCTTTACTCAATACCTTGTGTACGTTTACTGTACTTTCAAAAAAGTTTAGAACTGTCAGATACACTTTATGGCAATCACAATCTTCATCGTCTTCTTCAAGACCATCAGCAAGTGTATGCCACCAGGGGTTGCCATACATTTCTGACCATACTGTACCTAGAAAATTATCAAGTTCTGGGTACTCTTCAAGTTCAAAGCCATTGTCATGCATCCAGATCGCTAGGTCTTCAGCACAGTCTTTATGTATAATATGAATTTCAATTTCTTCAGCATTGACTGGAACTGCAAGTACACCGATTTTGCGAAGATCAATACATGCCTTAATAATATCAATACATTGAAAGGTTGCCAATGCCTCACCTGGTTGTGGAGCATTTTTATTGCTGTTAACCTTTTCTGCTTCTTCTATCAACTCAAACTTCAGCTTGCTGATATTGATACAACTGTTAATCATGTCTTGCCATTGTTGCCGTGTCTTACCCTTATATTGAGATTTGCGGCTACGTGTTTCATAATTCCACTCACCGTAACCAAGAGCAAAGTTGACAACTCCAAGATCCAACCATTCAGGTGCATGACCAAGAACCTTCCATTCTCCTCGTTTTACATTCTGTAAAAAACCAAGACGACTAAGGTACGTTTGATATGTACGAGTACGATAGGCCTCGTTTTTGTTGATTCGTTTCCACCAGGTAACTTCTTCTACACCACGTGTGGCATTTACAAGTTCTGATGATTTGTAGGTACTGCCGACTGGTATTGCATTAATGAAGTCGACTACAGTTGAAAATAAAGATCCGTCTTTACGCATGTTGATTATGTTTTATTGTTATAGGGTAAATATAACCTAAAGATTGTAGTTATGAAAGTAAGTTGCTGCTTTCTTGAAAATTAGATTGCTGCAATTTCTGAACAGTCTTTGATGTACTTCAAACGATCTGTTGCTGAATATTCACCATTCACGTAGATCCAGTTGCCGTCTACTGTATAAAGATAGCCCCATTCTTCAACGTCGCTGGTCAAATACTCATCAATACTGGCATGCTGAATTTGCATAAAGTCTTCGCCACGATCTCGGTGATAGGCTACAGTTACACCTTCTTCAGGGTTGCTGAAGTCGTGTGCACCTTCTGGAAATACAAATTCATGTAGAGAACTAATAGAACCCAGGTCAATCAGCTGTTGTACCTTTTCACGGTGTTGATAGTTTTCAGCAAGTGTCTTGCCGTTGCCTTGAGGATAACCGTCCCAGTGACAGTAGATAGAGGTTACAGTACCATCTGCATTTTCAATTCCAATTCTAGAGCGAGTTGCCATGTTGATTATGTTTTAATGTTATGGTGTAAATATACCTTGAATGGTTCAGAATAAAAAGCGTTTTGCTGTTTATCTTATTTAGTATCAGTCAAACCAGAGGACGTCAAAGATCTCCCTCTCTTCCACATCCGATTCCTTCACCTCGCACCAGTACTCCTCATTGACCTCATCGAACTCATATGATACAAAATCTTCATCTGTGAAAAACTCGTCTTGGATCTCGTTGTATCTCTTTTTAAGCTCACTGATCAGCGCAATGGTTTTCTCGTCTTTTTGGAATTTCTCCTTGAACCCAAGGAGCTTCTCGATTAGATCTTCTTTCATAGTGTATGTTTTAATGTTATGGTGTAAATATACAATGACTTATTGAAAGATAAAAGAGAGTTGCTGCTTTTACATGCACATATAACTTTCTGTAGTTTGCCAGTAGGCCATGAACTCGTTTGCAGCTTCAGCAACTTCAGACTTGCTGACCGCTTTATGTAGAGTTCTACGACTTCCCCAAACTCCTCGTAAGTTGACAGTTTCTCGAGTTGACCTGCTTACACGATAGTAGCCGCCTTTGTAATTGACAATAGAACCGACTGATAGATTATTTTGATCTTTCATAGTGTGATTGTTATGGTGTAAATATAACCCAACCCTATCAGAAGCCAAAGAGACCTACTGCTTTTGCATTTCTGCCGGATCTTCAACTTCAACCACTAGGTCTATATAGATCGCGCCGCTCCCGCACGCGCAAGAACAACCTTATAAAATAACTCTCAACCCCTTGGGGAACCCGGGGGCACCCCAGGCAATTCAACAGCCCCACAAACTTCAGCAAGCCACCCATCAAATCTTTCCTTATCCAGTCGCTCGTCTAGGTTTACCCAGATAAAAAAGAAGCCCACAAGGTTTCGATACTCCAAAATCGTCGCAGAATAACCAAGACTATAATACGTATCAGCCTCAAAATTCTTCCAGTCGTCTGGACGCCATGTACCGATTATCTGATAGCAACAGGTCATCGTTTCTTCTTACCAGTCTTTGGACTATTATCAAAACTAAAGTCACCATAAGGTGTGTAACCATTGTTACGAGGAGCCGAGGGCTCTTGACGATTACTGAGTCGTTCTAGACGTTCAGTCGTCTTTTGAGAAGCTTTAGGCTCGTTAACAGTCTTTTTAGCCTCAGTCACCGTAACGGTTACCGGCACCTGATCAACATCAATCAGATAGAAGTCACGATTAGGATCATCAAGACCCTTAAACAGGTCAAGTATAGCCCGAGACCAATCAGGGTCAACAATGGCTATCAGGCGATCAGTCACGACTAGACCACTGTCAGGGTCGATATCTCGATAGCGCAGTTCACGATTTTTTGCTTTCATAAGGGTTATAGTCTAAGACTTACAGATTGTCTCAACGGCTTACAGGGTCGACAGAAGGGCGCGCAGACCCGGGCCAGCCCAAAAAATTTTGTAAACCGGTGACAGTTGCCCTAATACCAAGAGCCCTATAAAAGACATCGCGGGGGCGGGCAGTTCCGGGGCCGGTATAACATTTGCGACAGGGTTCCAACGTTAACCCCTAATACTGGGTATATTATAAGTAAACTTGTCATGACACCTACTGATCACCATGAATTTCCAGGACTATAGGGCGTTCACCCGAAAGGCTAGGTTTTTCGAAAACTTCGAGGATTTCGGAGGTCACCCTCCCCCTCCGTCCGGCAGCACAATCAACAAAGCTACCGGACGGTCATGACCACGTGAGGTCTTAGTCTATTCCCTCAGCCTTTACGGCGTTTCGCCTCTCTTTACGGAGTTTACGCTTTTCGGTTCGGGTAAGTTTCTTTTCGGTATCGGATAGGAGGCTCATCTTAGTACCGCGCATTTTGCCTCGACCATTAAGTTGGGCTAAACGTACCGCATCCGCAAATAGATTTCTGATCTGACCTTCACCATCACGGCATTTACAAGCGGGGGTGCCATCAGCCTCATAGTACCATTCCATAAACTCAAAGGTTTGATCCTCATAGTTCGCATCTACTATACGTTGGCCTGATCGGATGTCTTGCCATTCTGGAGGTAGATTGACAAAGCGATTGCGGGGAGCGGGGATACCTTGACCGAAAAATATTGTTTCTATCTGGAACATATTAGTTAAGATTATGGGTGAGTTGAATATTGTAAAGAAGCTCGAGATGGCGGCACATACGGGTGAGCTCGATCTCAGTAAGTTCTGCAATAGGTATAGGTCTGCCAGTGATCCAGTTTAGAAATGACATTTGATTTTCGTCTATCTCTATATGGACTTGGCGGCCATCATACTCTGGAAAAAGATAATGATCTTCTATAAGCAGAAAGCTGAGGCCTACTATAGGTATAAGCTTATGCATTAGCGTATAGTCTTTTTACGGTTAGTGTCAAGTGTAGAGGCGATCTCTTGTGGAGTGCGACCTCTTTCTGTGGCACGTTCTATAAAGTCACGACTAGTGTTTACCATTGAGGCTGATAGGGCGCTGCCATATCCGAGTTGTCTTAGTGACTGTTCTACTTGTTCGAAAATTGCTTTCATATTGTGATTGTTATGGGTCTAATATACTATGAAAAGAGCTAGGGCCAAAGCCTTTTGCTGTTTATTTTTGTGCTGTTACAAAACGTTCAGCCTGGTCATATACGTTTTTGTCAACATATCCAAGCTCTACTAGCTTTGCTCTATAGCAGTCAAGTTCGTCATCTGTCATCAGCTTAAAAAGCTCATAGATACATGACTCATATCTGGCTGCTTTATGCAAGTCCTCTTCGTACTTCTCTGAGGTGCATTGTTCAAAGCAGTAGATGGCTTCTTTTACCTGGTCGGTGTAGTGTTCGCTCATATACCTTGCTCCATTTTAAGTTGTTGTGCATGATGCTCGACTTCGCTGTAGACAGCTAAGTTGAGGTAGGTGTTATTCCAAGAGTTGAGGAATAAGTATTCAGCAGCCCATTGGGGTTCTATTGAGCGGAGCATTCCTGCTTCGTATGCTGAAAGTATTTCTTTGGCTTTAAGCTCTGTGGTGAGCTGATTGATACCGAATATATCTTCTGTCATTTGTTGATTGTTATGGTGTAAATATACAATGACTGCAGCAGAATCCAAAGAAAAAAACGAAAAAAACAGCAAACAAAACTGTTTTTATCTAACTTATTGACAGTAAACATACTACTGATATGTCTGTTTTTAGCTGTCTAGAGGCAGAAAATAGCAGAAGATAGATGATAGTATGTCTGATAAAATGACTGTCTAGAACAGCTTAAAACTGACCTATTAAGATACTGAAAGTCAGTGAGTTATAACCTATTGATAATCAGTCAGTTACGTATATAAAAAATATAAGCAGGTCGGAGTATACTCGGTCCTCATTGAAGAATGATTACATGGCTAATATACAATGAAGGGCTCAGAAGCCAAAGAAAAAAACAGAAAAAACAGCACACCCTAAACTACTGACTAGCAGTAGGTTAGGTAGAGCACTGAATATAAGTGGGTTAGCTATTTACACTGCACCGCAGCATTTTAAGGTAACAATCAACAATACACATACGATGATGTAGCCAACAATAAGGGTCCACGTGCTTTTAGATTCTGTGCTCATTTTTCTTATACGATTTTTTCAAGGTTCATTTGAGTGATGATGGATTGCGCTTGTGTCAAGGCTTGCTCATACTCTTCTATTTCGTTTTTCAATTCTTGTATACGGGTTTGGTTGAACCAATCATAGTTGTTCATGGTTCTGATACAGTACTTCTGTACAGTATACTCACTTGTCTTGTAGTTATAGCGGATCTGGAACATTCTGGTACCATCTTCACCATTTCTGATATCCATTTCAACCGTGTCATTATCATAGCGCTCTGCTTTACAACGAGGATTGAACTTGCCTTTAAGCCATGTGTCAATCTGTTGTACATATTCTTGTGCCTCTCGTAGCTTTTGCTTTCGTTCACGTTCTGCTGTATCTTGTTCACGGCACTTTTCAACTATCTCAGTCAAGCGATTCTTAAGTCGCTTTGGGTTGCCAATCAGCTCACCATACTTGATGTTGGTGGTGATACTGCCGTCATGCTTAGACCTATATCGTGTAGTTGCTATAGTGATCTTATCACCACATGGATCAATTGGTACGGGCACGTTATTGATAAGAGCTTTCATTGGCCAGTTGCCACGTTCATCTGATTCGATCTGGCACCTAAAGCCTAATGCTGTTATCAGATTGATGAAGTCTTGTTGTTGTGCCTGCCTTTCTTCAGTAGAGGCACTATAGCTGTAGATCTTTCTTACTATCATTTGTTGATTGTTATGGTGTAAATATACAATGATTGATTCAGAATAAAAAGTGGGTTGCTGATTATTTGATTTTGAATGCGTAATCGTCCCATGTCTGTGCTCCAGCAATTCTGTAGTTGTTCTGGCTATACAAGTTGGTTCTAGACCAATCTTGATTGATATCACCTACTTTCATTGTCATGAACATCTCTTCATCCATGCTGTGGACATTTTTACCTTTGCGGGCAAATACAGTGAACCAATGTTCTGTACCCTCAGGGTTGAATTGAATAGTCTGAAGACCTTTTTGATTGTAGCTTCTGAAAGCATCTATAGCACTAACTGCATATCTGCAATCTGATACTGTCATAAAGCCTGCTTGGCATTTAACTATTGCTCTGAACTTTCCTTTTTGACCTTGTATGAAGTTAGTTACTCCGATTCTTTCTGAGTTAGCGAATGCTGTGGTGTTTACTCGTTTTAAGATAGTCTGTTTCATATTGTTGATTGTTATGGTACTAATATACAATGATTGTTTCAGCGGCCAAAGTTTTTTTTGACAAAAACAGCAAGCATTCCCCACTACTTCCCCACCCCCACCTAACCAGCGGCTATGCCAACTCTGGATAGGATGGGGTTTGTTAAGGTTGTTTAGGCTAAGGCTTCAGCTGCTGCGTTCTTAGCTTTTGGGGTAGCTTTAGTCTTGGCAGCTTCTTTAGCTTTAGATGCTTTTTCAGCTTCTTTAGCTTTAGCTTTCTCGGCCTTTGCAGCTTCACGTTGAGCTTTAGCTTCTGCTTTAGCTTTTGCCTTATCGGCAGCTTTAGCATCACGTGCTGCTTGACGTTCAGCTTTAACTTTTGCTTTCTCCTCTTTAGTAGGAGTGATACGTACTCGTGTAGGCTTAAGGTTGCTTACTGTACCGTCTTCAGCAATGACTTCGATCTTGCGGATTTTAGCTCCAGCCTCTACCATCTTGTTGATGTGTGCGTTAGCTGCATCTGTAGTTTTGAAAGTCACACTGTCACGCTTCTTCTTGAATTTCACGTCACCTTTTGCACGTGACTTAGAATAGATGCGTACTGTCATTTTCTCGTCTACTGGTACGTTTACGAGGTTCTTGCTGTTTTCAGCGTTTTGAGCTTTTGCTTCTTTAGCGTTCATACTTTTTATTTTACTGGTTATCGTTATTGTTATAGGGTAAATCTAACTAAAAGTTTTGATTCTCCAAAGTTTTTTTGCTGTTTTTTCGGCAATTATTGTAGGCCAATAGCTGAACCTAACCATAATACTCCGTAAAATGCTGCAAATAAGCATACTAAACCTAATGCATTCAAAATGAACTCTTTAGGATTTTCAGTGTAGGCTTCTTTAAGGGTGGTTATCATCTGTTTCATATTGTTGATTGATCTGGTGTAAATATACAATGACTGTTTCAGATTCCAAAGAAAAAAACAGTGTCTTTGCTGTTTTTTCTTAGTATATTGATAATCAGTCAGTTACGGTTAGTCCACTTATTTTCAGTCACTTAGCCCGGTCATTATTAAATGCGTGCACATACATGCCCGCCCGTATCAACAACCATGCCAAAGTCCCCTCTTTGTTAACAAGTATTTGTCAAGTTTTTTCCGTTTTTTTCTTTGGCCAGAACAAATGTCATTGTATATTTACACCATAACAATCAGCAAATGACACACAAAGAATTTACCCTTACCGTCAAAAAAACTATCTATGAAACTAGTGGATCCGTGAAGGCCACACTATACCGCAAAGGTGAGCAAATCACAGTAGACGAAACCACCTTTTTGGATCTACAAGCAGGTCACCGCTATGCTAAGTACACCAACAGCGGAGTAGTCTATCTAAGTAAAGACCTTTTCGAAAACGAGGTCACCTGCACCACAGTTGAGGTCAGCTATACCACCAGGAAACTTGGTCAACGTAAATCAAAATAATCAGCAAACCTCTTTGGCCCCTCAACCTTTCATAGTATATTAGTACCATAACAATCAACAAATGACAAAGACCCTTTTTAAACTTAAAAGCCTTACAGATTACCTGAACGGCCAATGCAGACCATCTGCCGCTCACACAATCTCTAAGTACGGCAAGATGTATACCATCATCGGAGACCGTGAGCAATACGTCTACGTAGATGCAGCAGACGTGAAAAACATCCTCGTCCCACAACTTTACCGCGAATGCTCAGCATCCGTGACCCAGTTCAACCTTTCTGTAAACGACATCAAAAAGTTCTAAGATGACCACAACTTTCACAGGAGCAGAAAAAGTCCTCTATCGCGCAGAATACCAATTTGCCATTGACGTGCTAAAGCTTACAGAAGCTGAAGCAACCGAAAAGGCAATGAGTAAGATCCTCTCCACGAGAGCCCTAAGCAAAAAAGTAAAACGATCAGAATACGGTCACTAATCCCAACAGCATGAAAACAGTCAATGTATACCAGTTCCATGAGCTCCCAGCGGCTATACAAGAAAAGGTCCTTAATGACTTCAACACCGATCCTCTATACGATCACGATCCTATACTAGAAGGCATGAAAGAGGATCTAGAAGCTATAGGACTAGGAGACGTCGAGATCGAGTACTCAGGCTTCTGGAGTCAAGGAGATGGACTCAGCTTTACGGCCAGTATCGACGACATGTTTAAATTCTGTAACCATATAGGAGTGCCAGCCATGACAGATACAGACGGCTCATTCTATAGAACCACAAGTCGGTATCAACACGAGAACACTTGTACAACCGAGCTCAACTTCATTCAAGCCCCGGAGTCTAAGGAGCATGAAGAGCAACTGGCCACTACCGCTGCGGCCATAGAGCTTTGGAGAAAGGACGAATGCAAACGCCTTTACAGAGTCTTAGAGAAGTACTATGACGAATGTACTAGCCGTGAAGCCATTATCGAGCATATGGAGGCCAATGGCTACCACTTCTTAGAAGACGGCCGCCCGGTATAAGGCCCGGTCTTACCTCTGGCGGTCTGTAATGGACTGCCAGAGGTGTAGGTCACCCGCTAAGGCAGTACGCGCACGACGCACGCACACGCGGAGAGGCCGTTTCAGTTGTCAGAGGCATTTAATCTAGGACGGGCAACTTTACCTAAACATTACCTAGAGGCTACTATGAGGCATCTCCCGAGGGGTGTAGCCGCTGCCCGAGATAGTATGATAGTAAGATAGTATTATACTATGATACTATATTGCCGGTCTACACGCGCATGGACGACGCGCGCACGATTAGGCCATGGGCTGCGGCTCTGCTGGTCATGTTGCTGAGATCCGGCTGGAAAAGAGGCAAAAGACTTTGAAACAGAGAGCCATATGAGTATATTAGACTATATGATAACCCTTATAGGTATGCTTATGAAAAAACGACGTAATCCAGAGGACCTGATGTATGCCTTAGCTATAGGCTTTGGTCTATTCGTAATTGTGATGGGCGTGATTGCTCTTATTGGACAATTGATAATCGGCCTAATTGACTAGAAAGTTATGAGTAAACAAACAGCAGTAGAATGGTTATTGGAGGAATTAGATAACACCATGCCTCAAAGAAATGTTAAAACATCTCAAGTCTTTACCGAGATATTTGAAGTAGCCAAAGCAATGGAGCGTGAGCAGATGCTGGAACTAATCAGCTTTGTCCGAGTACACAACAAGATGGGCAAGACTGCTGAGGACTTGCTGCAACAATTTGAAGCATATAAAGGAGGTGAAAAATGTTAATTACTAAGGAACAGCAAGAGGCCATGATAGACGGCTATATCCGATCTGGTAGAAGTCAAGACGAGGTCATTGGCTTTATTGATGGCATGGACAAAATGCTTGATCTAGTGGTGAGACTGGACCGGGCTAGACGAGAGATAAAGCAGTAGAAGTCTTTATGGGTTGAGAGACTATTGGTTATATTTACCCTACAACAATAAAAGATATGGATATAGAATGTACATTAAATCGTTTGGAAGGTGGATGGTGGTTCGAACTCGGTTTCAGCTATCAGAGAACAGAGTATCACCACAAACATAAACGAGTGATTACCATTGCACTTTTATTGGGTAGTGTGTACATTCGATGGTAGCAAAAATAGTCAGGTGGCGGAATTGGAAAGTCAATTGGAGAGTCATAAACAGGAAAGATACCATATGACATCGGTGGTAAATGCCAATACAGGTTCGATTCCTGTCCTGACTACAATGAGTAAGAGATACTCAGAGTCTTCGAATCAAGACTTTAAGAATGATTCCGCAGAATGTCTACGGCGCGAGTGGGACATCGTGGGAATAAAGGGAGCAGACACAGCCCCTCCCAGTAGTGTTGATTTATGGTTTCATGTGGTAAGACACTAATGTGTTTGTTTTTAAGAAAACTAAACCGTTAAAATCTACTCATCAGTAATCTCAAGGTGGGGAAACATGGTCAGGTGGCGGAATTGGTAGACGCACCGAGTGAGCGGCGGAGGTAATAGTCAATAACTCCTAACAGGTTCGATTCCTGTCCTGACTACAAAAACAAGATAGATTATGAAATACATTTTTAGAGGACATACGATATTTGAGTATATGCCAGATAAAGGTGTAGTAAAACAACATGACATCAGTGGTCTCCCGATTGCAGGATTCAACTATTGTGGATTCATTAACGAGGACTACAAACTATTAGCTGAGTTTTTTAATACTGTTTATAGGCATACCCAAGATCAGGATGTTAAATTAAAAGATATTATAGTAAATTAAAGTATATGGCAAAATGGCGCATTAGAGTCGAGAGACTAGACGAAGAGTATAATATCCTGTATCAGGGTCAACATGAGATTACCGATGAGATGATCGCCGAAAGTCGATTGGGTGAAAAGGAGATGATGTCCATGGCCTTTCTACAATGTATGCATAGACTGGAAATACTGAGACACGAAACAGAAAATAGAAATGATACAGGAACAATTTGACGTTGGCCGAATTATTGGCGTGAAAATAGTTGGCCGTAGTTTGACGAGTTATACATGGATGCCTGCAAAGCAGAAGACCACTTTCTTTGGCTTAATCAAAAGAAATAAATGGTGGAGCGAAGGCTTTTACCAATGTGGCTGCTATCAAGAATGCTATGAAAGTGGATGCTGGGATGCCTGTTCGTATACTGCAGAAGAATTGAGGCGAGATGGCTATATTGTAGAATCGGGCAAAGTGTATAGTAAACCCTATGTTACAGTGTATCTGGAGTCCGAGTATCAAAGTACAAAGCGCTTCAACACAGAGGAAGAGGCGAAACAATGGGTTGATGAGCTAAAGGCAACTAGTGGTAAAACATTTGAAATTATAGAACGATGAAAGGATTCATGAGTATCGTGATATTGCTAATGGCCCTGTTTATGGTCATACCAATGTTTTTGCTAATTTTTGAACATATGATGGAGGGTAAAGACTCGATTTTGCAGAAATTGCTGAATAACATCACAGAAGTATAAAACTGGTCAGGTGGCGGAAGAGGGTATTTCCGGATAAAACCCCAGGTAGACGTATAGTTGGTGAAATCCCGAGGCGGGTAATTATTACATAAGCCCCTAACTATGTTGCAGGTTCGAATCCTGCTCTGACCACTAAAATAGATATTAGTAAATGAGAAAGTTTTTTTCTTTAGCCCTAATTTTTGCCTGGCTGTCGTCAGTTGCTCAAGAGCCCATTGAGGGTAAGGATGCCGGGTCTGTCCATTGGCGAGTTCAAGTTGGAGCATTTCAAAAACCAGATGACCTGAGATTCGATAACTTTAAAGATGTTGGGAGAGAATGTGAGAATGGTATTTACAAATGGACAGTAGGCTTTTTTACAGATCGAGAATCGGCTGTTCTCTATAGGGACAGTATTAGGGTTACAGGTTACCCTGATGCCTTTGTTGTAGGATATCTTGACGGAAAGAGATCTTCTCTGAAAGAGATCGAGACCAATAGGGTAGATTTAGATGCCTTCAAGCCAGATACAGTACAGATTACAGTAACTGATACAATATGGGTTCCGGGCAAAGAAGTAGGGGCCATTGAGAAGGTTGCGGTTGCGGATTCGGTTAATAACGATGGTATTGATATAGAATTGATGCGACAGAAATTAAACAGGATAACCTGGATGAAGGTTGCTCTAGGTCAAACTGCTCTAGTTGGAGGTGTAGCACTTAGCATAGTAACAGGGGCTTGGGTTCCTGTCATGATGGGTGTTGCAGTAGTCGAGCTTTATCTGTTAACGGAGAGTAAGTATCGTTTCAATCGTAGAGATCTCAGAAAAATTACCGGGTACTGACCTGACGCAGATAAATACAATAAACAGGACATATTATGAATCGTCAGAAATCAATGGAGGATGTAAGAAGGCAGAGCCTTCAGGTTTGGGCACAGGCTCAACGTCAAGCCCTTCATGAGGCAGTTAAAAATACTCCAGTTGCTCCTCCTGCTGTTGCTGCAGGTTTAGGTACAGGAAGCGGAGGCTCTAATACGTTACCGGGTCTATATGGTGTAGCTGTCGATGGCTTAATATACTCACTTGATAATTTCACCAATTTTCCATTTAATTATTTACCGTTTCCGGCGGAACCTGCTGTCTGTAATAGTGGCGACGGTTACCTATATGCAGTTGTAGATTATGGTGATATTGCTTTCCTGAGTATAAATATTGCAACAGGCGAGTTATCATTTTACGATAACGATATTTCAGACTTTGCGCAAAAGGGTTCAAGTTCTTTATATCGCGAAGAAAGTGGTAGTTTTATCTATGTCGATAATGGATCTAAGAAGTCAGCAATTACTAACATTATCAGAATTACAATAGATGGACCAGACACAGCATCTGCAACACTAGTTAACTCCATAGACTCAAATGTTACTGGTGAATTTTTCCTAAAACAATTATATCTAGTCAACGGTTCTGTTTGGGCAACTAGTTTAGCTATCGGTGATGAAGAGCTCACTGGACCATTTGACATTGACGAAGGTGATTTCACAGAACAGCCATATCAGATAGGAACTGCCGATAAAAATGGAGAACCGGTTAGTATTGATTGGATAACAAGTTGTGTTCAGAATAACGGCATCATTTACATTTATGCCGTATATGGTGGCGGTTTAAACATTGGCTTATTTAGATTCGATATCGAAGGCGGTTACCCGACATGGGTTAAAGACGGAATTATTTCAGGTGTTATAGGTGAAGATGTCAATTATATTTTCACACTATTTAATATCTAAAAAAACATTAGAATATGAACTTATGTATATTATGCGATGACGCAAACGTAATTGAAGCAAGAGAACGCTGCATTTCTGCAATGCCTGTTGTCGACGCAGAAAGGTTAAACAAAGTACTTGCTTTTAAAAGATCTAAAAATCCAAACTTTGAGACTGGGCACTTAAAAATACCAGTTTCAGCAACAGGTGAATATCCGGCAACACATTGGTTTTGTTTTATCACAGTAAATGACGAAACACATCAAAAAATGCTAGACAATCAGAAGCATACTATTATCGAAGAGGGTGTACCCAGTGAATTTCTAGCAAAACATGGTTTATTGAAAATCAAAACTTATTAAACATGAGTTACCTGATCTTCAATGACTTTATAGATGAGACAGAAACTACGCAAATAGTTGACTGGATATCTGGACTAAGTTCTGGGACAGGCATGCCAAATCACCATCTCGGTGAATTATCAAAATCACTTAACGGCAGTAGTACAATATTTGATATTTCAAAGACTGAAAAAACCGGTTATATTACCAGTTTCCAGTCTATATCAGGTGTAAGACAAGAAGATGTGCCGAAATTTATCAAAGATATTATTACACGTATTAGTAACAAGTTAAGCATACCAACAGATAATGTATTTTTACAGGCTGTTGACATGCATAAAGGCGGAACTATACAGAAACATTATGATGCCTCAATTGATGGCTATATAAACTATAAGTGTAATATCAGTGTCTTGGCCGAAGATTATAAATTCTGTGTAGATGGTTCTACTCTTTTAATTAAACAGGGCGACATGTATTGCTTTGAAGCATCTCTATATAAACACTGGACACCAGAGCCATTTAATTCAAGACGTGTGATGTTAAGCTTTGGCTTTGTATTGCCCTATGAAGCGTTAAATAGAAGTGAAGATGACCCCAGGGTCAGATTAAGCAAGAGAATCGAAAAGTATTTTCAATAAATTCTAACTATTACAGCAAAGGTCTTTGATTATTCAGAGACCTTTTTTATTTTGGTCATATAACAAAAATAATCTGACATGAAAAAAGGAGAAGAGTATCTAAACAGACGTGTAGTTGAAGTTGTAACTGTTGAGGCTAATGGCACATTCGGAGCAATTCGTGAAGCAGAAGAGATCTTAAAGGGACAGGGCTATCGTATTGGTAGTATGTGTCTTAATGAACCAATTGGATTTGCGCCGGCTGACAAGTATAAGCATATAGCGAAATGGTATAACATAGAAACAAAGGACTACTCTAAGCTCCATGGAGTCCTGTTGCCAATTGGCGGTTTTCGTGAAGGAGCAGTAGAAATTGTATATCTTAGCACAATCCAAGAGTATGATCAGAATAACGGCGAATAAGGGTTTTCAAATGACTTTTGAGAACGGATTGACGATTAGTGTCCAAATCGGCAACATGAACTACTGTTCAAGAAAAAGCATGCATTCCGCATATAACAGCGAAATGCAGGTAGACTTTGTGGAAAGTCCAGATGCAGAAATTGCGATTTGGGACGATAAAAACAACTGGCTTGACTTTGGCGCTGATGAAGTGAAAGGATATGTGACAGTAGATGAGATTAGCCACTGGATCACCTGGACTAAAGTCGCAAGAGATCTTGAAGATCTTGCAGGTTTGGCAAACTTACCTAAAACTGAAAAGGCGTGATGTACTATGTTTTCATAGGTCTGGTTTCGGTTTTTATGATCTGGGCCCTAGTTGACCTTTTTCGCCAAACCGGTAGAACAGAAGATGAGTAAACAATTAAAATCTAAATAAATGAGTGGTAACGAAGAAAGGATCCGTCAAGTATTTCAAGAGGAATATTGGGATCTAGGTGTTTTCCGATGGATGAACAGAAATAAGCGACAACTGAAGGCTAGCTTTCTTGCTGCTTTTATCCTGTGCATCTGGTGGGCTTTTATCTGGTCAAGTTGGCCGATTGCGATTTGGGCTTTTGCCTTTATCGGTATAATCTGGGCTGGAGGTATTGACCATTTTATCATTGGCTTGCGTTTCAAGAAAATGATAAACGTGCTGAAGGCCGAAGGTATTGATGTTAATCTCATAGGTATACAAGATGCCTGTGAGGATATTATGCCAAACTAACAGTTTTACAACTATTGAAAGGGGTCTGTTACAGACCCCTTTCTTTTTGATAAATAGACTAAATCATACAACATAGATAAACCAATATGGACAGTAACAGAAAATTAACACTTGAGGACATAAGAAGACAGAGTCTTGAAAAATGGACTGAAGCACAGAGAAGAGCCTTAAATGAGGCTACTAAAAATACACCTGTCAATGACAGAACTGCTGCAGGCACAGGTACAGGAAGTGGTGGTAGCTTTTCAAATAATAATGTACCAGGCATAGCAGCCCAGATTTTCTTTAACGTTTCGGACGTTGTTAATCCATTTGAATATATTCATTACAATACTACAACGGGTGCATGGTCTGATGTACTTCTATTTCCAGAAGACATAACAACTTCAGATAACCTTGAGGATTATTTTCTTACAAATGGATATGGTACTAGCTTCTGGTATATTAAAGATACAACAAGCGAAAACAGAGTAGTTCACGTCAGTACAGATGCAAAAATCCTATGGGACAGTGGTTGGCTTACAGGTGTTACTGGCTTTGATGTAGATAGTTCAGACGCATTTGGTCTTGTAACACATTTTATAGAATACGGCACTACTAAATTTGAATTGGTTACGATATACAGAGATATAGTAAATACATTTACATTTGATAATCCGTCAGCTGGTACTTCAAACAATTTCACAAATCGTTTGTATGAAAATAAGGGTTTATATAAACTAACAACTTCAGATAACAGTGAAGTTTTATATTCTATAGACGTATTAACGGGTGCTAAAATAGAGTTAGCATCATGTCCAGATGGGTTTACATTGCTATGGGGTAATTATGACGGAGCAACGGCTGCTGCAGGCGCTATAGGTTACGGCACAGACGCTGCATTAAACTGTATTTGGTATTACATAACAAATGAGTCTAACGACCAACTTGTCGAAGCAAAACTTGTTGACTATGATGGAAATGTCCTGGTTGACATAATTGCACAAGCTGCAGATCAGGGAGTTGATTTAACAACTAAGATAATTGACAGTTATAGCCAGTTTGGATCCGGTAGAATTACCGGTAATGCCAATAATTGTAGACTTTTACTAGACTTTGATGACAATTACATATTATTAGCCAGCCCAGGCGAAGGCGTTTATTTCGTTGATGAAAATCCAAAGCCGCCTGGAGGCTTTACTTATTTCCCAGGTGACACAATTACTGGTGATGTGCTTGTCATGACAATTGAGCCACAGACATATAGCTCTAATGGCCCTCTATACTACAACAGCGGTGCAACAGCCGACGATCCTGGTTTTTGCCTGATAGGCCCAAGTGGCACACCGCAAATAGAAACATTTAGTGAGGCAATAACCCTATTTGATGCATATACTGATAGTGACAATGCAGTCACTTTCTGGAAATATGAAGGTAACACAATGTCAGTGGAGAAATTTTATGCTGCCGATGGTTCAACTGCTAGTTATATTCTTTCGACTGCAGAATATAATATAAATACTGATAGCTTTGCAGTATGGCGTAGTTATACTCCTACCGGTAGAGGCGAACAGGTTTTTCAAGCAACAAAGTCGGAAAATAACTGGGTTACAACATGGTACATCAATGACACCGATGAACCCGGTACTATACATGATGATCCAGGTGCATCCTATAGTACATACACAAACGCATTAGGAGGAAAAGCGAGCATAATATACGCGGACACGACAGAAAGCCCAAATCAGTTATATGTAATAGACAGAGATACATCTACTGCTACAGCTTATCCGGTTCAACCGGGCATAGCATATAGCCTCAATGCAAACACCCCCTGGTATCAAAGTTACAGAGAAACTTGGGCTGCGGTTGTTGATGAAAATTTTTGTGTAATATATGAAGATGGCACTGTTGTACAAGGATCTATTCCTCCAGATCCTACAGGTGCTACCATTGGCTTTTTAAATTATTCAGAAAATTATTTGATAATAGCGAATAACGAAAACAAACTTTATTATTATTCACATGACGGTGAAACCATAATTTCTGAAACGCAAGATAGCGGCAATATATATGGTCCTGTTAATGAATTGACTATCATATCAAATAATGATGGTACAACTTACACTGCGGTAGTAGGATCTTCAGTTGTTCAGTCACCTGCTCTTTCTGGTAGAAATAGTTATGGATATAATGATCGTGCATGGTAATAAACTAAATACTATAAAAGGGGCAAAGCCCCTTTTTTAGGCTTAAACATTTTCTAAACTCTAATTATAAGAATAAAAATATCCACGATGACTGAACACCCAAAAATAGGTAACTGCAAAGTCTTAATTGAAGCAGAAATTGGTAATAAGTATTTTACACTTGTACAGAGTTACATGACACCCAGATATGATCGTATGCATGGCACTCAACTAATAGGTTTCAAGCATTCTCATTCTAGAACAGGTACAAAGCTGAAGAGTCAGTACTATGTACTTTGGGGTAACACACCAGATTTTGCCACAATGGGTATCACACAACTACTGACAGATAAGCTAAATGCTGTAACTGGTAAAACAGTAGTTAAGCGCTTCTTTGAAATTATAAATGCTTCAGAAACTATATCATTTAAGAAATAGCGGCAAAAAACTTTAGTGGCTGAAATGTTTTTTATAATTTTACAAAACTAACTAACTTTATAAATAATGGCAGCAACTAGCAACCACTGGGGTGATATAGCTAAATGGATTGAGCTATCAATTGAAACAAGCACCTCTAACAAACACAGAGATGCTAACTACAATCTAATAAATCTACTTTGGGATAGAATGATTGAAAGAGGAGTAAATTTTGAAACAGCACAACTTCTCAGAAGAAATCTTTTAGCCAAGTTAAACAGTCACATGTAATGGAAAAACAGAAGATCTCTTTTATTTTAGCTTAATCTACCGTATATTTACACCATAATCAATAACAAATGGGAAACAGTTTTAAGTTTAATTTTTTAGTAAAAGCCGCAACATTTACACTCTTCTGTGCGATTTTTTATCTAGCTTCGGCTTTTGTCAATCTATCATGGAATCCTCTAGAATTTGGCTTCTGGACTAGAGTAACAGACGCAGCTTGTCTTTTAGGAGCATTATTCTTGATAATCAGAGCAGATGTTCCACATGTATGAAAAAGTTCTATAGATCTAAAAGCGACCAATACATTGGAGGTGTATGCGGTGGTCTAGGTGAGTACACTGGCATCGATCCAATTATTTGGCGTGCAGTTTTTCTCTTTGCACCAGGCACGTTCTGGGCATATATGTTCATTTTATTTTTTACAAAACAGGGTGAAAATGTCTAAAATCAAAATTCCATATAATCAACTTGGTATAAATGGCAGTTACGGCATTTTTACCTCAATCTACGGTGAAACCTATGTAGTTCCAGCCTGGATCGAAGTTCCTGCAGGTACAAAATACGAAGATATCGAGGTTATTGATAGGCCAGTTAAACCAAAGGCAAATCGCCGAGAGTTAAGTATACAAAGTAAAAGCGGCAACACTTACAGGGTTATAATTGACAGCCAACTGGGTAATAGCTGTGAATGTGTCGGCTTTATGTATCATAGAAACTGCCGACACTTAAAACAAGTACTTGAAAATTAAGTAAATACTCCAAATACTTACTAAACATGAAAAAACTAGGCTTATTTTTTATAGCTCTTTTGAGCTTTTTATTTACTACTGCACAGGACTGTAGCAATGACGTTACAAACCCCTGGTTCACTAACTTTCAAGAAGATGTAACCATTCTTTGTAGTGATGATCTATCTTCTGTGTTTCCTACTGCTCACGATGATTGTGATACCCTTGTAGAAATAGCATACTATGATGAAGTTTCACCTGGCTATTGCCCATCAGCTTCTGAAATTGTTAGAATTTACCGAGCCTTTGATGATTCTGGTAATTCTAAAGTTGAAATGCAATTCATACATATTGTTGATGAACTTGCACCTGTTTTTGCGTATGTACCACCCAGTCTTGTATTGAGCTGTTCTGACACTACTGGCTTTGGTGTTCCAATTGTTTTTGACAATTGCAGTACAATTTCTTTGTCATTTGAAGACTTTTCAGAAATTGAGAGTAACTGCATGCGCCGTTTAACTAGAATGTGGACTGCAGTTGATGAATGCGGCAATTCTTCAATGGCAACACAGATATTACAATTTATTGATCTTATGCCACCTGTCATTACTGGCGATCCTTTTATTGAGTTACCAGCAGGATCAAGCATTGATACAGTATTTGTACAGGTATCTGAAAATTGTAATGGTTATAACATTTACTATACAGATATGCCTGCTTCTGGCAATAATATCATAAGAACATATACTGCAGTTGATGAATGCGGCAATTCTTCTTCATTTGAACAGATTATAGGCTTTGCTGTTAGCCAAAATGTACAACTTTGCCATAGACTTGGTAACGGAAACTATATCACCATAACTGTAAACCAAAATGCAGTACAGGCACACTTAAATCACGGTGATTATCTAGGACCTTGTAATATACAAAACTGGCAAAACCAAAATGTGCCATTCCAGATGGGTCTAGAAATGAAAGAGGATGGGACTATCGTTAAACGCGTAAAACAAAAGTAATGGAAGTAAAGTACAAGATCCATGAGGTAAAAGAGAATATTTTTGCAGTCGAAGTAACCGATGATTATAAGCTTGCAATGCTCTTCCTGAGAGTGCAAGAGTTTTATGAATCACCGAACCCAAGATTCAGAGGAGTCCATTTTAGTATCTGGGATTTCCATGAATGGTATTCAAAAGAAAGAGGCGGATCTTTTACTTATACATCTGACTGGGCTGGCTTTAATATCCCATATGATGTTCTCAGTGAATGTTATCTCAATATAATTGCAATTGAAACACCATACGACATTGTGATGCAAGAAATTCTTGCTACAATTGCTTATAGAAAATCTGAAGGTCCAGCATACATAATTGGAGTACCTGATATCACTGGCCATACATTTATGCATGAAGTTTGCCATGGCATGTATTACGTCAATGAAGACTATAAACAGGCCGCAGATTCAGTTACTAATGAATTACTTTCGGTTTCGCCACAGTCTTACTACGCTTTCAAGAAAAACCTATTAGGTATGGGTTATACAGATAGTGTAGTTGATGATGAGATACAAGCATATCTTTCTACAAATTGGGAAAATGGCAACTTTGGATCAGGAGTTGAAAAATCAGTTAAAAGAAAATTCCATAAACAGTATATAAAACAGTTATCTAAATTTATTGAAATCATATGAAACAAACATTTTTTATTTTAGGCGCTGCCCTATTGTTTTCTTGCAATAATGGCACACAAAGCACAGAATCCGCAAACGCATCAGATTCAACACATGTATGTTGTTCTGATACCCTTACATGTTGTATGGACACAACGGAAAAACATTTTCCATGTGTCGTTGAAAAATGCGAAAAGGAAGGTCCTGGCGACTGGGCAATTTACACAGAATGCGGTCTTTGCGTTCATTGTAGTACTGAATGTAAAGTGGGTGACACTTTAAACATCGAGTCACCAAAGCATGACTAAGACCATTGAGTTTGGAAGCTACATCTATGAGGTAACAGATGACCTGTCTCAAATAAAGCCAGGTGATCTTTGCCTCTTAGATGGTTGTGCCTTTAGTGCAGGCGACATGAAAATTCTAAATGAATCAATTAGACCTACAGGCCTCTTAAAGGTTTTAAAGTTTTATGATAAACCTCACCGTAGATTATATTACAGTAGTGAGGTGATTGTGTGATGTTTTCACGGTCTGTAAAGTTAGATATATAGACCTAACAAAAAACAATCAACAATCAATGAAAAAACTAATCCTTCTTTTGCTAGCAATCATCCCAATGGTTGCTCTTTCGCAGTCTACCTTAAACCCAGACACTGTTTGCTATCAATCTACAGGTTCTGTTTATCAAGTCGTCAATGAAGCAGGTAATACTTATACCTGGACAGTAGTTGCACCAGGTGTCATCACATCAGGTCAAGGAACCAATACAATTACCGTTGACTGGTCAGGTGCTGCACCAGGTCTAATAGGTAATGGTGTTTCTGTTTTTCCAACTAACCAATTTGGCTGTGTAGGACCAACTGTTACCCTTAACGTCTTTATTTACAATGAAACACCTGTTGTCACCCCGATGACTTTCTGTTTCGATGAACCTTGTGCAGATCTTATAGGAACACCATTTGGTGGTACTTGGTCTGGACCTGGTGTAGTTGGCTCACAGTTTTGTCCAAGTGTTGCCGGCGTTGGTGACCATGTTGTAACTTACACTTATACAGTAGGTGATTGTGTATTCACTGCTACTGGCATAATGACTGTTAATCCTATTCCAACTATCTCTCCAATTAGTCACGACTAATGAAGAGACTGCTTTCTGCAGTTCTGCTTTTGTTTAGTACATCCCTATTTGCACAACAACAGACAGTGGAACTGTGTGAAGATTACAGGAACACTTTTACATATTATTCGTCTTCAAATGTGGTTGGTACCTGGTTCTGGACAGTCGGACCAGATACCTTATCACATTCTAGAACTGTTACTATAACCTGGGACACACCTGGCACATATGAAATAGTAGCAAATTTTGAAAGCGGTTGTCCTGTTAATCCTAGAACCTATTGGGTACATGTAATTGAATGTGCCGAATCTGCGATTTATTTTCCAAATGCCTTTACGCCAAATGAAGATGGCATAAATGATAGATGGGGACCTAGCGGAGTAGGTATAGCCGAGATCAGATGGAAGATATTTGATAGATGGGGACTTGAAATATATGATTCTGGGTCAATGACTGACTGGTGGAACGGCTCTTTTAGAAGAGGTGAGTATTACGTCCAAAACGATGTATACATATACAAAGCGGACTGGGTAGGAATAGACGGATCATCTGGTACCAAAGTCGGCCATGTAGTACTAATAAGATAACAATAAAACCATGAAACACTTAACCCTAATAGTGTTTTTCATATTAACCAGTCTTTTTTCATTCTCACAATGTGATAATGCTGACTTTGAACTTGGTAATTTTACAGGATGGGTTGGTAGAACAGGGACTTGTTGCCCTATAAATTTTACAAACACTGGAATAGTCGCAAGTCAGCATACAATAACATCAGGCACCGGAACAGACCCTAGAACCTGTAATCAGGTTCCGGTTGTTTCACCACAAGGTGGAAACTTTTCTGCAAGACTTGGAAATCCACAAAGAGGTGCAAGAGCAGCAGGTGTTACTTATACATATACTGTAACCGCAAACTCATCTCTTTTTACTTATCAATACGCTGTTGTATTTGAGGACCCTGGGCATTTTGATGACGAACAACCTAGATTTGAAACTCAGGTAATAGCAGGTGGTCAACCGATACCATGTACTCAATATATGGTTACTGCTTCTTCAAATTTACCAGGCTTTCAAAGTTGCCCAGGTATTGATGCACAAGGTAATCCTATCAGCATTTTATACAGAAACTGGTCTACAGTAGGTGTAGATCTTAGTGCCTACATAGGACAGTCTGTTACTCTTGAATTTAGAGCAGGTGACTGTGATCTAGGAGGGCACTATGGTTATGCATACATTGATGCAATAGGTTGTCAGCCAATGGAACTTGAGGTCTTGTACTGCGTAGGTGACACTGCTGCAGTGTTGACAGCACCTCCAGGTTTTTCATCATATCAATGGAGTACCGGCGAGACAACACAGTCAATAACAGTAGATCCATTGGACTATAATCAAATCACATGTACTCTAACCTCCTTTTCAGGTTGTGTTGCAGTACTATCAACTGCAATTAACCCTGCAGACCCTCAGGTCAACTTTAGTGCTCAAAATTCATGTTTCTGCGTTGATCCAATTATAGAATTTGCAAATACATCAACATCTGTACATAGCCCTATTATAAGTTGGCTTTGGGATTTTGGCGATGGAACTACATCAACACTTCAGAATCCATCTCATGTCTATAGTTCACCTGGAACCTATAATGTAAAATTGACAGCTGTCACGGAACTTGGATGCTGGGATGAAATTACTTATCCAGTAACCCTGTACCCGTGTCCTACCATTTCTCTTATTAGTCATAACTAAGAATACTGAAGAACACTATTATTTTAGAAAAGTTATGTGTATATTCACACTATAACAATAACACTATGGCTAAAAAGAAAATCGAAAAAACAAATCTCACAGAATGGGAATGGACACTTGTCTGGTCTAGTATGCGATATTTTATGGGACGTCAAACAATTGCCTCAGCAACTTGGCCAAGCGATTTCATTAAAAATTATGACAAGTATCTAACACAGACCCAACGTGATACGATACACAAAGAACTTACTCGCTATTTTGAAGAGTACAAGCAGTTTGGCAACCCCATGATAGACTCAGACCATTGGGAGCGCCTGATGTGCTACATGGATAAAAATAACAGGTATCTTGTTGAAAGTAAGCGCACTGCAGATGGTGAAAAGATAGTAGAAATGAATATCTGCTTTAAGTATAAAGATGCATATTGCCCTATTGAAAAATACGCAGAACAACCCTATCATAGTTGGTATATCAACCCTGAGTATATTAGTTACGTAAGAGAAATTATTTCAGATGAACAACTTTACAAAAATTAAAGAGCTGTTAAAATTTGACGATCCGGATAAATTCTATTTTATCCAGATTCTCAAGCGCAGAAAGGACAACCCAACAATGGGCAAAGACATGTGCAACATAGATAACTTCTGTGTTTATAGCTTGCAGGATTTTGAAAGATACGAGAGCCGCATTATAGAAATTTGTGAACGTAACAATGCCAGGGCTTATATTAGGCTGAATAGGCGAAGTGATAAGAAGATAGCACTCCAAATGCTTGCCCGTATGGCCCAGATGATTGCATCTGAACAATACAACATACGTAAACTGTATTATAGCATTACAGGTGAGTTCCATTCAGAAGAGGATAAAACTTGGATCATCGACATTGACATGAAGCCATTTGATGATTTTGATAGAATAGAAAAACTGATCAATGGGTTGCAGCCAACTGGAGACAAGTTAATAGCCATTATTCCTACTGTAAATGGCTTTCACATGATTACCAGACCATTTAACCTGTCTGAATTTAGAAAGTACATGGAGTTACAGGGAGACACCACTGATATCCATAAAGATAATCCTACACTTCTGTATTTCCAAGAAACAAAAGAGAATGCTTTAATATAAACTAAACTATGGCTAAGAAAAAGAATAAAATAGAAAGACCGGAAATTCCAGTTAAGCTAACTGAAACCTTTAAATTGACAAGACACGACGGTCTTGTTAGAACCGGCTACACCATACAATGGATTGAATGGAAAAAAGACGGTAGCTTCAAGAAGAGCTTTGATAAACCAGCAGTAGGTTTAAGTTGCATTCTTGATGGTCACATAATGACGTATACATGGTTGACCACGGCAGTAAAGGAGTTTGGTGAAAATGAGGATGGTAGCATCTGGTTCAATACTGAGAATAGCAAGTACGTTTTAACAAAGGAAACAACATTAACTATAGACAGTCTTTTACCATGAAAAAACTAATCTATATCTTAATCGCCATTTTGGCCTTTTCTTGTACCTCTGGTAAATACAAAGATGAGACAGTCAAATGTGCAGTAACTGAAGTTGAGTATATTCAGCCAGGTAAAATCAGCACATTGCAAATTGACCCAATGTGGAAGATCAAAACAGAATGTAACATTGAGCTGAAGACAAGAAGAGAAATGAAAGTAGGTGACACAATTGTTATTGTAAAATTAAAACCATTCCAATGATAGGATATATTTTATTCATAATACTGTTCTGGTCAGCCTTGATCTTATCTGAGCTTTTTGCAAACAGATTTCCGGAAACCAGATACTCAAAATTCTGGAGAAAACACATTTTAAGCAAAGATCATAACGAAGACGATGATACATGGGGGTCTACAATATGAAAAGATTTTTTAGAAAATTCAAAAACATCCACTTTCTTATATTAACTGGGCTTATTTGCTTTTACAGTTTTTATGTACCTGTGGCCATATTTACAACGTATACAGATATAGTTCCTATCTGGACTATTCCGTTTTTTATCATAGGCTCTATGTTTCCTCTATGGTTTAATGAATTTATGTGGAGAACTTCAAAGTTTGGCTCAGATACTTATATTATGTTTCATGAAATTCACTTTGAAGATCGTAAATGGAAGAAAAGAACTATGAACCCATTTGTGTTGTTCAAAACATTTGGTAAATGGTGTTTAAAGAGCAGCGAATTTATAATAATGAGCATAGTTAACCTGGCTGCATTATTCTATGGTTTTGCGGATATTTTACATGAAGTTGTTTTCCCTTTTACCCCGTTTTATCTCATAAACGCATTATGGTGGATAAGCCTAATAAAAGTGTTTGCAGGTTTTAGAAATGCAGTTGAAGAAGGAGAGATAAGCTATGGTAGACGTGAACAGGGTGTTAAAACACATTTTTCTGATGAATGGCATTTGGAAATGAAAAGGATCAGAGAACGTGAAGAGGAATTAAGAAAAATGAAAAGAGACTTATAAATAAGTTTATAATAAATAAACAAAAACCAAACATAATTAAAAATGAGAAAATTATTTTTATTTCTATGCCTGTTAGCTTTTAGTGTAGCTAGCATCGCACAAGCAGAAACCGCACAAGTAGACACTATCAAAATGCATGGCCTATTTTATAAGCCTGCCAAAAAAGAGACACCATTCAGTGTTGAATTTGGCTTGGCAACAACTAACCTTTGGAGAGGTGTTGATGTAGGAAGACAGGTATGTGTAAAAATCGAAACAGAATATGAGCCAGTCGAATGGTTTACCCTTTCAAACGTGAGTACAGTTGTTTCAAATCAGTATAAAGTAGGTTATGGTAACATGTACAACACTAAAGCCAGTTTCAACTACTATAATGTAAAAGCAGGTTTACAAGATGTTTATTTCCATAATAATCTTGCCACACCAAATGACACTAGTTTTTTCGATTTTAATAAAAATACAACTAATCACTTTGCTGAAGCCTTTTTTGAATATAAAGGAGACGAAACATCTAAAGTCGACTTTTTGACAACATATTGTTTTTATCAAAACGCTTCATATACTAAAGGATCTTGGTATGTAGAAGCCACTTATCGTGTAGCAGAAAACGCAAAATTATTCGCTGGCTATGTAGTAGGTCCATCTGGTGTTAGCTTCCAAAACAAAACTGGCTTCACTAATATAGGTATCAATGTCAAGCGTAGTCTACAATTTTCTAAAGACTTCAATACCACAGCAAATCTTACAATTGCAGTTAACCCAAGCTACAGTACTATAAAAAATGATAACCCAACGGTTGCAACTAGACCAGTTAACGTAGTATTAGCAGTAATATTCTAATATGAAGAGAGTAATAGCCACATTATACTTAACGCTTATAAGTCTGATCGGTATATCGCAGTGTACTGGCGATATTTCTTATACATTAAGCGTTCCACCTGGTCCGAATAACACATATCCGCCTGGATCGACTGTTGAACTTTGTATAACAATGGATGGTTGGAATGGAAATTCACAGGGATCGAATTGGTTCGAAGGTTTTTTCATAGCCCTAGGTGAAGGCTGGGAAACAGTTACTCCGACTCTATATCCTATCGACGCAGAAGGTGATGGTAGTGGTACATGGATATGGGCTACAAGTACAGTTTCAGATAACGGCGCAACTGCTGGTAATGGATTTTATTTTGAAGGACCTACTGGACCTCTCGATGGAAACGGCGGCAATGATTGGGGTGATTCATGCCCTAGTACTACATGTGTTTGGTCATGCTGCGTTGAACTAACTGCAGCAGCCGGACCTGCAGGTACAGATCTTCATATCGGTGTTATTCCCTATTCAGATGGAACAATGGGTAGTTGGGGTACTCAAATGTGTAACGAAACACAAACAGATTTCTTCACTGGATCTATTGGTTGTTTTATACCGGGTTGTACAGACCCTCTAGCCTGTAATTTTAGCCAGACTGCAGATTGTGATGACGGTTCATGCACAATTCCCGGATGTACAGATCAAACCGCATGTAATTATGATGCTACTGCAGGATGTAATGATTTAAGTTGTACATATCCGGGTTGTATAGACCCGATGGCATGTAACTTTGATTTACTAGCAGGTTGTGATAATGGTAGTTGTGATTACTTCAGTATGGGTCCGATTACACCTAGTCTTGTATCATCCGACACCGTATGTACTGGCTTAGAGTTAGTTTATACAGTGACCGGCAACATAAACTCAATCTATAATTGGAATGTAACAGGAGGAGAGATTATCTTACCAGACCAATCAAAGAATTGCACAGTGCTCTGGGGAAATACACCTGGTACATATACAATTACAGCCCAGGAAACAACAGCATCTGGATGCATTGGGCCTATTGAAATCTTTGATGTTGTAGTAGAAGATCCTGTAATAGTTTTTGATACAATATACACTGTATGCCCAGGTGAATTAGTTCAATTATCTGCAAGCCCATCAGGAGGTACCTGGTCTGGTGAAAATGTACAGGCTGACATATTTAATTCAAATATCCCAGGGCTATATAGCCCAGAATATACAGTCACAGTATATGGATGTGAATTAACAGACTTTGCGACAGTTATATTAAGACAACCTTATCCTGCACCTGGTCTGTTATATGATTTATTTGAACATGATCTATGCTATTCAGGTTTACAGCACATGTATTCGGTTGACGATAATTCAAATCTAAATTATCTCTGGAGTGTAGATGATGTATTACAACAAGAAAACAGCAATCAAATACAGGTTATTTGGTCTGATACTACTTTAACACATGAACTTTCAGTATGTGGGATAGATGAATTTGGTTGTATCACAGACACGTCCTATATGACAGTGAAGACGACGGCCTGTAACAGGCTTTATATTCCAAACTCATTTACGCCTAATAATGATAAAGTCAATGATGTATTTGGCGTATTTGGTTCAGGTGTCTATGAACAAAGGTTAAGAGTGTACAATAAATGGGGTTTTTGTGTGTTTGAATCAAATGGTAACAATGTGCATTGGACAGGAAGTGATGGTTCAGGCTATTACTGCCCAGATGGTGTTTATTACTGGACTTTAAATTATAGAAATGAACAAGGCTTTAATAAAAATGAACAAGGCCATGTAACACTTATAAGATAATGAGCAACACTGAAAAATTTATACAATTCGTCAAAGGTGAATGTAAAAAGCACAAGGTTAAATTTAAACCTTATAAAAGGCGTTACATTAAACTGTCTGATTCTATAAAATGCGGAGGATTCTTTGATGATGGAACCAGTGAACAATTTCCTAAACCTGTTCTGGCTTTTGCCGCAGGTCATAAAGACTATCTTGAACTTCTAGTCCATGAATATTGCCATATGACCCAATGGCTGGAAAATATCCCACTTTGGAGAAAAGCAAATGACTCACTATTAGAAATAGATTTATGGCTAGACGGTGAAGATATTGAAAACATAGAAGAATGTATCAACGCTTCCCGTGATCTGGAACTTGATAATGAGAAAAGATCTGTTGAAATGATTAAGAGATGGGATTTGCCGATTGATACAACAGAGTATACAAAAAAGGCAAATGCATATGTTCTTTTCTATAATTACATGAAAACGTCTAGAAAATGGTCTTTACCCAGTAATTCACCATATACTAATAAAGAGGTCCTCTCTAATATGTCAGACAAATTTGACATGGATTATGAAAAACTGGATCTGGCAATTGAACAGGTTTACAAAGAACAGAATATCTAATGAGCTTCATGTTATTGATGATGATAGGAACCGTTTTAACAAGGGTCATACATCATATAAAACATAAAACAAGACGTGTAACACTACAGGAGGAGCTTGTTGATTTTGCTGCTACCTATATAATTTATACAATTTTATTTTTGATAACATACTCAGCTTTGTGCTGGATTTTATAAACAGCTTAAATAAATATAACATGAAAACATCAACCAGACTTAATTCTTTAGTCAACATGATGACGACTATAGATGGCCTTGTTTTAAACTCTAAAAACGATCAAGAACTTGGTCAAAAGGTTAGAGAAGTCTTTAACGGTAAAACAATAGCCCCGAAATGGTCAGTTGATGAGCATGCTGAAGATGGCCCAATTGCCATTGCTCTCTTTGAAAGCTTACCGCACGCTAAAATGTATCTAGATATGATTAGTGAAGTTGAAAAAGGTGAAAAAAAATTCGGCATAACAGACCTTGGAAAAGCACCCTTCTGAATACCAGATTCTAGTCGATAAAAAGACTGGCATGTACATTACCTTTGTTTTTGAGAATAGCAAAGTCGAAATGTGCAAAACCGCATACCCTGAGCTATGGGGTAAATACGTATTTCCTGAAGACATCAAAAATTATATCAACAGAAAAGACCCAGTTAATGAAATAGACTGGGACAGCTTTTTTGAAAGCACTGAGTTGACCAAAGTTGATCTGTCTGTCTCTAAAAACTAAGTTTTCTGCAAATTTCTTTTGTAACTCACTATCTTTTATTAGTTTTACCCATATAAACTAAACTATGATAGTAAAAGACAAACCAAAAACAGGCAAGATTGAAATTGATCTTTCCGGTCCACAGGGTAATGCATTTCACCTGCTGGCTACCGCAAAAAGCCTAGGCCGCCAACTTAAATTTTCAAAAGAGCAAATCAAGGAGATCGAGTCTGATATGATGTCAGGCGACTACAGTAATCTGATTGACGTTTTTGACAACCATTTCGGCGACTACGTAATCCTGTACAAAACATTTTAATATGGCAAAAGCAATACTTGAATTTGACCTCAACGATCCAGATGACCAAATGGCATTTAAAAGAGCCAGCAAGTCATTAGATATGGCAATTGTACTATTCGAAATTCAAAATAATTTCAGAAAGAGCTGTATGCGTGGATTAGAGGCCAAAGAAGAGTTTGGCCTTAAACTGGATGCATTTGATGGAGTGAATTTTGTACTTGAGGAATTATTTAAACTGTTGGATGAGCATAACATCGACACTGACGAAATCATAAACTAATGGGTAAAATAACATATCTAGCCTGCATAGCACATGACGCTAAAAAACCAGAAATGGTACACTTGGCCATGCAGTACAAAGAAGTATTTGAAAACTATAACATAGTTGCTACAGGTACTACAGGAAGACATATAAAACAGACGGGCGTTGAAGTACTGGAAATGAAAAGCGGACCACTTGGCGGTGATGCTCAGATTGCCGCAATGGTTACCAATAATGAGATATTGGGTATCATATTTCTGGTAGACCCATTAGACGTACATCCCCATCAGGTTGACGTCAGTATGTTGCTTAGAATTTGTAACGTACACAATGTACCCTTGGCCACAAATAAAGCCACTGCTGAAATTTTATTAAGAGAATTAAAAAACGTACTATAATGTATAACTTTTATCTAATAGCATATAAACCGGAGCTCAGTGAACCTGTATTTGAAAGGTTTATGCTGACAGAAGATGATGCTAAAATTGCTGGCTTTGAAAATTTTGCAGAATATTGTAATGCTGTGTTAAATCAGATTACAGAAGAATGTGAAAACGCACAGGCAAGATATATCCTCTTGAACCAAGAGGAATATATGAAACTAATTATAAGAATGGGAGAAAAGGTATTATGAGAATATACTTAGACGACTTAAGAACGCCAAAAGAAAATGACTGGACTGTTGTACGAAACTACGAAGAGTTCGTCAACAAAATTACAGAAATTGGCTTGGATAAAATAGAATTGATCTCTTTAGACCATGATCTTGGCGATTCAGCAATGGCTGAATGGTGTAATAATGTTTATCAAAACTATACCTTAAACTACGATAACATTACTGAGAAGACAGGTATGGACTGTACTAAATGGCTCGTTGAACAATGGTTAAATGGAGCACCGGTCTGTAAGGTGATGGTACATTCTGCGAATGCCGTAGGATCAGCAAACATGATGGGCTATATCAATAACTATAGACATATCCATCGTTTACCTCAAGATTGCGAAAGATGGGTTGTACCCCATACTATCGAAACTATAATTGAGTAAACTGCAAAGCCCTTTGAAACATGGGCTTTGCTTTTTATATTTACACTATGAAAATCGAACTACAAAAGGGACAAAGGCTTTGGTTTACAAGTGACACCCACTATAATCACTCTAATATATGTAGGGCAACTACAAGATGGAAAGATTCTGATAATGTGACACGTGATTTTAGTTCATTAGAAAAAATGAATGACGAATTAGTGTTCTGGATAAATGAAAGAGTAGCCCAAGATGATATCTTAATACACCTAGGTGATTGGTCGTTTGGCGGTTTTGATAGCATCAAACAGTTCAGAGATCGTATTATTTGTAAAAATGTACACTTGGTACTCGGTAATCACGATCATCATATCCAGAGAAACAAAGATAATGTACAATCACTTTTCAGCTCAGTACATGACTATTTACATCTAGATGTCTGCTGGTGGGTTAAAGAATGGAAGGTAGCTAAAAAAGAGCGCCAGCATTTTATTTGTATGCACTATCCTATTGCCAGTTGGAATGGAATGAATGACGGAGTGATTCACTTACATGGTCACGTTCACTTACCCAACCATTTAAGAGTATCAGACGGTAAAGCAATGGATGTCGGTGTTGATGGAAACGAAATGGAACCTATCAGCTTAGAAAATATATTAACGATCATGAGGAATCAGCCAGTTGCTAAACTGGCTTTGCCAAAAGATCATCACGAAAAACGATTAGTATGAACACACTAGTATTACTTAGAGGTTTACCCGGAAGTGGCAAATCAACCACGGCAAAGTTATTTGATAAAGCTCCTCATTTTGAGGCTGACATGTATTTCATGGATGCCGATGGAAACTATCAGTTTGATGTATCTAAAATCAAAGATGCCCATAACTGGTGCCGACATTCTACAATGGATGCCATGAAAAGGGGATATCCTATTGTTGTCGTTTCAAATACGTTCACTCAAGAATGGGAAATGGAGGCATATTATCTGTTAGCTGAAGAACTCGGATATCGTGTAGTTTCAATGATTGTTGAAAATCGGCATAATGGTAAAAACATACATGGTGTACCAGCTGATAAGTTAGAGATAATGAAAAACAGATTTGAAATAAAACTATGACACTTTTCGAAGCATTAATGAGCAAAGGCTACTCATCAGATGAAGCCAGACAAGTTGTATTTGAAATGAAAGAGAGAGTTCTCCAGGGTGAAGATCCGGAAGAACTTTTATACGAAGAAGGGCTAGAACCCGATTATATAATGGACTTACTTATGTGATTATGAAATACGCACACTACGATAAACTTGAAAAATACATGGCAGATGGTCTGATTGAGGTGAATAAGCACCCTGATCTGCCTCTGTATATCTACAACTATTCTCGTAAAGTGCAGTATGAGAGACTATGGGACGAAGTAACTATAGGATGTAGAGGTCTTATCCTTGATGAGACAGGTGAAATAATTGCTAAAGGCTTCGACAAGTTCTTTAACTTTGAAGAGGTTGGAGAATTAGACTGGGCTTCTACAGAATATGTTTGGGTTCAGGAGAAGATGGACGGTTCACTGGGTATTCTTTTCTATTATGCAGACAAGTGGCATCTGGCAACCAGAGGTTCTTTTACTTCAGAGCAGGCAAAACGAGGAATGGAAATCCTGAAGAAAAGATATGACCTAAATAAGTTTGTCAAAGAGGCAGTCTTTGTTTGTGAAATCATTTATCCTGAGAATAGAATAGTTGTTGACTATGGCGGTGAAGAAAAGATCGTCTTCTTGTCAGCATTCTCTAATGACACGGAACTTTCTGTAACTACAGCGCAGATGCTGTTCTTTGTTTCTGGAGTAAATGTTGAAGATATTGTACTTACAAACCAGGTATATGACGGTTCAAATCAGTCAATGCTTCAATTTCTAAAAGATCAGAATGCTGAAAACAGAGAGGGTTATGTAGTCAGACTGTGGCCATCTAATACCAGGGTTAAAATCAAGTTCGAGGAATATGTACGTCTACATAGACTGTTTACTAATTTCTCAAATCTAGATATCTGGGAATATCTAAAAGAGGGCAAAGACATAAACGTTCTCTTAGAAAATGTTCCTGATGAATTTGATAAATGGGTTAAAGGCACAATATCAGATTTGAGATATCATAAGTATAAAATTGAAGAATACGCCGGAAAGGTCCATGAGTATTTTAGATATGGCAAATACGGTGATGTGGATCCAGAGCCTACAAAAAAGGAGTTCGCCCTACATCTTGAGAAATGTGACATGAATCCTCGTGTAAAAGCCCTATGCTTCATGATCTGGGACGGTAAGAATATTGAAAAAAAGGTCTGGGACATGGTCAGACCTAAGTACCAGAAACCATTCTGGAGTAAGGAAGATAAATAAACAAAATAGACGTTTTAATGGAGAATATATTTAATCTTAAGAACTTTACAGAGTTTGTAAACGAGGCAGTAAGAACAAAAGATGCACCTAAAGCATTTGACCTGATTGCTTCATACATTTCTAGAAAAATGGGAGAGCAACTTTACCCATATCCAGAATTTGAAAGATATTCAAAAAGTGATGGCTCATCCGGTTTCGGTAAGAGATATTACACTGACAGCGCAAAATCTGTAAGATTAAATGTTGAAGAAAGTGAAGGTTCTACTGACATCACTTCTATTGACTATTGGGATGGTAGTAGTTCTGAACCCGCATGGACTATTGATGGCCATGGTCAGAGTCTTGCTAAAGTTTTACCACAGGTTGCTGACAGACTTGTAAACCCAGAAGCTGAACTGGTTGCACCAGATGAGGTAAATGAGGCAAAGAAAGTTGATGGTAATATGATAAAAGATATCATCAAACTTAGCAGCCAAATGAATGCAAAACAAATTGCTAGTCAAGTTGGTTTAAGCCCTAAATCAGTTCGTGAAATCCTGAAAGAGAATAATGTAGTTAGTGCACGCCCTGCTGCTAAAGAAAAGAGAGAAGAGTCGACAAGTGAAATCGACATGATCTTCAATAGTGAATCAGCTTTAAAAGATAAAGTTAAATTGCTTGATGAGATCATGGAAGATATTGCAGACGTTGTAAACGCCGTTGCTCTTGGAAATGTTAATGGTCTTATGATCTCAGGTAAAGCAGGTACTGGTAAAACACATACAGTTACTTCGGCTCTTGACAAAGCAAGTTGCCAATATGTAACAATAGCAGGTTCTACAAGTACTCCGGGTATTGTTGAAACTCTTTATGATAACAACAACGGCGTAATTGTATTCGATGACTGTGACAGTGTATTCGATGAGCAAGAAAGTAGAAACATTCTTAAAGCAGCCCTTGACACTAAAAAGGTACGTACTATCTCCTATATGAAGAAGAACCCTAAGTTCTACGATCCTGAGAAGATTATGTCACCTGAGCAACTTGAAGAGGTTGAAACCGCAGGTCGTATTCCTAATCGTTTTGAATTTACAGGTCGTATCATCTTTATTTCTAACCTTAAGAAAGAGAAACTCGATCCAGATGGTGCAATTCGTTCAAGAAGTTTGATTATTGACGTTTCACCAGATGACATGACTATCATGGAGAGAATGAAGCGCATGCTTAAATTCATGGAACCAATGGACATGTCAATGGAAGAAAAGGAAGAAGTCTTTGAATTTATTAAAGACAGTAAAAACGTTTCAATGAGAACATTTGTGAAAGCTGCCTTATTCAAGCAAACCGGTTGTTCAAACTGGAAGAGAATTTTGACCCGTTACGTTTAAGATAACTCAAATCTAATTTTAGATCCATCTGGCTTGCTGTAGACCAGATGGGTTGGGGTTACGGTGTATGCTTTATCTGCTAGACGCTCTACATACTTTGGACCTTCGCCCTTCTTTAAGTATGCCACGGTCATATGTGGCTTATAATCAGGATATGATGTTGTATGTGGAAGTTGTCTTAAATTGAAATTACAACCATGTAGAGTTGGATTTTCAGCCTCCATCTTTAAGACGTCAAAATCATTTTGAAATAATCCGGCGCTGTGTAGTTTAATAGTACCTGCTAAGCCTCTGGCAGCTTCTTTAACCTGCTCATCTGTTACCTGGCTACTGTGTATACCATAAAGTAGAGTAACGTGCGGTTCATCTTCAAGACCCTTTTCATTTGAGTCAAGATCTTTTGGGTCAACCAGGTCATGGAGATCTCCCATTTCTGGAAAATCAAAATATACCATTACACAACCATAATCATAGGTCACCTTGGCCTCATCCACACCCAGTTGCTTTTTAACTTCTGCTCTAACTTTTTCCATTTTCTGTGCGTATTCTGGGTCACTCTTTTTATTAAATGCTATCTGTTGATTAAGGCTTCCAGTAATTTTCTGCATATCACCGTCTCTGGTTTTAATTAACCATTTTGCCAAATCTTTAATTCCAAGATCTCTGAATCTGCCTTCGGCATCTGGTGCATCACTGTGGTGAAAATCTCCTATTTCGGAAATAAATTGCTCAAAAAGTTTAAAGTACTTCATAATGTTTGCTTATATTATATGTATCTTTGTTCAAAATTACAGCTAAATTATGAAATTTAAGAATAGTTTACAGTATAAACAACATGAAAGAAATCAATGTAAAAGACGAGTATCGTAAAAATGAGCTATCCACAATACCTGGAGGTTCAACAATCTCTGTACATTACCATGATGGTACAATAAAGCATTATGACAAGGTTAAAGACCCTGTAAAATATGCGTCGAGGATTAAAAAGCAAAATGTTACAAAAATAACCTGCCAGCACCCAATAGCAGAAGGCAGTACTACATATAAAATTATAAACCTGTACAATGTTTAATCAGAAAAGTGAGATGAGCTTTGAAAAGAAAGTTCAAACAGCCGTGGACGGATATGGTCAATTCATAGTGGATGAAGTTATGCATGCCGTTGAACTGACAGATGATGTAAAAGAGGCTTTCAATATGTTTAATGAATTTGATCAGCACAACCATTGTGAAGTTCTAAAAATAATATACAATGAACGTTTTTAACAAATACACCAGGGCTAAGTTTTATTACAGGTTTATGAAGCTCTTTGAAAAAAAGGCTCCAAATAAAACCGATAAGACGCAAGATTATGTAATGAAAATTGCGTCTAGTATCGTTTCTGATCCTGAAACAGAGTTTATCGAGTCACACGTTGAGTGTATTATCTATATGCACTGGCAACATATCACTATTAAAATCTTTTATGAAGATTGTAGAGTAGTAATGATGAACGGTAAGTATTTTTACTATTTTACATTGAGCGGTAAAGATATAACTAAACTAAGAAACCGAATCTATCGTGTAATGGACGCTCGTGCTGAAAAATGGGAAGATAAATTTACCAGTGATACTATAAACAACCTGCAAATAATTCTTGACGAAGTTCAGCATAAAGATAAATATACTAAATAGGACATGTTGAATGCGCTTAGATGAACTCAAGGATGTTATCAATGACATGATAAAAGAGCATGACATCAAAGTTGTCAGAAAGCGCTTCAAGTCACCAGCAGGCAGAGCCTGGGTTCAAAACAGAACAATCAAAATTCCAAGCATAGTCGATTTTCAATCAGCAGGTACTGCAATTCATGAAATTGCCCATATCATTCTAGGCCATGATGACGAAGTACCTGATTATATCTGTGAATATGATACAGAAAGATGGACGATCGAGTTCTTGAAGCTCTGTAATATGAATATAGACTATAAAGCAGAGTATGAAATCTATATAGAAGGCGCTAAGGCCAATGTCAGAATGCATATAGAGCGCCAAATCAATCGTGATATCAAAAAGGGTCGTAAACCTAGAATAAGGAAGAAAATCATAAAATGGGCGGAGTAGGGAATATATAATCCAAA